TTAACTTTCTGTGAACTCACTAAGCGAATGACCATACTTTTCGTATTCTCCTCTTTGAATTTCTACCTCATAAATGACATCATTGCCATCATACTCTGTCAGCAGTACATCTCCAATTCGATAAAGCACCGATGTTAAATCCCCACGTTCCGCAGGAATACGAAATCTCAGTGTGTCACCGCTCAGATGCTCCTGAACCAGTTCGCGAATGCGTAGCAAATCTGCTTCATCAAAAGCACTGATTTTCAAATAGCCTTCCCCAGAAGGGAGCATTTCCAATTGCTCAGGGGTGCAAGCATCTTTTTTGTTAAACAATACGATCTGAGGCTTGTCCGCAGCCCCAAGCTGTTGCAGGATTGACTCTACAACTTTCATTTGTTCGTCACGCATGTCTGAGGAGGCGTCCACGACATGTAAAATGAGATGAGCCTCATTGGCCTCCTCCAAAGTGGCTCGGAAAGAGGCAACCAAATCATGAGGCAGATTTTGAATAAATCCTACTGTATCTGTGAGAATAACTTCTTTGCCACTCGGCAGTTCCATTGTTCTAGAGGTAGGATCAAGCGTCGCAAATAGTTGGTTCTCAATATATACATCGGCAGCTGTCAGTTGCTTCAACAGTGTTGATTTGCCGGCATTTGTATAGCCAACGAGTGCCACCTGGACGATGCCGGCCTTTTGTCTACGCTCCCTGTGTAAATACCGATGACGCGTCACTTCCTCAAGTTGGCGTTTCAGATCACTGATTCGGTCACGAATGTGACGACGGTCCGTCTCTAGCTTGCTTTCACCAGGACCACGTGTTCCGATTCCGCCACCGAGCCGCGAAAGATTTTTACCGTGTCCAGACAGTCGAGGGAGTAAGTATGACAACTGCGCCAGTTCAACCTGGATAATACCTTCCCGTGTCTTTGCACGCTGAGCAAAAATATCCAGAATTAACTGTGTCCGGTCAATTATTTTGAGATCCAGGCTCTCTTCAAGATTTCGTACTTGAGCTCCCGAGAGCTCCTGATCAAAAATAGCTGTATTCGCTCCCAATTCTTCAGCAACTGCACGCAATTCATCTACTTTTCCTTTGCCAATAAACCATTTTGAGTCCTTGGATTCCCTATTTTGTGTGAGGACGCTCAGCACTTCAACTCCCGCTGTTTCAGCCAGCTTCACCAGTTCTTCCAACGAATATTCCGTATTGATACCAGATCGTTTGACTTCATCCGTAATTAGACTGACCAGAACCGCCTTATCCTGCATTTCGGTTTGTGTATCATGAGTGGAGTTCGCCATATTGTTTGCTCCTTTATTTTCATGTCAACTCTCGAACAGAAACCGACCTGATGTCAGGCCGGCCCTCGTTCGATGTCATACAATTCGATATGATTCAGATTCCTATTATCGCCTATCTTTTGTCCATTTTCAAATCCTCTGGTCGCAACGTCATCAATTCCTGCTTGCCGGGTTGCCCACTCCTGTACTGATTAAGCAGCCTGACGGCTTGGTGCCGAATCGCTTTTTCAATCACATTACGAACATAACGTGCATTACTAAATGCATGGAGACTGTCATTCCGCTCATTTAGCAAATGCTCCTTCATTTTGAGTATAGACTGAGGCATGAGAATATAATCCCGTTCCTTAGCCATCATCTCCGAAATTTGAATGAGTTGATCCACAGTGTAGTCAGGAAAATCCAGTTGGATTGGAAAACGAGAAGGAAGACCAGGATTGGTCCGTAAAAAAAAGTCCATTTCTCCCGAATACCCTGCGAGGATCAAAATAAATTGATTTTTTTGGTCTTCCATGGCCTTGGCGACTGTTTACATTTATATGTTTATTATCGGATTCTTTCTCGGCGTTATCAATAAATCCTAGGTGTAAATAAACATTTATTTTATTATCCTCATTGAGCATAACTTTTTTCACAAATAATCGCGTCACTTTTCTTTTTGTTTCTATATCTATATGATCGTTATCAAGCAAATATTTAAAAGATCTTAGCGATTTTTGTACTAATTCAATGTGATTTTTCTTATTAAGCACTGTCGATAAACTTTGTTCTATTGTATGCAATTCCTCTTTTATATCTTTTATCTGTTTATCTACGGCTGACACTTTATCTTCTAAGTCCTTCATTGTTTTAATTATTCCAGCAGCATACATCTCAGTATAACGTTCACGAGATGTTTCTGTTTCCTTTAGAGACTTTTCCAATTTGTTTTTCTGTTTAAGTAATTCATCAGAATTTGAGTTTTCTGACTGTTGTTTAATTATGCGCTCAAAAAATTCTGTTGGTTCAGATATTATTTTTTTAACATACTCCCAAATAATCTTATCTACATAGTCCACTCTCCAATTGCGTCCTTTGCAAATTGGATTAGATTCTCCAGTTCCTACTTTATAAGACTTCTTTGTTTTATGTTGACAAACGTAATACTTCAGCAATCCATTTTTAGTTTTCGTAGTCACACCCGACGATACTGCTGCCCCACATCTACCACAACGACAAATTCCCTGTAACAGATAATCTTCTGTGGGTCTTCCGGGTTTATTCTTATTTAGTTCATCAAGTCTCTTTTGAATTCTATGGTATATCTCCATTGTAATATAAGCAGGTACAGATATATGCCTCCATTCTTCTCTCGGTTGTGGAACTTGTTTTTTCGTGCCATCAGGATTTGTTATTACTTTAGATTTTCCGAAGTAAAAATTACCTGTGTAAGTTTCATTTTTAAATATTCTACTTATTGTAACCTGATACCACCTATCTTTTTTAGGGGCTGGCACGTTTCGTAAAGACAACTCTTCGGCAATCCTAGAGCAACTATAATCTTTATGTAGGAGCATATCTACCATTTTCAGATATATTTCTTTTTCAACAGGGTTTTCAACTAGTGTGTCTAGTTCCGTATCATAAGTATATCCATAAATTCTATTTAATCCGGGTATTTTTCCACTCTTCACTTTGGTAATTCTTCCACGCTTAGTATCTGCTAATATCTTTGCTTTGTTGTATTCGGCAATAGAACCTTGAATATTGAAGTTTAACATTGATTCTGGACTCGATTTGTCAAAATCAAACTCGACAAACCAGAAATCTTTACCAAGACCCCATATACGATTAGACAGTTGTGTTTGCAAATGAAGAAAACGACTCATTCTGTTGGGATGTAGAAAAATAACGTGATCACCAATCCCATACTCCAACAAGAATAAAACATAGTTGATCATTGGGCGATTAGGGTTATCACCTGATTCCCCATCTTCTATTAGAACAACTACCTCTTCTTCTTTAATCCCCTTTTGTTTGGCTAAATCCATGCATCTTTCAATCTGTGACTCGATTGAATAATTATCAACTTGTCCGTCAGTAGATACACGAGCGTAAATAAGGGCCTTGATCTTAGCGACCAAGGCTTCAAGCTCAGCTTTACTAAATTTTTCTGAACCTGTTAGAGTCCTGAGCATTAAGTTCCTCCAAATAGTTTTTTTATTTATTTTCATATATTCATTATATATCTTTTGGTACTAAATGAGAATACTTTTTCATGGTACTTTCCAACCAAATTAAAAATTCATTATTTATTTCTTCAATCGATTTGGCTTCTTCTTTATCAGCAATATGTATTGCAACCTCAAAAATATTTATGTTACTTCTTTTCAATTTGTTCCCTCCTTTCTATTTGTGTTGAAAGAAGGCGCAATAAATAGTTATCTACACTTCTATAAAATACTACTTTTACTCACTCATTAACCTTCGCCCGCTTGTATTTGAAGCAGTTTCCCTCAATAATTTCATCTTGAACGTATCCCTCGGTTGCAGCTTTTAAAATGGAACAATTGCGTTTATATCTACTGCATGTTTTACAGTTTTCTAAAAACTCTATGTATGTTTCCTCGTTATCAAATATTCCTATATACTCAACGGGGGAAAACGTAAGCTCAATTCTAGGATTCTTTTTGTCATAAAGGATACGTTGTGTTCTGGTTAATACTCTACTGTCATTATCGTAAACAATCTTTTCTAATGCATCATTATTGAGTTTATAAATGTTATTATCGTCTCGCCCTTTACGATTAAAGTAAATAATCGAATCCATATATAAATAATGATTCATTGTATATTCGTAATCCCACATCTGATTGCTAACTTGGTCTTTGGCTGCTTCTATTATTTTTTCTTTAACTTTTTCTCCCTCCTTGCTGAGTATTCTTTTTCCTGAAGGAACTCTAGTTTTACTTTTCGGATTCCAAACATATTGATTTATGTATAGATCGTTAATGGAGACTGGTAAGGGGAGTTTTAATGTTAATTTCATAAAAAACTCTCCATCGTTCTAATTCTACTATTTATATAATCAGTTTCTAGTTTTACTAATTCATCATATTTTTCATCAACTATAAATCCCAACTTTTTGTAAATTTTTAGTCGATTCAAAGTATGTGTCTTCAACTCTTTAATCAATTCAATGTTATGTCCAACTAAATTCAAATTACCATTCCTCTCCTGCAATAATTCTTTTTGCTCCATTTGCTTTCTTTAGGCATTCATAGTCATCGTGAACAGTCAAACCATCAAACAAGATCAATATTTCATCTCCAACTAAGATATCTTCATTACATCCTGCACAAGTTGAAAACCTATTCACCTCCTTATCTTGTGTATCAGGAAATCTATACTTCTGATATGGAGTTTCAAATCTGTCGAGATTATTGTTCATTATTGCTTTCCTCTAGAAGCTTGTTCAGTACGATAGATACAATCTCTTTATACTCTTTCTCGCTAAGCTTTCGATTCAAAATACTTTCAATCTTATGTTTGCTCATCTTGTCCATTAAGTCATTCTCCTTTAGCTTTTTCGCTCTGTAATTACTTTAACTGTGCCATCTTCTCTGATTTCATCAATAAATATAGTGGTATGTTTAACTCTAGAATCTTTATAGTTGTAAGGTCTAAACTGTGAACCTCTACGATATCCAAACAGGATCAACTTATTACCACGCGTAAACCATGATTTTTCAATAATTTCTTTAGTCCCATCTGGTTTTGGTTTTGATATTTGTTTATTGTAATGTGCAAAAGCACCATCATAATATTTTGCAGTAACTACACCTGTTGTTGTAAGAATCGTTACTGTATTTTTATTTTTGTTTTTATCTAATACAGTCCCAGCAATAAAATCCAATTTGAATTTAGGTCTGGTTGATCCATTTCTATATTGAATTATTTCAACAACTACTGGTTCTTCAGGTAATTCAAAAAAGTTAACAATTCCATATTTGAATGTGTCAATTTTTTGGAGTTCATGTTCTGTATAGTAAAATGATAAAGAGTCCATCTCCCACTTACTCAATGTTCCAGATGCTAAACTGTCCCACTCATTCTGATATAACTTCGAGTTTAAAAGAGACAGAGTAGTATCCTCAGTTAACCAACTCTTTATTCCTTCCATCTTTTTATCGTATTCTTTTTTGAATGTTCGTTCTGCTATAATTGGGAAATTATTATGATAGTCTTTTATAGCTTCTCCTGAAAAGTGCTCATAATAAAAAGGAGTGGAAATTTTATCGAGCAAGTAAAGCTTCTCTTTACCTTCTTTTCCATAGACATTTTTGGTAACGTACTTTCTAAAATTGAACAGTCTCTTATATTGGGACATATCTTCAGGAATCAGATTGTTTTCACTGAGAGCATTAAAGTTCTGCATAGTAACTTTTTGTTTAGGTGTAAAAATTTTATGTATAAATTGCTTCATAATCTCTAAACGATTACCAAAGGATTCAAAGCAACCTGCCTTTATCAACTGAATTATTTGGGACTTTTTAATGATTGAGGTATTAAACATTCTTTCAATAAAATCATCAAATGATTTATAAGGTCTGTGTTTAATGATGTTCTGAACTACATCGTCACCGATTCCATTGATACCTTTTAGACCAAAAACAATTTGATTAAGCTCTGTATCGGGAAAAAATCCATAATCGGCTTTGCTTATATCAGGAAGACCGATTTTTACGCCACGGCTTTGCATGTTCCCTATTGCAGAAGCAATTTTCCCATAGTTTGTGGATTGTGTTTTAGTATCTTCATCTTCATCGTGAATAGAAGCAGAGTTTACAGTTAAACAAGCTGTTCTCCAATAGATAGGGTCGTAAATATTATTCAAGTTAGCTTCCTGTAACGCGATAATTGAATAAGCCAAGGTATGCAACACAGAGAATGAATATCCTAACTGTCTAACTATTTGTTTATTCCAGACATAATCTAGGATCTCTTTTCTATTGTTTAACTCCAAGCCTTTCTTATAAAATTTATTCTTTATGTCTTCGATTTCATTTGCTTTTTTCTTTGCAATAATTTTCCTGAGCTTATTTGCTTCTTGGATTGTAAATCCTGCCACTTTTTTGTCCATTGAAAGAAGCATTATAGACTCTTGTGTGTCTGCCACTCCATTCAATGCAAGCAAATGCTTCTTCATAGTCTCTATTTCTTCTTCATTTAAAAAATTCTCGTGCAATTCCGTGTACCATTCATTAATATCCTTTTTAAATCTGATAAAGCTGTCAATTGGTGTTTCGCTGTTATGGTCACCCATGAGACGCATAAGTGAGTTTGCAGCAGCTAGTTCGATTAGATTAGATGGTTTAGTTCTTTTTACGGTTTGTATTCCTATTTCTGTGGAAAACTGAAAAAGATCAGTTATACTATCCGAACCAATTAGGTCATATATTTCTTGACTCTTTATGTCGATAATATTGGGATGCAAATACTTGTTATAAGTTTTGCGAATTGATCCTTGCCATTCCATTAGATTTTCTTTGATCAAAAAATCTAATGCTACACGGATCTTATCCAAACCCTCAATTGTCAACAAGTCAAATTTCATATTTGATACGGCTTCACAGTCTTCTAGGCTAAGTTGCGTTACATGAGTACCATTGGGGGCAGTCATCATAGCATTGGTTTTATAATATTCTTCATTGAAAACTATTACACCACTAGCATGGATACTTCTTTTATTTACTAATCCCTCAATTTTCATTGCCACATTGAGCCAATTATCAAATTTATTTATTTCTGCAACAAATTCTTTAACTGGCTTACGTTCTTTTTCTTCATTTCCATTAACACAATCTGATAACGTCCAACTGCTGCCTCTTTCGAAAGGAATTAGTCCAGATACATACATAGCCGTATCATTATCGATCCCTAATCCTCTAGCTGCTGTTTGTACAGCAGATTTTGATGCTTCTGTACCAAATGTGCAAACCTGTAGAACTTGGTTTTCACCAAAGTACTTCTTTAGTTGTTTGAAGATCTGATTCCGTTTTGCTGCTTCAGTATCGATATCAATATCTGGGAATTCGGGTCTCTCTGCTGTCAAGTGTCTCCAATGCGGCATTTCGATACCATACTCTAAAGGATTGACTTGAGTAATTCCCAAGAGGAAGCAAATTAAGTACCCAGCAGAAGAGCCACGGGATGGGCCAACCAAACTATTCCCACACTCGTCATCCCAAATAACATTTACAATTTCTCGAACTGTAATGTAGTAACTTGCTACTGATTGATTCATTTTCTCAGATATCTTCCATAGTTCGCCCAATTCAGTGTTGATCCTAGCGGCTACTTCATGCAATTTTTCTTTCGAGTAGGTGTTGTATGGAAGATACTCTCTAAATCCATCTTCTATTAATTTTACTATGTATCTATCTTGGCTATTATTCGAGTGAGCCATTTTATCTATATATTCATACTGAGAATAAATTGAACGAAATAATCCACTAATTTCGAAGTTTGGAAGATCGATTTTAGGGATAATCGTTGGTTTTAAAATAGTATAATCTTTAATCTTGTTACCGACTTCTATTGTATTGTTTAATGCTTTCATTATCACATCGTGACTTAGGTAACTTAAGCGATCATTTATCTCTTCGTGATTTTGTACAAAGGTTGCCTCATAAAATGAATCAACTTCCCGTTCTCCTTCTTTTGCATTTAGGAAAGCTTTATGTACAATACGATCTTCTGGACGAAGATAATGACTATCTGTTGTTACTATGTATTTAAGATCAAATTTATCAGCCAATAAAAGCAATTGCTTGTTGCAATAAATCTGTTCCTCACTGTAGGCAGGTTGCAACTCTAAATAAAAATCTTCTTTTCCGAATACTTCGATACACCAATTTGTAAAATCACATACTTTTTTATAGCTCTTTTTTGCTTCTTCTCTATTGTTATTTTCTAAATGTGACTTCATCTCCAAAAGGTATATGCAATGAGGTGAACCTAAACATGCAGACGAAGCAATCAAATGTCCCGGATTTTCCTTTATAACTGATCGTAAAAAGAAGCGTTCTGTTGGTGTTCTTAACATTGGGCCTGTGAAAAATGAATCAGTCCAAGCCTTTGAACTCATATAGCGAAGCTGTTCATGACCAATTTCATCTTTGGCTAATAACAAAAAATGCGGGAATTTAGTAACTCCAGATTTATAGTTATCTCTTACTTCTGCAAGGCTTTCCACCAAATAAATTTCATTGCCTAATATTAGCTTAAATTCTTTATGTATCTTGCCTTCTTGCTTCAGTTTTTCTGTTGCCTGAATTGCTTTAACATGAGCTGAGATGGATTCATGATCTGTTATAGCAACTCCCTTATGTCCCATATCATAAGCTGTTTGTATTAGGTCTTCCACTCGATTTGTTGTATCTCTAAGCCTTAAGTTTGAACCCCTATCGACATGATTATGGAGTAAAATCGAATTGCACTTTTCACACAAATTAATCAACACACTCCTTCAAACTACGTTTTCTTTCTATAAAATATTGATTTAATCTAATATGAATACTTTGCACCTCTCACCCCCTTAAATATTTATGAGGCTTCATAAAGAACAATCGATGGATTTCTAGCTAAGTTAATTAAGTATGATTGTTCTTTATGGACAAATACAATTCAATTTATGGCAATATGATAGATTCTCTTTTATTCATTTCAACATTTGAATTTGATATATCTCGTGGCAAAATATCCATTAAATTTTGCTTAGAAATCTTCACACGTCTACTCATTATTCTGACAGCTTGGTGTCGAATCGCTTTTTCAATCACATTACGAACATAACGTGCATTACTAAAATTACTTCTTGAGTCTTTCTCAATCTGAATTATTTCTCTAAGCTTTATAAGTGCATCAGAGGTAATGTTGTAGTCTTTTTCATATGCCATCTTTACTGCAATTAACATTAGCTCATCTGTTGTGTAATCCTGAAAATCTATTTGTATTGGAAACCGGGATGGAAGACCTGTATTTGTTCTAAGAAACATCTCCATCTCATCTGGATATCCAGCGAGGATAATTATTAAATCATCGCTTCTATCCTCCATGACTTTTACAAGACAGTCTATAGCTTCTTTCCCAAAATCCTTTTCCCCTCCCCTAGCCAAACTGTAGGCTTCATCAATAAAAAGAATACCTCCCATAGCCTTCTTAACAAGATCTCGTGTTTTTTGTGCAGTGTGACCAATGTATTCTCCAACTAAGTCTGCTCGTTCCACTTCAATTAGATGACCTTTACTAAGGATACCCATTCTGTTTAGCAATTTAGAAGCTATTCTTGCCACTGTCGTCTTCCCTGTACCGGGATTCCCTTTGAATATCATATGGTATACCTGATTACTACTTTTAAGACCTTCTTCACTTCTAAGTTTTTGCACCTGTATCAATGCATAAATTTCGTACACAAGTTCTTTTACCTTTTCAAGTCCAATCATATCATCCAAATCTTTAAATATGTCTGCTGCGGATTCGTAATGATTACTGGTTAATGGAATTTCTTCGTTTTGTTCAGATATTGCTTCATAAGCCTCCTGACTTTTAAAAACAACATTGATTCTTGATTCATTAACAGTAATCCTTCTGGAGTTTTCATCCACAGTAATCACCTCTCGTTGTGACAGTATATGCCTTATATGGTCTACAACATGCTGATATGTTTTATCAAATGATTAATGCCATTAACATAACACTTATTCACTAGGTGCTTCTGATATTCAACGGTAGCTTCTCTTATTTTATGTATCTGTAGGCCGTAGCCTACTCAATCCCAATGAAATCAGGATTTTACGTAGATTATTGATTCATAAAACCCTTATAAACATTAAGTTTTCTTTTTCATGTTTTACTATAATTGCTTATATCTATTTGATAGCTCGATAAACCACTCTTTGTCGTTCATGTCGATTGCCATATCGATTAAAGTCATGGTGCAATCTTTATCTAAAGAAAGTTCTTCGTTTGTCACTGTAGCCACTAAAACAGTGTGTTTATTGTAACTATCTCTTGTTAAGACTTCTTCAATCTCATTTATGTATGCTGCAACATTTACTTCTCCACCTAACTCTAATTTAATCATTCCCTCAATTTCTTTCAAAGTAAGTCTTCTCTTATAGATTTCCTCATTATATTTAAAAGATACAATCTTTCCACTAAAATTAATTTTTCTCGAATAAAAATCATATTTACTAGCCATTACATCAACATCAATTTCAATCTTAGGCTCGCTTCTAAAATTGCCATAATGCTTCTTAAGTGATTTCCTTAAAATTTGAAAAATATCATCTTGATTTAAAAATTTCATATGTATTATTGATCATCAAAAATGATCATCCTCCGATTGATAATATTCTGTTGTACTATTTATTTGCCACTGCCATAGCTTGCTTATGTATTTTGCATATTCTTCATCTGAAATTTGTTTAGAATCTTTCTTGTTATTCATGATTTCCATGTAGTTTTGAATCAATTTGTACCTCCGATTCAAGCCGAATTATTTAACATAGGTTATTTTTAATATATAAGGGTGAACGTCTCTAATCTTCCACCCTTGTGATTCCATCAGTTTTTGGTGATTAATGCCTTCTTCTTCTGTTTCATACGTATAAACAACTTCTTCGCGTTCAATCTTCATCGTTACATCTCCTTTACTCATTTTACAAGTTACCTTTTATTTATTAATCAATGTTAGATGTTCTGCCGCAAACCAAAACAATACTTTATCTTTCATCTTCTCATCCATTTTGTCTATGGTACTCCAAACTCTATCAACATAAACGTTGGGAAACCCATCTTCGTCCTTGTAAGAACATAATTTAAACTCATCAATATAGTACTGCGTTTCATTTTTATAATTCTCAATATCAAAAGCCATATGTTCCATCTCCTCGTAAAATGCATCTTTTACTTACATAGTGCTTCAATTGACTTAATTAATTCTTGCTTATCAATACCAACCACTCTGTCTCCCAACCTTATCTCCACTTCCGAAGAATCACTGTAAGATTCAAAATCAATTGTTTCTGATGAATATGAGTTATAGCTGTCAGTTAGTAAATCGAGTACTATTTTCATATGCTACCTCTTTCATAATTTTAGTTATATTTAAATTTTTGTTTAACCGTTTCAGTTGCTCAATTACATCACACATATACCAATAAAGGTCACTAATCTCTTCAGATTTGTATCCATCAAGAAAAATCCAGTAACTATCATGTTCGTTTGATACCTCGACTGCTCTAGTATGATATACCTTCTTCCACTCGTGCCTACCTTTCAGACCACCGTTTTGTTCTATGTATCTCAATAGTTCTGCATTAAACATTTCGTATAACTCAATGCCTTGCTGAATAGTTTCAAACCCCATGTAACCCTCAACTGAAATGTTGTACTGATCTTTATCTGAATACCATACCTTACCTTTCCAGACTTCAAAGTCTCCATCATGCATAATGATCAATGTTTTGGGATTCATTTTCTTCATTGTTTCATCGAATTTTCCCTGATTATATGCATTGTTATAATAATCAAGCCTAATCTGTTCCATCTCTTTGGAATAAAATATCTCTTCAAGTTTTTTCTTGTTCATGTAGGCACTCCTTATCTAAGATTATGGATATACTTTAAAAAGACTCCATCAATCAGTCCCAGCACAAACCAGCCAAGTTGATTCCAAGTAAAGTTTCTCTTTAGGTTTTTATAAATTCCTACGTGTACCATTTGTGCCATCATAAACAAAAATCCAATCCAAAATATAATCACAGTCCCATCTCCAATCGTCCATTACAATCTCTCAAAATTCCAATAGACCCTATTCGTCAGTTGATCAACAGCTACATTTATTTGATGTCTATTTGTCGTAAAAAGACCATACGAATTGCATACAACTGTGAATTTCACTAAAGGAATCTTTTTTGTGTAGCTATCGCTTCTTTCTATTAACACTTCGGTTAGTGTAGCACCCACTTGAATTCTTTTGTATTTAGGGAAAGCTTGTTTAATTAGTTTTTTCGTGTATCTGTATAATTCTTTGTCCATTAAATTTGATCATCTCCTCTATGTAAAATATGAGTTTTACTTCAATTTTCGATAGTCTAAATAATCTAAAACAACACTTAATAAACAAACTCCAGAGAATCCAAACCAAAACCAAGGGGTTGTAGTTTGGGGATAAATCAGACCATAAATTGCACCTACTAGACAGCAAGCAGTCAATATAGTTAATAAGTTAATAGTGAAGGTTAAAAGTTGTTTTCTGTTCAGATTAAACCACTTCCCAATTAGTATAGATTGGTTTCAGTCGTTTTATTGTTCTTTGAAAAGCTTGATGCGCTGCCTGACGCGACACACCAAGTTCAACTCCAATTTCCGATATGCTTTTCCCTTCAAAAAAGTACTTGTCAGCAACAGCTCTTTCCTTCTTCGCCAACAATGCATCCATTTGTTCAACTAAATGTGTATTGAACATTTCATCCTCGACTGTCAGATAATCTAGGTGACTGTCATTTGAAATAACTTCAGCAAGTAGCTTTTCTTCGTCTGTTCCTTTTGATTTATGGAGTGTTTCATTGAAGCTAATACTGTAGTACTTGCTTCGACATTTCATGCTTTTATATCTGGAATGTGCCATAAATTCTTTCCATACCACTTTTCCAAGATATGAAGTAAATTTAATATTTTTGCTTATGTCATATGTATCGTAAGCCTTCATTAGTGCTACCATTCCCATTCCCACTAGATCATCAAACTCTTCTGGAACTCCACGTTTAAACCAGCGGTCAGCTAGGCTTTTAACAAAAGGAATATTATTATTTATAATCTTATCCCTGATGTCTTTATTGTTTGTTAGTTTTGCCTCTTTAATCATCTCTTCATTGTTCAAGCTAGGATCTCTTTTATAATTTAAAGTCTTGTTAATCATGTATTTCGCCTCTATGTATAATGAAATTTTTTGCATTTTCTTTCGCTAAAATCATTTTGTACTGCACAAATAGCAATTGTACTAACTAAAGTGAAACGCGTTCTCATAAGAGCATATCTGTCTATAAAAATTAACAATGTACTCATATATAGAGCGCAAAATTGTCTGAAAAATCAAGGTGTAGGAGTCACAAAATAGAGGAGTGGTTACACCTTGATCATTTTTACTCATTTATTAAATTTCTGTCGCAAAAAATGCATTTCTATCTACGTAAATGTAATCTTTCCAAATCGTTTTATGGATTCTGTATGGGAATCAAAAGAAGTTCTATTTGATGTATTGCTTGAAATTGTTCTCGAATTAACCCATTAATAAGTTCGCTGCTCCTTATAGACTCCTGAGGAGCAGCGAGTTCTATAAAACAAGTGTTTCATCAAGAGTATGTATTAACTAAATGTCGGTTCGGGTTCTGCTTTTACTTCAACACTATCTGATTCAGATTCCGTATCAATGTTCAATTTAATATGATTCTGATTTAAATTCATTAACAATACTTCAAAGTCGTTTAGGTGTCTAAGCGATTGTAAATTCATGATTCCGTGTCGTTCAATATCCCACCCCTTATCTTTGCTTTCTTTCCATCGATACAGTCTAATGGATTGGTTCATTTCCTCATCTTGCTCACATTCAAAGATTAAATTTGCATACTCGTATATACTCCAACTTCTAGTATCATCACTTTCCAGCTCCAGACTGACTTCTGCATATTCGTAACTAACACCATCGTCATAATTAACCTCTAGTTTACTTGTGTCGATATTCTCAGCAACAAAATCCATCCACTGTTCATAAAGCCTTGAGACATTCATTTGCTTATCTACATTGTCAGTTGTCATGATACTTTTAAAATTCTGAAGTAGCTGTTTATTCTCAAGTGCTGAATTTTGAAGAACGTCAACCAAGACACTATCTAGCTTTGTTATGTATTGTGAATAATCATAATTCTCAAGATGAGGAACCATAACCGACTTCACTTTCTCCTCAATAATTTTGGTGACATCTCCGTAGGATCTGAACAAGTTTTCAAGAGCGTTAACCACTCCCTTCTCTAGTTGCTGTTCAATAAGTTTTTCAACTGTTCCATCCTCAAGTTTTTTAGAAATTACATCCTTAATACTATTTTCTAGTGTCATTATTAATTACTCCTTTTATCTTTTATTTTCAATTATTCAACAACGTCTTCTATAATTTCTTCTAGCTGCTTAATTGCTTTTTTAGACAAGCTTTGTTTGTGACTGTCTAACCATGTAACGAGTCTTTTATTTACCGATTCTTTCTTTTCTGGTTCTAGAATAGGCTTCACATATTTGTGGCTAGTTTTAATTGCAATTGCATGTGACGATGAAACATAAATTGGTCTATACTTTGCCGATTTAGACACCTCTATATACTCTTCTTGATTTGAAACAGGAATAGCATTCTCGCCATGTTCATTTCTAAAATCATCATAAACATTATCTACAATCTCTCTGAGCTTATTGTTTTCGTTTGTAGCATAGGCACTTGTAATATATTGAACATCTGGAGAGCTACTTTTGATCATATCAACAGTCTTATTCGAGTTAACGCCACTCAGCATCCTTGAAGACAACCATTTCAATTCAAATGAGTCTGCCAACTTTCTATCCCTATCAATCTTTATGTACTCAGGCTTGAAATCATATCCTTTTGTATACTCACTGTAATTGCATACAAACAGTCCATTAACAAACACTTTACCTTTGTATCTATCTTCTTCAAGTATTCGTCCAAAGCTACTTTCAATTATTTCTCCAACTTCCTGTAAATGAAGATTAGATTCTAAAATATCGTGATATTCTTGATTTGTAATATTCTCAATAACAATAGTTAGATTATTGTCGGGTGCTTTCTCCCATGGATATTTTTTATCAACGAAAAAAGTTAGTATTTCTTCACCATAACGACGACTATTAACGAATCTAGGCTTCCAAACTTCTTTTGCTCCATAGTTATAAAAGGTCACTGGTTTATTGAGTCGAGTCAACACTAGTGTAGCAATTTTATACCCTTCTCCAAATTGACCAATTGTATTTGGATCGTCACGTTTAGATGAAGAGCCAAGCAGAAGAGTTTTCACATTTAGGATAGATGATTTGTTTCCAATATGCAGGATTTGCTTTTCGTTATCATATTTGAAGAACATTTTATTGTCATCCGATATCGTTTGCTGATCGAGTGCATTTTGAAACAATTCACGTACAGCATCAACTACTGTCCAAGTTGGTACATAGTCTTTTGATAAACTTAATTCATATTTACTCATTCATCTTCCTCCAGTAGAAATTCACAAATTGTTCTGCAAATTCTGTCGTGGTTTAATTTCAAACGGATCATCACTGTATTCATGGTCTGAAAATGGCATAATTTTTTTCTCGTAATCTGCCCTATTGATTATTCGGCGTGTTTTGAAAAATATGTGATCTTCATATTCATAAACATTGTCACCATCTATTTCTTCATAGTAAGTGTGTGGGCCACAATTGTCATAGCTCCACCATCCAAAATCATCATTTGAACGTTCAGTCCAATGTCCATCATCGTCAATGTCAAACCCCATACTATAAGCAATATCGTCAATTGAAGGATAACAATTTTCATACTCCATTTCGTCTGGTTCATCGCATAATGCCAAATCCGCTGATTTACGCAGATCCTCAATATACTCCTTAAAACTATCAAAGAAATATTTGGATAGATATTCGGCAAGCTCGTTTTCATCCTGACAGTAAGTATCTATCAACACATACGTTTCGTCTTTAAAGAGTTTATTAATCAATGTGAATTCAATATCTCTGCTCTCTTCACTAAAATTATCAATAACTATCTCATCGTGAAAGATACTCTTCATGAAATCATTAATTAGACTTTCTATTTTATTCACTTGCGTCCCCCTCTATTCAATAACTATTTAATTTGTACAATCAGAAACTCTTCCTCTAAATAAAAAAACAGGTATTTGATCATAAATCAGTTTGAATACTTCTCTTCATAAATGAAGTAGGCAATACTATCAACATGATGAGTATAAAGAAAATCTTTGAAATCTTCATAAGTGCGATAATAGCCCTCATCTGAGTATTGGTTTTCTGCCTCTGATAACACTTCTCTTGCAAATTTTTGAGCAGCATTTTCTTCCTTAAAAATGTATTCACCTTTATTAACTAAAGTGTCGTTGATCACTTTAAGACGTTCATATTCTTCTTCCACATTCTATTCCTCCATTTACATATCCGTATTTAGTGATAAAATTAGATTTTTATCTCGTTCTTAATTTCTGTTTTAATTTGTTCAAACAATTCTATTGCTTTTTGTTGAGTTCCTTTAGAGAACATTGACAGACTGATATATTCTGTTTCGGAACACTCCAATGTTTTTCCAAATAATTTCTCCATCGAGATATCAACTTTAATTTTTGCACTTCCATTAAGTTCAACATCTTCGCCAAAATAATTTTCACCACTAAGTGAAACACTAATCAGTTCACAATCCACACTACTTTTCATTGAATCATCTCCTTTATTGTTTGCGTAGTTCACTTCAAATGGTCTGCAACTCTATCTTTGGGTAGTCTCATTAAAATAGATGCGCCAAAATCATTTAATGCGTCCTCACCCTTAATTGCATCTTCAGGAATCCAAACTTCAAGTTTGACTCGATAATAGCCCTTGTTCTTTCCTTTTTTAGATGGCGCATAGGTGTTAATCGTTCCTGAAGGTGGAGCCAAGACCATTAAACTGTCATCGTATTTTCTAACACTTGATCCACATACATCCCGACCATTTCTTTATTAGCTCCAAAAATCACTTTACTCATTATGCTAATCCTCCTATTAGTATTATTAATACAAAGTTATATGAATTTATCATCTTGATAAAAGATGGCTTTTACGAAGAGTTACACAAGCAACTTTCCTTCTAATCGATCATATGCGTTTTTTACACTCTCGCTTACTTCTATGTATTTATCATAATCTTTGATCAAATCAATCACTTTGCCGTTTTGTACTGTAAACTGAAGGTGATAGTATTGTATATATTTTCTGTCTTCGTGTTCAGCATATTTTCTTCCCAATGTAACTGCCCTTTTAATTTTGTATTCAACATCAGTGATTGAATCACACTTTAAATAACTAATTGGACAACACACTTTAAACTGCTCAATAACTCTGTAACTCACTTTCATTCAACTGTTCTCCTATGTATTATTTAATTTAATATGATTGATTCTTTGTTATATGCTTCAGCAAACTCTTTATAGAATTTATTGTTTTTATCAAATTCATCCTGACCATCTTTAATGCCTAGCTCATAGCACATTTTCCTATGTCCTTCTCTGACTTCCTCAAATGCTTTACTCCAAAATATCTTATGTATAATGTTTTGAATCAAATTATTTTACCTTCCTTCCCGTGAGATTAACGAACTTGCCAAACTTCTCGACTTTGTATGGTCGAAATGAATGTTGCTGATATTCAAGTAATTCATCATATGTCTCTTCGGTTGGCTTAAACTCGACTCCATTGAAAATCATCTTTTCACCAACAAGGAAAGTTGTAGATCTCGGCTCATTGTCTACCCAACATAAATTCAATAATGTTTCTGCTTCTTTTGATAAGTTCATATGTTTCACCCTTTCAATGACATAAATAAAATAACAAAGTAATTAAATAATAGATGACTGAATATTGGTACTAGAATGTTATCTGTCTTTTTATAATACCAACTCCACACAATTCCGATAAATACATACCCTATAAAATTAACTGCGTTGAAATGTGGAATTGCAAATATTATAGAACTTAATATTGCTGACAACCAAAAGTTGTAACGTTTATGTAGTTTTGTGAATATATACTTTCTGCAAATCAATTCTTCAAATACAGGGCTAAATGCTATGGCATACACATACATAATCGGTGTTTGAATATGCGATATAACTGGTTGCTGTGTGATCAGTAGCGAAAATAATTTAGAGAGAATTGAGAAGCCCATAATTGCTATACAAAATGAATTGAAGATCGATTCTCTATTTAATTTTGAATCTATTTGAGAAAAATCTTCTTTAAATATTCGACGACCATACCTCATCATTAATCCCAATATGATCGTAGGTGCAATGTTTGTTATGAAGAAGAGCGTACTCTTCACTTCCTTTCTTGTGTGCAACTTTCAAACTATCAACCTCCTAATAAAAAAAGTACAGGCTTCGTTTAACCTGTACTCATATTATCATATTTAATTATTTTTGTATATAGGTATTTCATTATTTTTATTTATTTAATTCGTCAATGCTAACAGGGAATCTTTCTTTTGCCAATTCGATAACTGCTTTTGCGTATTCTTGGATTTCTTTTTGAGCGTCATGTTCAAGTCTCTGGTTTAGGAAATGGCAAACTCCTTGGAGTGAAGTAGACCAATACCAACGCACATACATACCGTACGCTGGGAGAAACAGTCTTGCTTGTTCTGCACAGATCCCTTTTTCAATGGCCCACTCATAATTGCTTTCTGCATCCTCAATGGTTTTAATAAGTCGATATGTAGCTTCTTCACCAAGCTCAAATTTAACAATATCTCCGCTGCCTTGCTTTGAGTTTTCAGGTTTAGAACGCCACTCATTAAATGCTGGTACATGAAAGTTCGGCTCTTCAGTGATGTAACGGCGACTAGACTCGTTCCATGCGTCCATTGTATGGTCAGAGCCAACGATATATTTCCACCATTGTCGAGCTACCATAAGAGGCGCATACACTTCAAACTGGAGAAATGCATGTCTAAAAGGGCTGGTATGATCTTCTCGCGCTAGAAATTTAATTAGCTTAATATCCTTTTCAGTTAATTCTTTTGACTCTTTTGCATATGATGCTTTTGCAGCATTAACCACTGTAAGATCCGAACCCATTACATCTACTAATCGTACATAACCCTTGTCTAGTACATCGATTTTGTTCATATATAAATTCTCCTTTTGATCAATTTTAAAGGCAGTGGAATTACCACCGCCCAGTTGTATTGCTTAAGTAATCCTGAATGGCTAAACTCGCTTCATTTACTGTTTCATAAAGACCCAAGTATTGGCGCGCGCCATTGAATTGCACTCTTGCTATCCATTTGTTGCTTTTAGCTTCCCATGTTACTCCTTTTACTCCAGACTTAGTTTTGTCACGCGATGAACTTTTAATTAAGTCTTCACCTGATTTACCCGATCTTAGCCTAAAGTCTATAGTGCTTGTACCAATACCAGCAACCTCAGCCCACTGCGAAACTGTTTTTGTCTCTCCTCCTATGGTAACAAGCCTATTATTTCTTCGATTGTTTAATTGAGTTTTCATATCGACCCATCTGCAATTCTCTGAACAATAATTACCGTTATTGTTTATCCTGTCGATTGATACACCTTCTTTGTATCCGTTATCCATTGCCCAATTGTAGAAATCTAATAGTCCTTTTTCTTTATTCAACCATTCATCACATACTTTGATTCCTCTACCACCATAATTATAATAATTGGAATTCTTAATATTGTAGCATCTATCTATCATAGCCGATCTAACTGAATTAAGCTTAGTACTCCGTAAACCGTGTTTCGTAACAATATCTTTATGGTAGCAGCCGCAACTTCTGGTGTGTCCACTTCTTAAATCGCTTCCAGACACCTCTACAGTGTTTTCGCAATCGCAAATACATAACCACATAGCCTTATGTTTGAATATCCTTGACATATTTAGCACAAAAAGTCTTCCGTATTTATTCCCAGTTATATCAACAACAACCCCCAAAATTACATTACTCCTGTACTGCCAAATCCACCTCTTGAAATATCATCAAGCACATCAACAGTGATAAGTTCGATTTCAGGCATTACCTTTTGAATTCTAAACTGACAAATTCGATCATTCTTTTTGATAACAGTATCCCGAAGAGCAATAGCCGGAAAATGCCACTGATCTTCGTTACCTGAATACGAGTTATCAATAACTCCGAAATGATTTGCTTGAATGATTCCAAAATTCTTAAATGTGCTGCTTCGAGGTACTGGGTTGGCCTCATAACCCTCAGGTAGCTTCATCCCTACACCAAGAGGGATAAGTTTGTATTCTCCTGCCTTCATTTCAACATCATTAGCAGAACGAAGATCAATCCAATCACCCTTAGAAATCTTTTGCAGAGGTTCGATATCAGTAAAGTATTTTACTTTGATTTGTTTTTTTGTCATTTCTCCCTTTGTGTTAATAGGTGAAGCATGTAATTTTACTCCATTAGGTTTCATGTACTTATTTTTATCTCTAATTGAACTCTTCTTTTCTTTATATTGTCGCAGCAAGGAATCATCAAACTTGTTTGTCCGTCTTTTATTCTTGATATAGTATGTTACCACTGTCAAACCGTCCAGATGTCCCTTAACAACACCTTTCACCTTGAGTGGCTTGATGTATACTGTCTCATTAATTGCGTAAAATGGTTGTTTTACTTGCTTATTATTTTTAGCTGTCATATGTATTAATTGCTCCCTTTAAAATATTTATTAAGAGGGCTTTTTATTGCCCTCTACTTTTTATGAATTTGAATATATATTATGCTTCACACGAAGAACATAGTTTATCCTTGCTAAACTGCTGTGCTGCATTTGTGCTATGTTGATAATACAGTGTTTTAATCTTGTTTTCCCAAGCGAATAAATACAGTTCATTGATTTGTTTAGCAGACATTTTCGGGTTAACCGTAATATTTAGAGATTGGCTCTGATCCAAGAATAGTTGCCGAGTTGAAGCTTGGTCTAGAATTACATATTGGTCGATTTCACTGAATGTTTTAAACACTTCTTTTTCATTCGTGCTTAAAAAATCAAGATGTTGCACAGAGCCGTCATTATCTCGAATACTATTCCACACTTCTTTTGTATCTTTGTTATAAGTTTTCAACACTTCTTTTAGATATGGATTTTGGATTGTTACTTTGATTTTAGCAATATCCTTAACATAACAATTAGACCAGATAGGTTCGATACTTTGTGAAACTTGGCCGAGAATAAACGCAGAACTTGTTGTAGGTGCAATAGCAGTGAGGGTAGCGTTCCGTCTTCCGTAACCTTTCAATACTTCTGGTTCGCCATAAAGTGCCGCTAGCTCTCTCGATGCTTCATGTGATCTCTTTTGAATCAAACTAAAGATACGAGAATTCAACTTAGCTGCTTCCAGACTTTCAAATGGAATCATTTTTGATTGAAGGTAGGAATGCCACCCCAGTGCTCCTACTCCTAATGCACGATTAGCTTTTGCAAAGTTGTAGGTCTTCTCCATAAAATAAAAAGCTAAATTTTCTTCTCTGCTTTCAGAGTCACGCATCTTTTCTAGTTTTTTTATAAAATCAGTCATTACGGCATCCAAGAAAAATACCATTGTTTCAACCGCATCTGTATCTTTCCATTCATCATAATGCAATATATTCATTGAAGATAAGTTACAAACGAATGACCATTCATCGTTACTTGGTAACATAACTTCACTACAAAGGTTGCTAGCATAAATCTTCAGACCTTTGTCTTTGTATACATCAACGGTATTATTATTGACTGCATCATCAAAGAAAATATAGGGATAGCCAATCTCAACGCGTCTCTGAATGACCTTTGCCCATAGAGTACGTTTTTCAGGATCTCCAGAAACCATTTTCTCCATCCATTTATCTGTCACAATTACTCCGTGTGTCAATTCTTGAATAGGGTCTCCTTCGGTTCCAATTTTCAAAAATTCTTCAATATCTGGATGATCGATAGGAAGATATGGAGCGAATCTTCCGCGTCTCGTACTTCCCTGACTAACGACATCCATAGTGGATTCAAACAATTTCATGAAATGAACTGCACCAGATGATTCACCGTTATCTTTGATTGGTGCTCCTCTGTGACGAAGTTCGCCAAAGTATCCAGATGTTCCTCCACCAAACTTACTCATCATTCCAACCTCAGATGTTGTGTAAAGAATATCTCCCATATTATCTGAGAGGTAGGAACCGAAGCAACTAATAGGCAATCCTTTGTCAATTCCAAAATTAGCCCACACTGGAGAAGAGAGCGAATAGTATCCCTTTTCCATATAATCGTAAAATTTATCAGCAAACCCTTTGATATTAAGAATCTTCTCAGCCGTATCTGCAATTGTACGAATACGTTTTTCTGCCGTAACTCCTTCTGTTAAATATCCCCGAGACAAGAAGCTTTTACTGTTTTCATTCAACCATTTCATATTTAATCAATCCCCATCTTTTTATGTATTAGAATAAGTCATCTCCAGTAATGCTACGTGTACGCTTTGTATAATTGATTTGACGTTTTACGAAAAAGTCGCCATGTTTTGTCCCGATTATCTCATCATCAAACCAATCAGTTTTATCTACCAATTTCTCATTAACATCAAAGACAGGTCTATATCCAATACTTTTCAATGAGTTATTAAGGCGATTCTTAACAAATTCTTTAACAATTTCTTTTGGTAAAAAACTCAATTCTCCTGACTCGTAAATCCAATCTATAACCAGTCCTTCAGAATCATAAGCTTCAATACACGCCTGATAAACTGTATTTTCTAGTTTCTTATCAAACCATTCAGGATGTTCTTTGCGGATAATATTGATAAGTTCAATTCCAAACAGTCCATGAACCTGCTCCTCTTTTGAGGTAGCTTCAATCACATTTGACATTCCCTTAAAGATATTTTTATATTTATTAAACGACATGATAATCAAAAATTGTGAAAACAATGATACGTGCTCAATGAATAAAGAAAACAGTAGGATGGATAAGGCATAATCTTTATTCTCACCAGTACGAGCCAATTTAGCAGATTTTGTCAAATAGTCTACTCGCCGACTAAGGACTGGAATTTCTTTGATTTTCTCAAATTCCTCGTTCAATCCTAATATTTCAAGTAGGTGTGAATATGCATCATGATGACGAACTTCGCTTTCTGCGAATGTATGCCCCACCGCACCAACCTCTGGTTTTGGGAGACGATGATATATATCTCCCCAAAACGTCTTAACTGCAACCTCAACTTGTGCAATGGCGAGCATTACATTTTTGATTGCATTTCTCTCATTGTTGCTTACATTAAATTTGAAATCATGAATGTCCGAAGTGTAGTTGAATTCAGTATGAAGCCAGTACGAATGTTGGATTGCTTCTTTGTACTCTATGAGTTCGGGATACTCATATGGCTTCAAATTTAAGCGGTATTTGAAAATGTCGGGCTTTCTTGCCTGTGTTCGTTTTTCACGATAAATAATGTATGCTTTTGCCGTAACCTTATATTCTGATTTTAGTAAGACCATTTCTACTAAATCTTGCACATTTTCAACGGTCAATTCATCGTACTCATTAAGCTTTATTAATTCTAAGACACACTGAGTCAGTCTTTTTGCTTCAGGTATATCAAATTCTCCTGTTTGATTTCCTGCTCTTTTAATAGCATTCGTGATCTTCTCTGCGTTAAAACCGACTCTTGTTCCATTGCGTTTCGTAATCAAATTTTGCAACCCAATTCTTCTTCCTTTCTCTCTGTTATTTAGAAATCCCCCATCCGTCCACCCATTTATTAATTTGCGAACAAAACTGCTTTATTCTCTGATAAGCTTCTTTGAATATCAATAATTCTCTGGTTGGATGAGCCGCGCCATTTAAGGTTTAGATCACGTTTGGAAAGTTCGAAACGTCCATCAACCAGAATGTCGCAGTGTAACATTAATTCTTTCATTGTTTGGTTTTCCATTATCTTTTCAAACGTATAACCCGACCATATCCAAATTGTCTTATCTTCACACTCATTCTTTACTCGTTTCAAAAGTGGTAACAGTCCATCAATACTTTGAAATGGCTCACCACCCAACACTGATAATCCAGCTATTTGTACATAATCAATCTTCAAATCACTGATAATCTTATTCTCTAATTCATCCGTATATTTTATTCCATAGTGTGAATTCCATGCTGAAACATTGAAGCACCCTTTACAATGGTGAGCGCATCCAGATACAAACAATGAATGTCTCAGACCAATACCATTTATAACATCGAATCTTTTATAATCAGCTATGTACATTAGTTATGTTTCACTCTCGATACGACCTCTTTTTGTTTTCCTTTGTTGAACGGTCTTTGAGATGGTTGGCTCAAGTAACCACAGCAGCGTCTAATGACGGAGGATGTCTCTGGATCGTTGTTATTGCAATTTGGACACTTGAATCCTTGATTAGTTGCCTCAAATTCTCCCTCATATCCACAATCATAACACTTGTCTACTGGAGTGTTTGTTCCAAAGTAAGGCACTCTCTCATAAGCAAAATCCCACACAACTTCTAATGCTTCTGGATTTTTCACTAATGAATCAAATTCACAATATGAAATGAATCCACCACTTGCGTATTGAGGGTAATCTTTTTCAAACTCAATCTTTTCAAAAGGAGTTGCCTTTTTGTTAACATCTAAATGAAACGAGTTAATATAATAACCTTTGTCGGTAATACCTTTTATTATTCCAAATTCATTCTTATCCAACTCACAAAAACGATAACACACGGACTCTGCTGGGCTGCTGTATACGCTGAATCCGTAACCCGTTTCTTCTTTCCATTTACTCGCTTTGCTATTGAGATATTTTACAATATTTAATCCTTTTTGACGCATAATAGAGTCATCAAAAATGTGCTTCTCAAATAGCGCCAATATTGCTTCATGAATACCTATATATCCAAGTGAGATACTAGCTCTGTCATTTTGTAGCAGGCGATCAATTGTATCTTCTGGTTTTAATCTGACTCCTGCCGCCCCCTCCATATAGAGGATCGGTGCAACTTTTGCTTTGACTCCCTTCAGGCGATTGATTCTAAACATTAACGCTTCCTTACAAATTTCTAATTCATCATCCAATAGATTATAAAATTCTGTTTCACTATTCTTTGCGCGAATTGCAATCCGTGGCAAGTTAAGAGTCACTACTCCCATATTAAATCGCCCATCATGTAGTTCTTCATTATTTTCTATGTATTTACTTAAAAAGCTGCGACATGACATTGGGAACTTAAATGAACCAGTCACTTCCTTAACCTTCGGGACTGAAAGGATATCAGGATACATTCTCAATGTACTACATTTGATTGCCAATTGTTTGATGTCGTAATTGGGATCTTTAGGTTTAAGATTAACTCCTTCTTCTAGGGCAAAAATCAATTTTGGGAATATGGGGGTACTGCCTTCTTTACCTAGTCCCCTAATTCGATTTTTAAGAATGGCGATCTGGATCTGTCTTTCTTCCCAACTTGTTCCTCTACCGAATCCGAACGTTGAAAAAGGAGTTTGTCCGTTTGCCGAAACCAATGTGTTGATCTCATACTCAAGTGATTGGAATGAATCTAGTGTTTCTTTTTCTGTCATTTGAATTGCGTAATTGTATTCTTTTATAAATTTGGTCTTGAAGATTGAACTTTCTGGATACACTTGGCTTTCAAGTATATGATCGTTTGGATTGCCCTCAAACCATTTCATTCCGACTCTAAAATGTTTGATGAACGAAGCTCTAACATATGGAGCCAAAATCATATCGATTTCGTTAATTGTGTTACCGCCATAGATATGACTAGCTACTTGTGCAATAATTTGTGCAGTAACTGCTGCGGCGGTTGTAATAGACTTTGGAGTTTCTATTTGAGCATTGCCAAGTTTAAACCCATTCTCCAACATTCCTTTTAAGTCAATTAACATACAGTTCGTCATTGGGAAATAAGGTGAATAGTCCTGATCATGGAAATGTAAATCTCCTCTATTATGAGCTTCAACAACTCGTTTTGGTATCATATAGGCTTGAGCATAGTCCTTTGCCATAATACCTGCTAGAAGATCTCGTTGTGTGGGAATCGTCTGTCCATCTTTGTTTGAGTTTTCTTTTAATACTTCCTCATTGGACATGTCCAATAATCCAGATACTTTTTTATCAAGGCTGCTTCGTTCTCTTCGTTTTAGATTCCGCACTTCTCGATAGCCTATGTACTCTTTGGCTACATCTTTTCTCTCACTCTGCATAAGAACATCTGCTACTGTATCTTGGATGGATTCAATGTCTACGTTAGTCACATTGTTAAAAATTGCTACAACTTCTTTGGTGACATTAGTCGCTAATTGCTTATCGATACCTCTTTTTGTTCTATTCATTGCTTTGAAAATAGCTTCAACTATCTTTTGTTGATTAAACGCTACAACCGAACCATCTCTTTTAGTAACTTGCGTATGTATCATCTCCATTATCCTGTGTAAAAGAACTGTTTTATCTAAAATGCTATGTATTACTTCTCAATATGAAGCTTGAATAAATCGCCTTTTTCATTAAACTCTTTTATTTCAAATACATAATCAAAATCATCTGCATCGCCCATATAAGAATGGTTGAAGTTATAAGCACTTACAATACTGCACTTTGGCATTTCATATTGTACTAATACATCTTTTTGATTTTCTTGTTTTCTATAAAAGCCTTCAGCTATAAGTTTGCAATTAACAACTCTACGATTAAAAACTATAGTTTCACAATTTTGAGTTTTACTAAAGAACTTATCATAATCTGACTTCGTGTCTTCCGATTTATTTAGAAACTTGAGCATGTCGCCATTCAACAGAGCATCTTTAACTCTGATCGTTCTATTTGCTACACTTATGCTCCCTTTTTTCAGGGTATTGATAGTTGAAATAAAATTTCCAGCCTCATCAAACACATGCAGCTCAATGATATCTCTAATACCATAATTCACGTTTCCTTACCTCCTCATTTTCCTGTCTATGATTTAAATAATTATATAATTCATTTACAATCCGACAATTTCTAAATTCCTCTACTCTTTCTCCTAGCAATGCTCTAACCACGAGCCACCAGTCATCTAAATACTCCCTATCTTTATCTCTCTTTAGATATAATGTATCAGCAGCAATAGTCAAAGCTTCGACTTCACGAGGCAACATATCCTCAACAATAAATCTCTTCAATTCATCATTCATATTAAGTTGTCCTCTTTTATGTATTTTTGTTTGACACTACTTTATCAAACTCTCTCCAAGCGTCCTTCCAAATCTGTTCCTTTAGTCCATCATACTTATCAAAATCCTTCTTGCCCAAATACTGTTTAAGTTTCTTCTTTACATAATTATCTTCATGCAGCTTTTTTTCTTGCTCAGTGCCTATATCACACATAAAACAACTAACGAGTATTTGAGCCAATTCATCACTTACGTCCATTTTTTTCAATCCATCTCTTGATATTGATATGCCCCATCCGTTCATTTATAAAATCTATCTTGTCTCTTTGAGCTTTTTCTAAGCTGATTCGTGCTTTTGTTAAACTTTTAAGACTCTTATTCAGTCTTTCTATTGAATCATTTAGCTTAGCAACATTTCTTAATAACTCAGTGGTTTTTTTACTCATTACTCATCCCACCTTCGAGGATATGTACCATCAGGATAAGCTATTGAAGCTACAAATAACAAGTGGTGTATTGCACCGCTTATCTGTTCCATATTGCTCACCTCCTTCTTTATTATAATTTCATTATATTCATTTATAAAGAATAAGTCAATTGTATTTTAATTATTTATTTATTTTAGTCTACTGTTTGTAAAAGGTACATTTTATATGAATCCCAAGATGTCTTTTATGGCAAATTCTCGATAATCTCCTTTAGCATAATCCCAAGCTTTAAGTAACCACTGTTCTTCTGGGTGCCATTCTGTAGACCCATAGCGGATACCTTGAGGATACACATGTCTCAGACTCACTTCACCTTTATAATTCTTATATTCAAACATCAACTTTTTGTTAAAGTCCATCTCGCATCCCCCCTTCAAATGTGCATTTTACACAAACTTATATTTCACGTATTCTTGAAGTAAATATTCTCTTCCTTTTAAACCAATTTGAATTGTGGGATATTTTACTCCTGCTGAGGCCACCATAGGATTAACATCGAAGAAGCCATACACAGATATGTCTCTGTAGCCTTCTTTTATGCTTGAATCAGCAACTTTATAAATCATAAAATATTTCTCTAAGTCAATATTGTGATTTACTTTTGTTTTTAAAAACCATCGAAGAAAGTTTTTTTCTAGTGGATCAACAATCTCATCCAACTCGTCCGCTCCAAAAGAAGGGCCCCAAATGGCAATTTCCTCTTTAAAATGCCCGCACTTTTCCAGTTCCATTGCTCTTTTAACTTGTTCAATTTCTTTATCGATTTCTTTTTGCATCTCTTCCAACTGATCCAATGTGAGATTCTTTAATTTCATTAAATCCACTCTTTCTTATTAAAATTTGACTTTTACTCTCTTACAATTTCACATTCCACGTAAAACCTTTATTATCAATAAAACGAATGTTTACAGATACTAATGTATGACATCGCCCGTAATCATCGTGAGGATTAAAGGGTAAATCTTCAAATTCTCCATTATATTTTTCTAATTCATGGTGTCCGCTGTAATTATTAATTAAGTCAATCAAATCACGTACAATCGCCTCTTCAAAATATGGTTTTGTATATGTATTAATGGTCGTAATATAGTCTCCGTCATTTGAATCTGCAACAACGGTAACAATAAACTTATTGCACTCCTCCATTTTTGGAACTACCAGTTCATACTCTGTCATTCATATTCCTCCAATTTTATAATTATTTTAAAATGCGGCTTTTATTACAACAAAGCCAATATCTCCTTGTTTATCTCCTCAATCTTTTTATCATAATATTTGACCTTGCTAATCCTGGCTTGCTCAAACTGCTTAAGATTTTCCATACACTGATTTAGATAATGCTGTTTACATTCTTCCTCCGTGTAGAAAATATTTAACGATACTCCTGTATAGGCTCTATATCCAGTGTTATCGTAAGGAGCAATTATTTGTGAGAGTACTTTCCCTTTCTCATTAACTGGCCTAAAGTGGAAATCAGAATAGTAAACACGTTTATTTTTAGGCAAATTATCATTACTCAAAACGACGACTTTTCTAGGAGTAATGTGACGGATTGGTTGATTATCTATATCGTTGAATCTATAGTCACAGATCCATACTTCATCCCCCAATTTTACTTTTGGTGCATACTCTTTATGATTCAATTAGATTCCCCCCATTTCAACATTGACTCCTAAGTCCCTCATTATTTTTATATCATTGAAACTTATATTTTCTCTTACTAAATTCCATCCATACAGTGTTGCTCCATAATACAAATCACTTAACTCTACCTCTTCATCGTACATATCTCCATGCAATCTAATCATCCTATCTCTGAAACTCTCTTGATCTATAATGCTAAAGTCATTGTCATAAATATCGAATACTTCATTGTCTTTTTCTTTGTAATTGTAATTATTAAAGATATTTCCCCAGCTTTCAGAGTATGGTTCTGATTTTAACCACTCATATACTTCGCTGTCTGAATTTGCAGCGAGATAAGTAAGAATTCCATTTTGGCTATCTTTTTGTGAAAAATGCTCAAACATGATTTTATATAGATTCATTTCTCTGCTCCTATGTCTATGTAAAATACGCCTTTTACTGATTTATTTTGTCTACGATAATTTTGCAAACCTTGTGTCTATATGTGTGATTGTAATCCTCTTCAGTTGTAAACAAATAGTTCTTAACGACATATTTACTTAATAATCCGTCTCCTTCACGGGGATTGCTACCTTGATTAAATGTCTTATATTCAACAATTGATCCAACTGGAGGTAATACATCAAACGGATTACCCCAACCATAGTACTTTCCACCATCACTATGTTTGTTGACAAGATGCCCATCACAAATTAATTCAAACCTAAATTCACTGGGTGTCAGTTTTATCAATTCCCCTCAATATTTTGGATTCAATGATTCGTTTACTGTTGAGTAAATAACTTGAATTTGACTAGCCCATGGTTTCAAACGTGGATCTAACTTTCTTATTTCTCCAAATGCAGTATCAGAAATCTGGTTATAGAAATCGTCCTCACCATACTTGATCCATTCAAAACCTTCTCTTAATGCATTAACTCCGTTGATTAACTCAACTATCATTTCTTCTTTAAATAAGTCATCGTCTGAGTAGTATGCTTCCGTAATCTCTTTCAAACGTTCTGGTTTTAACCCCATATACACCTATTCCTTTTTAGATAAAATCTCACTTTTACTTAGAGTTTAATGAATTAATCGTTTCAATAACGTCTATGTATAATGCAATTTGAACATCAATGTCTGTGACTTCTTTAAAAACCAATTCTCTATTTTTAAATACATCTCTGTCCTCAAGAGCCAATAAAATTATTTTTCGTTGAATTTCTAATTCATTTACTCGCTGCTCATATTTATCTATAGCTTCATATTTATCCATTCAATTATTCCTATGCCCAATAAGACACGGCATCCTCAAATTTAATCCAAAACGGTTCTCCTTCGATATCCTCTCCAGAATCAATATTACAGAATTGAATCAACATATCATCTTGATGATCTTCTTTTACAGAAAATCCTTCTGGGTGTGGAATCCAACCGTCTGGAGGGATAACGCCCAGTTCCTCTAATTTAGTCATTGTCTTTTCAAGTGTCCAAGTTAGTTCACAAACAAATCCAGTGTAATCTTTGTTATGGTTGTAACCATAGATTCTTTCAGCCATTATTTATCAACCCTTTCCACTAAAACCCTTGTAATATTTTTCTCTCATCTCTTTAGCAAACCGTCCTGCCTCATGTACATCATCGAAACTACCCAACTTAGTATTTTTACCATTTAACTGCAATTGAACAACCCATTTATTATACATCCAGCAAACATTACGATAACCCGATTTATTGTTCGAGTTCTTGCCACTTCTATGTCTTAAATTTTTCGAAGCCTCGGTGACTCTTAAATTAAGCTTTCTATTGTCTCTTGTATTGTGAGAAATATGATCCACATATTCGCCTTTGTTGGCATTCATTATGAATCTCTGTTGAGATAGGATATGGTATTTAGGTTTACCATCCACTATACCCATATAGACTGTTGCTTCTATATAAAAATCTCTCTTACATTTATGATAATGCGGATGCCATCTATATTTGAAATTCAATACACTTTCTAAATCTTCTGTGTCAATGTATGATTGAACCACATTTCCATTCTTTTGAACAAAGGTGAATTGGGTCGTATCACCCAGTATTTCATAAGTATAATTATGCAACATTTACTCCTTTCTCTGAGAAATACTCTTTTACCTAAAACACAAGGCAGTAGAACATGTACCCGAAATAAACGACCCATACAAAATTTTTAAGAAACGATTTCAGAGTCTGTTTATTTTCTTTTTGTAGATTTTCTTTTGCTTCAAGCAGCTCATTGTCACTCATGCTCTTATAAGATGTCTTCTTTTTACTTGCAATGAATGAAATAATCAAATAAAGAATAATCAGAATGCTTGGATATTTGTAAATGTCATGTCCGATTGCGTTAATCAAATAAATTACTTCAACAACTGCCAATATGAATAGAATAAACATAGGTAAGCATCCCTTTTTTGTAAATTCGAGATTGATCTTATGTTTATCTTCTCCCTGTGCCTCTCTAATGCCAAGCAATTCTAAATTTCTATATGCAGTATAGAAAATACTTCCCTTAATCATTCCATAAAAATTAATTGCGAAAAATACAATTGTCCAAAAAATCATATGTATTTAAATTCTCCTTTTCATTATTCTTTTAAAATCTAATTGTTGTAGGATGTCTTGTTTCGCAATCTTTCCGAACTTTTTGAATTTGATTCCAGATACTTGATTCTTCAGATAGCTTTCTGCTTTTCATATTTTCTAGGTCATATATTTCCCGATCAATCTTTGCTCGATCCTTGCGTAACTTCTCCAAACGTTTGGTGATATCAAGATAATTCATATCATTTAACACGATGAAACATTCCTCCTTTTCTATCTTTTCTTTGATTAAATTCATAATGGTGTCTGGCTTTCCTGATCCCCTAGGTAGACGGATATACTTCAAACTCATTCCTCCTAATTTGTCATCCCAGTAAAAGCATTATTTTATTTTGAGATATTTATTCAATATTCGCTTAAAAATATCCTTATCTTCACTACTAACCTTAACAAATCTTTCTTTTTCTTCCTCATGAATAACCGTATTATCAACAATCATATTTACAATTTCATAGTTATGATCTATTTCCGTGTAAATTGATGTCGTTTGAGCAACATGAACCCCGGCCATGTATGGTTGAGATGGATTCTTTTTCTCTATAACTTCTTCAATAGTAATCAAAAGATTTCTATTTTTAGTCAATTGGATACACACTCACTTCTCATCAAACTTGTATTTGATCGTAATTTTTGCTCACAATTCTTCACCCTTTAAATTGTTCTACAACCTTTGTGATATTGTTTACCTCTATACTTAAATCGAGCGATAAACGTCTTGATAAGCAGCAATCCTTCATTAACCCTCTCTACAACTATTACTCCAAATTTAGTCTTCCAGCTAATCTTTCCCACAATATTAGGAATGGCAGCCACCTCTTTAATGAGGCGACCCACTCCAACATTACTTTGCTCACATCTTGTTCTCGCATGATCGGACACTTTAATACGCATAAAATCACCGTTTTACAGACTTACGATTCTTGCGTTGTGCTGCAAATTTCGTGAGCGTTGCCCCTTCTTTTTGTCCATTCACGGCAGGCTTAACAAATTGAAACTTTAATCCTTCTTTAGTCGCGATTCGTTTTGCCTCTTTTACTGCTCCAAGATAGTCAGTTGGTAGATTGTTAATTACCACGTTTTTGTTTTGTGTGTTTACTGCGATTCCGTAAAATTTCATATGTATATTTCTCCGTTCTTATATGTCTTTTTATTTTGTTTCTCTATATTCTTCTATAAATAACTGGACTGTTTTAGTTACTTTGAATTTTGGTCTATAAACCTTCCATACATTTATATTTAATGTTCCAATTGCTTCAATTTCACTAAAGACAGGAACGCTTTTATAGTAATCTACGTCAGTCTTAAACTTCATAAGCTGGAGTTTGTCACAATCAAACTTAACTGTATTATTTAACTTACCGATCAGTTTTTTATCTGAAACAAATAATCCAGAAATCTTAAATTGACCTTGTTTAAATTCGTTTCCCGTAATCCGATAAAACTCTGATAGGTGTTGAACTAATTTTTCATTAACTTCTCTAATATCGAATTGTAAATCATAATATACAGTATCATCAGGCTCAAATTCGTAAAGCTTCTCATTCAACTCTTGACGCAATACATCAAAATCCGTTTTAAGTATCTGCACCCCTCCAGCCGCAGGGTGTCCACCAGTATAAATTACACTCTCACATTCGTTTAGCAAGTCGAGCATCGAAAAGTCCTCTAATCCTCTGAAGCTACCTGCATATGTATCTTCATTAGCTCCTTCTCCAAGAACAATTGCTGGCTTATTGAATGTTCTAGATAGCTCTTGCGCTACAAGTCCATTCATCCCTTTTCCAAGAGTATGATCAATAACAATAACAACTTTGTCGTTTTTATTAACCAAGGGCTTCAATCTAACTAATGCTTCAGCTTGGATTACTTTACGATTTTCATTTAACTTGATCAATTCTTTTACTATCGTTTTAATCTCTGGTGAGTCTTCATCACACATCAGGAAGTCTATTGCTAATTGAATATTATCTGCTCTTGTAGCAGCGGTAACAGCAGGACTTACGCCATAAAGAAAGTCTGCTGCTGAAAGGTTGTTTAAGTCAAAGTTCATAGCTGAAAATAGCGCTTTTAATCCTGCATGTCGCAACCCCTTTAAGGATAGTTTCGCAAAATATCTGTTCTCTAACTCCATCATTGACATCATGTCTGCCATTAATGAAAATCCCGGCAAGTCAGATAGTTGGTTTGCATAATATGTATCCATGTAATCATCAATTACCTCGCAAACCTTGAATACAAGCAATCCACCACAAGCATTTTTATTTGGATACTTACATCCTTCTTGTTGAGGATTAACCAATGTAATATATGGATTATTTACGGTTACTGTGTGATGGTCGATTACCAAACAGTCAATGCCTCTATCTGTCAACTCTTTCATTGACCATAAATCATTTGATGAACTATCAACAGCAATAAATAATCTTGTTTGATCTGAGACAGTAGAAATTAGATTATTTATTGAGTGGCCTTCACTTCGTTCATTACACACATAATTGACATCATCGGTAAAATTCTTAAGATATTTATATAGGGTTGCTAGAGCAGTTATCCCGTCAAAGTCTGGATCTCCTGATATAGTTATAGTTTCATGGTTTCTAATTGCAAGGACTATTCGTGTTACTAATGGATCGATATTTTTGAGTAAATATGGGCTACATATTACATTAGACAATGGATTTAGAAATTGATCTATATCTTCAATTCCATTAATCTTAGCGAGTTTACTGTATGTATTGTCATAAGGCTCAAACGGAATTTTGGGTTTCTTTTGCTTCCAGACTATGATTTAATCACCCCTTGATACTACTTTATTGAATACTTATTTTGAATTTTTCAGGTAGTGTAATTTTAAGGTTATTGTCAATTGCTTTCATAAAGTTGTGGGTGAGATGCCTGTTCTCCCTTCCTGTCTGTTTGTTTATGACTTTGATACTTGCCATATCTAATCACTCCTCAGTTCAGGTTAGTTTAAAGACATATAATTCAATATTTCTACTTTTTATATCACTTCTTATATATGGTTTAGGCCTCCTCAATGTCATCGACTTCAATTTCGTCTGTTTGTCCATTCCGTAAAGCATCCCGCCAGTCAATTGCAGATTCAATTAGTTCGGTTTGTTTCTTCTCGGTTAGTTCATAAAATTCATCTTCCGTCAATTCGATTTCCACTTCATAATCCACACGCACAGTTGCTGTTCCCGATATTCTAATCATCCTTTATTCCTCTCCTTGCCCTTTTGGGGCTGTATTAGTATCTATCCTCGTAAGCAACAAACTCTTGACCTACCAAATCACAAAGCTTTTCTAAGGCACTGTCATAGGCATGGGATAAGGATACGATTCGTTCTCCGTACTCTTCTCGTTCTTGCTTCAGGTCTTCGATGATTTTTTCTATGTCCTTTTTCATTCCGCTGTCCCCTCTCTTAGATCATTCCTTGAATTTCAAGCAGTTCGTTGATTATATTCATGATTTCATGTGCCACTTCTTCCTTGCCTTGCTTCCGAAACAGTTCCACTTTTGAATACAAAACGTCTGTGTAAATCCCTAATTTTAATTCGAGTTCATCCATTGTTCTCTATCTCCTCTCCTTTTTCAAAAATCACTGAAATTATCATGCAAGGATAATCCGTTTTTATGTTTTCTTATAATAACTACATCATCAAAATTCAGTGCATCCAAAACTTCCTGCGTGCCTACATAAACTCTTCCTGCAAATCTACCATTTCTGTCTTTATGTATCTGATAGATTCCTGAATCTACTTTAATAAACACTATATCTGCTTTTTCTTTTAGTGTGGCTGTTGGTTCTAAATCTTGTGTCATCGCTATCATCACTCCTTATAAAATAGTAGTTTTACGCAGACTGTTTTTTAATTTCTTCAAGATATTTTTCTTGATGCTCGATTTCTGTAATCGGAATTACTAGACCATCTCCTGAATTTGATTCTTTAGTTCTCTCTTCTAGATCGAAATCTGCCTCATAATAGAGTTCATGGCCACTAGTCTTAAAGGTTTTTAATGTTTCTCCATGATAACGCATTACACAGTAACAGAAATTGATATGTCCCAAACTTTCAAACTTCTCTAGTCCAGCTTCTTTGACAATCTCTTTGTAAGCAGCTTCAATTTCTTTTGCCTTTTTCGAGTTTGCTTTTAAAGTACCGTCTTTTTTGAAAATCTTCTTGTTTTCATCCTTTTTAAGTTCTGAGTATTCTATTTGAAGATAGTCTGGGGCTTGAACCATTAAAGTGATTTTCTCATCGAGCAATTCACTTACTTTAGCATAAATTGGTTTCCACTTTGGAAGTAAGGTTAAGTGTTGTTTCACTGCTTCATGATATTTTGTTCCTTGTTTAATCTTAAAAAATCTCATTTCATTCATTCCGCTATCTCCCCATATTATTATATTTTTTATTTACACATTTTTTATAAATTCTTGTTTTTACTCCCACTCTCCTCAAAAGATACCCATTTTATAATACTTAATTATTCTCCATTCCCCTTTAGAGATATATTTTTTCACTGTCTTTACATTAATTTCATAGGTATCTAAAGTATCAACGTGTACAATAGAATACTTATCTCCTAATTTAGTAGCATAATATTCAAATCCATTCTGATTTTTAAAATAAAATGAATCTTTCAGTTCAATGTCGTTACTACGATTATTAGTATTCGTTAGTTCGTTGAGTTCATCCAACAGATCAAACATTACCTTGTCATGTTGAGCAATCAAATCATTAATTTTTCCTTCGTACTCATTTCTTCTCATCTCGATCTGCTGATTTAGCTCACTAATCTTCTTTTCTTTTTTTACTCGTTCTACGTGACTTTTGGTGTCAATTCTAGAAACAATCCATCTCTTAGTTGCCCAATAGTCTTGGTCAGTAATATTTTGTACTCTTCCAGTCTCGTATCCATTTGCAGTATCGCAAACCACGAGGTCGCCAATGTTGAGATTGATGTCTGTTTTAAATGCGTACTCTTTTGAATTTCCATTATGTTTGACCATAGCAATTTTAGTCATTATATTTTATTCTCCTCTATGTAAAAGTATATTTTTATAAACTTCTTAGAGTTGTTTACTCTGCCAATTCCAAATTAAATTTCACCTGATTATGGAGTACCCACCCAGTTGCATTTTGGTTAACGTTGTGACAATAATATCTAGCTTCTGGAATATCATCATCACTTGCAGGAATAGTGTCTAAGATCCATAACATATCTTCATTTTCCCAATTGTAACAATCTAATTGGTCGTCTTTAACCCAGCAGACACCGTCTAGAATTAACTTGTTTTCCTCGTTGTATCGGATGTTTGGCTCATAGAAACTGACGCCTTCTTCACTGATTTCAGCAAACATTTTACTTTTCTCCTTTCTTGGTAAAACTCTTCTTTTATCCTATTACTTAAAAATCAATTCTTCTGTCCTCAGTAGTCATATTCTTAGTAATATCTTCAATTTCTTTTTCTTGCTGCTTGATAATCGCTCTTGCGTGAGCAATATCATGTCCAATTTGAATATTATAAGGATCATTAGGATTTCTTTTAGCAATTCCCTTCGAACCATCGCTTAAAATTACAATTGTTTTATCGCCATTATAAACAACCTTATAGTCTTTTCTACTTCCCCGAATAAGCTGCTCCTGAATAAGCTCTCCTTTTGGTGTCTTTACAATACTATTTACTGTATACGGAAGAATTTGATGAATATGAACCTTTGCCATTTTTCATCCTCCTTTCTTGGTTAAAATTCAAATTTTATTTGATTGTCTTTCTTCATTCTTTGCTTCCCACTTCATCCAATAACCTTTATAAACTTCTCTATTTTGCTCAATAACTTTATCGAAAACAGGTTGAGTATTGTCATTGTTATATTTAGGATCTTCTATTTCTTCATCCGTAGGCCATGTATTCGCATACTCCCAAATATCATACAGGTTTGCTTCGTAATATGTTCTAAATCCACTATTTTCGTTTATCTGTTCACAGCCAAATGTCGAAAGCAACTCCATCATTTCTTCTGTTCCCCAGTCATACTCAGGAACAATGTTGCTCAGTTTAACTTGCCAAATCTTAATCAGTTTAATTAGGTGTTCATCTGTCATTGTTGTTTTAAAATATATTTTTAAGTCCTCTGGATCAAATGTATGAAAAAGTTTGTATACTCTTGGTCGTGGCATTTAGTAGCCTCCTTTATTCTTATAAAATCCAACTTCTACATGCTTGTTTACGAGTTTGAGAGGTTGTTGGCTATGATTAATCTACGGTCAACCTCTTATATGTATTATTCTTTATTTTTGTATATAAAACTTAGCTTTGCAATAATACATGAACCCCGTTGAATCTTTTCCTTCATCATCAATAATATATGCTTCAGCTATACCACATGAACTTGCGTTTGCCTCCCATCTGTATAATTTATAAAACTTTCCCACCGTGGTCTTGATGTTGAATTTCTTGTCTGCAATAAAAACATGAGTTGCTTCATCTATATTCTCCGTAGGAATAAGATTTGCAGGTTGCTCTTCATGCATGGAACCACACCTCTCTGTTTCATAATTTAATTATATTTGTATATTGGAATGTTGTCAACCGCTAATTTTATAACTTTATAGTTCTACTTTTAGTAAATCTAATAGCTGCTATGTCTTCTTTCAAACAAGCTTCATCAAAAAAATAATCTGAGTAAAAACTATATTTTACTCAGACTGATACTTTGTATTTACACTCTGTATAAAGAATACTGAATACCTCTTCCCCTCTGTCACATGGACTGTCTTTATCTTTAAACAAGTTTCTATTGTCATATAAGGCATACACATTTCTAGTTTTCCCGAACTTAGCTGCTTGTTTTTTTACTGCTTCTACTGGCTTGTCTTTATCTAACGCTATAACTATCTCTACATCATGGTCTAATTCTTTTATCATCTTAACCTGCCAATCACTTAGATCATCACCACTAATAGCAACACAGTTTCGATGACCGTATTGACTAATTAACCAGCAAGTTTTTTCACCTTCGAATATCAATATCTCTTTTCTTTCTAATATGTAATACAAGGCTCTATGCCAATTGTAGAGTTCAATCATTTTATTGAAATTAATAAGATATAAAAATTTATAAACGTTTCTTTCCTCATAATCTTCAAAGATAGTTCTGCCCTTTATAGATACAATGTCACCAAACCGATTATGAATGGGGAAAATGATTCGCTGACTTCTTAAATCAAACCCTATTTGAAATTCTCGCTGTATTTCGCATGACACCCCCTCATCTAGATAAAATTGATGAGGGTACATGACATATTGATTCAATATTTCGTCAGCATAAGTGTCGTTTTCAAGGTTATTTAACTCTCTTTTTTTCTTACGTTTCCTTCTAACATCCTTGAGCCAATCAAGTTGAACTAAACTAGGTGGAGGTATATAGCTGCTGTCTAAAAATTCTTTGTAGCCTAATTGTTCACATATCCATCTCTTCGCTTTAGGCAATCCTCTTTGTCTGTCATCTTCCGATATTTGATCAAAAACTATATAAGATACCAATCCATAAATATCTATGTCTGACTCTCCAAGCGTCCTAATTCTGCTTGATAGGCTTTCATTTAAGTAAACTTGAACGGATCTTTTATTTGGCGATTCAAATTTGTGGGGGAGTTGCGCCTCGTAGCGATTATTCTTTTTTTCTACATATTCGCAACCCATTGCTTCTAAAAGTTCTCCAACCCTTGATTCTTCTATGATTCTTTCCTTTATTAACTTCAGATCATTGCTCATGTTGCTCCTCCAAAGGAGTTTAACGTCCGTTATTAGGTACGACTACTAATGCTACCTCTTTCCAAATATTAAAATCATAATTCACTTCAAACACTATTTGTTCATCCTCAGATCCTTCACGGTTTTTAGGTAGGAACAGAATGAGATATTTTTTCCCCGGGTCTAATTTATACGGTTTCTTGTGCCATCCACCAAAACCACTATCCTTCTCCCAGTTGTATGGATCTAATTCGTTTTTTCCACCGGGATATTCGTCTGCAAAAATCAATCTGCCAGCCATCACAACGGCTGCTACTTCTACAATCTCTGGTGATTTACCAATACAATCTAAATCTATGTATCTAAACTCTTTACCAATCTTAAGTTGAACTGTTGCTATTGTGGCGCAATTATTAGACTCTTCTTTGATACAGTCATACAGTTCTTGAGCTGAGTTGGAGAAAGCCAGCCATCGTTCTACGTTCTGTGATAAGTCAGGTTTAAATGTATCGAAATAAATATGCTTATAACCTAACGGTCTATAAAGTTCAATCCTATTAATGACATCTTCAATCCGATACTTTTTAAGTTGTACAAACTTAATAAAGTCTGGACGGTGTGTCTGCAACCATTCGGCAGCTTCCTTAAGTGTCTGTTTAATCTCTGCACTAAATCCACCCCTGTTAACCGTATCTCGTGCCACTGGCTTTTTCAAAATTCTTGCGGCAACGGTCACTAGAAGTCTTGTTCTCCATCTTTTTATCCCTTCTTCATTTGCAAAGATAATTCCTTTTTCTCCGCTCTCAAGTAACCCCAAAACACCTTTCTCAGTTAATATGCTCGATTTCCCCACACCTGAAGGAAGGACGAGATACATTAAGTTCCCAAGCTTCTGACCATTGATCTTCTTATTTAGCCTAGGAGACTCGAATAGCGGTATTCCTGCATCTTCACCTGCCTCCAATTGATCAATGGTTTCATCTAGGTTATCTATAAGATTGTATTCAATTACTTCTCCACTATTTACGTGAGAAAAGGATTCTTTATGTTTAAATTGAAAGAAGCTTTGCATCTGTTTAAGTGACATATTAGCCAATTTTGAAACCAGATTTGTATTACTTATATCCAACAATCCTTGCTTTTGAAGATTACGAAGTGACTCATATTTTTGTACTTCGCTAAAATGATATTCATCATTTCCTTTGTCTCCGTCACACTCTGATACGACTTCATCAATTGTTGAGAAGCCGCCATAATCATTATAATAATCAAAGTATGACTTCTTGCCGTTTTCAGAAGGTTTAGATGTAATAAATGAGTAAGTGGTTACATCATCAAATAATCGAATACCACTTTCATACATCTCTTTTCCAATATAAAAGTAGTACCACCATATTCCTTCTGTAAAAGTTTCTTTGCTGATTTTATGGGTTTTATATTTACCGTATAAGGTGGGCGTATTCCATAAATAACCGATAAATATAGACTCATGAACTTTTGATGGATCTACAAATTCTTTGATATATTCTATTGTTACCACTCCTAACGAATTACACATAATCAGAAATGTCTAACTCATCCCGTTTATTGCTATATGTATTTTTGTTTGTAAGAGATTGGTCTCTTTTTGACTCTTGTTTTTCAACTCTCTTTGCCACTTCTAATTGTTTCTTTTTATTCTGTCTTATTCTCCAAGCATCATTTAAATGCCCCATCATAGTAGAGATTGTATAGTTGACCTGATTAACATCGTTCCAATCTCCAATCTTTGTAGACATTGCATGTAAGTTATTTTTCTCAGATAGCCTATAAGCTTCAAGCATTAGAGCATAGTCAGGCCCCGTTCTCCACTTTGGAATTTTCTTGCCTTTTTTATACTCAAAGCCAGCTCGAAGATGCTTCAGTCTTGTTATATTTGCTACTGATAGTGTTACTAAATCGTGAAACTTTATTATGTATTGATATAGATCATCCCATTGTTCGTTTTCAATTCTAGTTGCCTCTTGCTCTTTCTTAAACCTATCAAAGCAGTATTCTTTGTGGTAATATCTCCTGTTTTCTAAAATCATATCTTCTCTAAGTCCATACTGACTACAAATCGGACACTTAACTGGTCTTGCCAGTTTAATCACCCCCTTTAGAATTTAAAACATTCAAACTCAGGCAATCTCAACAAATTGTTTTTCGTAAATCCTCTATGTTTAACTACGCACTTAATAACTTCTTTAATGTAGACTGTACTTTCTGTTTCCTTTACTTTAAGCTGCTGGAATACCTTGTACCCTGCTTTTCTCTCATTTGAGCCTACTGCTAAAGTTAAGACACCTACTATTCGTTCACCATCAGATAGTAGCCAACCAAATTCATCTTTTTTATAACCAGCAATGTAGTACTCTCCAACATCATAGGCAATTACTTTAAGCCACTTATCTGATCTTTTGTCAATCTCATATTTTGAACCGATGTCTTTCTGAACGATTCCTTCAAGTTTTTGTTGTTTAGTTAGATTAAAGTAGTCAACTCCATGACCTAAGATAAACTTTGTCTTTTTGTAATAATCATTATCCTTAAATGCTGACTCCAGTATCTCTTTGCGCTCAATTAACGGCAAGTGGGTAACACTTTTTCCATTATAATTAATGATATCGAATGCACAAAAAGCTACTTTGTGTTTACTTTTTCTTGATTTAAACCTTTCCATAACTGATTCAAAATTTGGTTTTCCTTCTGAGTCAGTAACAATTAGTTCCCCATCTAGAGTTGTTCCATTTTCAATTGGAATATTATCAATAAGCTCAGGGAACTTGCCAGTTACTTCGTTCTTATGTCGTGTATATAGCCTTACTCCATCTCGTGTATCTACAAGAAGTCTTATCCCATCAAGCTTTAACTCTGTTAAATGCAAATTACTGTTAAATGGCTCATTGTTATCTGCCTTATACAGAAGCATTGGAGATACAAACATATTCATCACCCATTTAACAGTATATCAAATGAGTATATACTATTTCAGCGGTAAGTTATGTATATCGTTTAAAATGAAGATTTTATTCAATTTCATGGTATACTTGTAAAACATTTGTGTTGTCGATTAATTGATCGTGTTCATCCAATACCATAATGAATGAATCATCCATTGGAATATAGACACCCGTTTCATTGAGGTGTTTTACAATGATCTTCCTGACCTCTTCTAGACTTAGTGTATATCCTGCTGTCATTCCATCTCCTCCTCCATTAGCTCAAAGCGCTTGATGCCATCATCTGTATATCCAAAAAACATATCCACTGGTCTAGCCCAAATGTTATTATTTTTATCCTTGTAGATCACCAAACCATCCAATGTTTCAGTGTGTGTAGCCATACTGACAATTGTGTAGTAATTTCCTTTATAATGCTTGTATCTAGCTCCCTTAGTTACTTCGTAAACCATTTATTTTCCTCCACTATGTATTTGGTAAAATTGAACTTTTACTCAAAGTATTTATGTCTAGCGAGTAAATTTTTTCTTCATATCCAATCTGCATTCTTACGGTAATTTTGTATGTATTTTTTCAATATATAATTCTTCGCTTTGTTGCATTAATGAGTTAATTTCATCATTAAGTCGTAATATTTCTTTTTTATTATCATCCTCTACTGCGACATGTAGTTCCTCGTACTTCCAACCCAATTCATGGTAAATTCCCGACAGTTTTTCATATAAACTCAAAATTTCACCTCCTTCTCCTAGTAAGATCAACCTTTTACTATTCTTCTTCTTTTGTTTCTTTTAATTCTTCATTTGTTCCCTTTAGTTCATTCTGATTTCTTTGATTAGATTTCGCTTTAATCCATTCAAAAAACTGTCGTGACTGCCCCAAAGTGTAGCACTCTAAAAACTGTTCTGGAGTTATTGCCAACGTTTCATTTAAATACTCTTCTAGTTCATCGATAGAGGCATAAAAATAAAAATCACTGTATTGATTACTGGTAAGTAGCTTAATTTTATATTCTTGTTCGCTCATTGTTGTAGCTCCTTGTTGTCGTGTACTTATCTACCCAAAGGAATTTTCAGTATTGATCCTAATACAATTGGGCTTGAAAAACCCTTTATTTTCGATTAAAAATTCCTCTAATCTGTCCAAGTCATAACGATTGCCAGATTCTTTGACCATTTCTACTAATTCTTCTCTTGTGAAGATACTTTCATGAGCCAATGGCTCTCCATTATCACCTTCATAAGAACCTTCCCACCAAAATTGATACAATTGCATTGACATCCCCCATTTTTGATCAAAGTAAACTTTTATCTGTTTTTAAGGATTGATTCAGCATAGGATAGGCTTTCTTGTACATTCCCTGCGACTTCTCCAGATAGAACTTTTTTAAATTGAATTATGACCCATTCTAAAGCATCATAGCACTCTTCAACCATATGCTTGTTCTCGTTCTGCATACCTAAGTCTCCATTCTTAGTAAAAGAAAGATTTTAATTGGATCAGTCAAATGCGTTTTCTTCATCTGAAAAATATTTGCGATTTTTCCCAGTGGCTTTCTCAAGGTCACGAATGTAAACCATAATATGATTTGAGTAATGAGGGATTTCAGTCATTTGGTCTAAGATAATGTACAAATTCCTTAATGTTTCTTCTGCCTCGACCATTCTTCCTTTGTTGTACCCCAACACATAATCCGTACTTGTGCTCATATTATCTCCCCATTTCTATGTAAAAGGAAAATTTGATTCTATTTTTCTTTTGGTTTAATGTTTGCAAGGTAAACAATCAATACTAGATAAAATAAAGAACATATCCATGCCAACACTGGACCTTCTTTCCAAGGAGACACGTTATAGATAAAATTAAAAGGCAAAGCAAATACGACTATCAGTAGAACTACAAAAACAAATTTTATAAACAATGTTTCTTTTCCCAATCTAATGGTGCCACGTAGATAGAATAGAGCAACTAGAAATATAAGAACCTGAATCCAAGGCATTTTTTATATCACTCTTCCCGTAAAATGTACGATTTATCAGAATCTCAATTGATCATAAATCTTCACAAAAATCTTAGCAATATTCTTAGCGTCATCAATCCCTCTGTGATGGGTTCCCTCCATTGGCAGTTTAAGCATAGTCAAAGCTCTTTCCATGCCTACGCCTCGCTCCCTACCAATCATCCTCCCATGCTGATGCTTGAGACTGATATGGTTATCCGTCCATTCACATGCGATTTGATGTAGTGCACAATCCTTCTGCAACTGGTTCTTATCATAGAACCCCCAGGAGCAGAGAACATGAGGTTCATTGCCTATCCACTCTCGAAATTGACGGATTGCCTGCGGATAATACATTGCAGCATCCACATCCGCCTGAGAGATGGAGGTAAGCCGCTTACAAAAATCAGAAAGCTGTGGGCTTAATACAGGCTTGACAAAAATTTGGAATTCACTTACAGTCTTCAGCCTATCATTTAGTTTTACGGCTCCGATCTCAATAATTTCGTTTTGTCTTTTGCGGTCATTTTCCCAACAAGTAGCTTCTAGATCAAAAATTATGTAGTTCATATATGCTCCTTTTTCTTTATAAAATATTTGTTTTATAATGATCCGTTATAAATTTTTAGAAGAAATGCTTTAAGCTTCTCCTCTAATTTCCCAGCTTTATGTAAAAATTCGAATTGTTTCTCTTCGTCTCCTCTAATCTTATAAATTTTAAATTGTTTATAGAATCCAGAAATTTCATCCTTATATATTTTATATTGATCAAACTCTTCTTTCGATAATTTATTAAGTTCAACGTGAGACCACACTCTAGCTTTCACTTCTTTAATTTCAAGTTCATTACTGAGATAGGCTCTATGATTGCCTCCACCATCTACAACATAATTTCCATCCAATGTTTTTATGAGATTAAAATCCGTTGGAGACTCGTCCTGCCAACCATTATTTATTATTTTCATTCGAAGTCTCTCTAATTTCACTTCTCTTAGTTCCCGTGATAAAGCAATGATCTTCTTAGGATCAATTAATTGTACACCTAATTCAATTAATGCATACTTAGTTGAGTCATAGTATTCTTCAAGTACGTCATCACTATCAAGCCACTCTTTACTTATGTTAATCCCCCCTTATTTAATTTTCTTGTTAAAACTCACACTTCATTCAGTCTTCTAATCTTTCAACTGTGATTCGCACTCTTTTACCTGCTAAAACTAAGAGCAGATACTCATTCAAAGAGCAACCTTGCTCTCGATTATCAACGTCTGCGTATGCGGGTTCTCCATTAACTAAAAACACATCTACAATTCCTTCAAAAACATTACTCTTCAAGAAAAATATCACTTCCCTTAAAAGATTCGTTTGATTAGATGTATCTAAAACTATATGGGACTAACTTCCAATCCTTTGACAAAAGCAGAGGGTGTCTTGGACTCTTGCCTTCAGGGTCTTCTAAGCATTTTATCTTATGAGCATACGGAAATAATAAAGTCTCAATCTCTCTTTTTCGTCTCACATATTTCTTCATGTCAGATCCCCATGCAATAATAAGGACATCTCTTTCGGCTGCTGTTTCTGTGATGTGACTATCATTATACGCCTCATATGCTTGATCTCTATTTTGAAGTTCAGACGGTTTTGATGCCATAAATGCATACATGTTAACAATATCTACGCCACCATAGTTGTTATCAATCAAATAATTAGTAAGGTTCATTATCGTATCATCTGTTTTCAATGAATTAGCTCTACTTGGATTGAGCATAACTACCCCTACAATTTCCTTGTCTTTCTCCCAAATTCTCGTTAGTCGATATCTGTATAGCTTGTTATCCGCCATTACAGCAGTCGACTCAATTATCTTCTTATCAATATAGACCACGTGGCACCATCCTAAATTGTAAGTGAAAGACTAATTATATAAATTATCTACATTTCGAAAAACGACTTTAATGCGTGATAAACACACCTTAAGTTTGTTTAATCATTTACCATTTCATCATGTAGAAATCTACTCCCCGTAAAATTCTGTAATTGGAGCATTATAGGATGTTTTGAATAGTTCCGTTTTGTTTTTGACCTATTTAATTCAGGCTGAAAACTAGATATTAATTGTGACTCCACACTATCCAAAATAGTCTTTGCTTCTTCTATTGGCGATATCCATTCAATTGGTAAATATTCTTTTCCCACCAAAAAACTCACACTACAAAAGTAAACCCTCTTGGGCAGATTGTTATATATAGGATCATGAAGTTTTAAAGCTACTCTATGCCCTCCTGCAAAACGACTTAAATTTGAAGATGTTTTACCAATGTAAACAATTTTTTCATTTGGAAAAATTCCCACAGTAACAATATAAATTGGATAACAGTGATTTGGAGGTTCACCAAGCTCCTCTTTAATCATTTCGACTTCTTCTCTATCCAACCAATTTCCTGTATTGTTTTGTGTGATGACTAAAGCCTCATTCACATATTCCCTTACCATGTTCCACGTCGTTTCTAGACTTCTAGGTATATGTTTATTAACTTCGTGAAGAGGATAACAAACATCCATACCTAAAAAACCACCAAGATTGAACTCGGGTTTTCCTTCTTCTAAATAAGCAAAAGCAGGGAGAGTTCTTTTCCTCTCCAGCCAAGGAGTTAAAGGAGAAAAATACTGCATATTCCTTCCTCCATTCTATGTTGTCACACACTCTATTTACCAAGCATATATAATAAAAGAATTGCTTTATCAGCTACTTTGAATAATATCTAAATCGTGCAAATCAACTATACCTGATCGATTATTGTCATCAAAACGAACTTTAGCCCTTATGGGATTATCCAACTCATCTAATTCAAATTCAGCTATAACACACCTTCTATCTCTGTGTTTGATCTTCAGAAGATTCAATGGTGAAACAACATAGTGACCCCCAACAAACAAGTCCACTGCTCTTACTATTTCACCTTTCCTTATTTGCTCTAAAAAATATCCTGATGAATTATTGCTATCTCTTAGATTGTTGTAATCCATCATACTTCGGTTATATTTTGATTGAGAATCCATTTGCTACACCTCGTTTCCTAGTAAAAGTGTTATTTTATTGCGCGTTTCCTATCGATAATACTTCCCATAAGTTGCTTAATACCAATAAACATGACAAGACCGAATGTGATTGGCGACACACACAACGACCTCCAAAAATATATCTTACTATTGTACCAATTAAATGTTTTTTCTATATTCGCTTCACCTGTATAATCATCTTCAATTACTATTGCACCATCAATAGGTCTAATAAATATTCTGTTCATATCTACATTCATTGGATTAACTATTATCTTATAGTCTCTTGGATCTGATTCGCTATAATGAGAGTACCAGAAAGAGTTAAATTTAGGTTCCTTGTTTTCATCAGTTCGAGAAGGGTGAAACCAAACAAATTTCTTAGTTGCATCACTGAATTTAAAATTATAATTTGAACGTGCGCTACTATTTGCAATCAATCTAATTATCCCAGTTCTTTCAGCCTCTTCAATTTCGTAAGGAAATAAGTGGTCGGTATAATGTATTAAATTCCTTCCATTCAATTTTTCATACTCTTCTTTTATGATCCGTCTTATGTAATATCTCGATTTCAAAGGATAGAGTAAAGGAACAAGAACAAAGTATCCTATGTACGGGATTATGACAGAGATGATACTGGGCAAACCGGGTATAATACCTTCAATCCAAATAGATATCAATAATGCTAAAATCAATAGTATTAGCGTATAAAATAAAATAGTGACCAATTGTAATGCATGTCTGATTCTACCGATTTTCCCACGCAATTTTTTTCTTACTTTTCTTTGCGTCATCTCCAATATTATCACCACCAATAAAATTTTATCTTTTTAATCCTTAGTTATTATATTCTCTATCTATTTTCTCAGATATCTCTTTTTCTATAAGCAGTTCTTCGAAACGTTCAATGGCTTCTTCGGGATTGTTGCTCAGTTGTACCGAATCTATGTATGTATCTCTAAAACTGTCATTATCTCCGACCCCATTTGTATCCAACCATTTTCAATTATAATCTCAAAATGACTAGCCTTGTGACGATATTTGGCTGCTTTCCTAATTGAAGCCCTAATTTCTTTAGAGATTTTAGTCTTCATATGCTGTCACCTCTCTTTATAGAACTAACTTATTACCTTATGCAGTAGCTCTTTTTTCAATTTTATCAATATCATTTTTTAGTTCATACCAACATTAAACTACCCAATTGCTAACTTCTAATCCTCTGTTAGCTTTAATTTCCTCGTTGCCTTTTCTCATAACTAATGAGCCCAAACCGATAAATGGACATGTCCAACCTTTGTAGTCACCAATATTCTTGTAAATAAGATCAATATCTTCTTGTTGCATCTCTATCCCTCCTCGATGCTTAACATAGCAATATTATACAACATTTTCCTATGTATTTCTTAACAACTTATACATATTATTTTATTATTTTTGTTTGTTTAAGTCAAGCTGAATTATTCCAACCTGACCAATTTACTCAAGTCAACATCCATATAAGCAGCTATCCTTACTTCTACATCATTCCTAATTTTAGACCAAAGAAATCGCATGGTGTGAGTATATCCACGACATAGATACTCGGTCACCAAATCTTTATCTGACCTAACCCCCTCATAAACTTTTATGCCTCTCTGTCTCATTTTTTGACGAACCACTTTTAAATCTGTCAATACTCTGCTTTGTAAGCCCTCTAGATATAAAACAAACAATTCCTTCATCTTTAAGTCAGACTTCTTGATCTTGCTTATGTTAAGCTCCAATACATCCAACACATAAGGTAGTTGTATAAAATCAATTACAAGCTGAGTGTCTTCATTAGATGTTTTATAATTACTCATGCTGTACACACACTCCTAGAACGTTTGTTCTTATAGTGTACAACTAACTAAATAACTATTCAATAGCATCGTATCTAAACATGTTCCTATCTGCTTCAACAAGAACTCTTTGTCCAACATATTCGCCATCTATGTATAATTCGAATTCATAACCTTTGTATTCAACCAAGAGAGTATTTGAAGGAATGTTCCCGTAATTCCTTGTGTACTCCTCTCCACTAAGCAACTCAAACCGAACAACAATTAGACTGTTCATATGATTTGTTTTAAGGTAAATTCTAAAAACAGTGTCTGATTTGGGTGGAAACTGATACTGAACATTAGTCTTCTGTTTTGCCATTATTATGTATTCTCCTATCTTGGTAAAACGATGCTTTTACAAATCTTTAGCTTCTAAATAATCTTCTACTTCAATCATCAATTCCATTAACTCTTCATACTCTGCACCACTCATAGTACTTTTGCCACGATTCAATACAGTACATAATTCAAGATCTAGGGCGCTTGCTACTTTATAAATCTGCTGAAGCAATTCTAAATTACTCTTCAATGCTCATTAGCTCCTTTAATGCCTTTTCATATTTCTTTATTCGCTCATAGTCCTTCTTTGTTGGCTGCTCAATCCTACTCAAATCAATGTTATCTTCAATATCAGCAATCTTAACTTTTCGCGCCAACTTATTTTGTTTACAACGTGCAATGAACTCCCAGTACGTTTCGTTCTCTTGTCTTGTCAAGGCAATAACTGCTTCAATAATTTGACTTGTGAAATATTTCGACAGTTTTTCTCCGGTCATAGTTGTGTCTTCTAGGATGTCATGTAGTACAGCCACAATTTGTTCTTCATTTGAATTCATATTCATCATTACACGCAATGGATGTAAGATATATGGATTACCACCCTTATCATGTTGACCATTATGCATAGTTGCAGCAATTGAGATTGCGTTGTTTAAGTTGTTTACCATCTGAAAACAGTCCTCTCTGTACAAAACTGTATCAATTAACAACCATCCTTTTTTATAATACTGAGCGCTATATTCTTGTCCAAGTACCAATTCATCGTAGTTATTATGCCACTTAGAATACATGACCTTCATTAACAGTAGCCTCCTCGTCATTTCATTCCTTCTAAAAGCCCAATTTTATCAGTTTAGTATTATTGAATTACTACATAATAAACAGAAGTTACGCCTTTACGTTTTCTTTTTGGAATACTAAAGATTCTTAGTTTGCTTCCCACAACTTCAACTCCGTCTTCTATTTCGTTCAAGTTTATTCCAGAACATATTTTGTTTAAATTTGTTTCTTCCATTAAATAGCCTTCTTTAATTCCATTCTTCACAAACGTACAATCAGAAGCGCTTAGAAATTGAATGTCGCGATGTCCTTCGCTTTCCAATTTTTTGATCATAGTATCAACGTAATCCTGAACTTTCGTAATCATTGTTATCATTCCTCCGTCATAAATTCGTTTATCCATTGAATCCATACAATATGTCTAATTCAAAATCATTTTGTGGTCTTAGTGTATAGAGTGTCTTTCCCACTTTTCTTGCATATCTACAACAGTTACCAGTACCACCCTTCGTTCCATCCCAAGCAGCGACAACAATCCGTGATTTATCTACCATGTATTCATTTCTCTTTTGCATTTTCGCTACATGATACTCGCCAATCGGCACTCCCTCTACTCTATATAGTGGCATCTCGTCTACATAAACAACTTCATCTGCTGTATCAAGCATCTTCGTGTACCAGTGCTGAGTTACACGATCAGTCCATTTACTTGCTTGATTTTTGAATGGTATCGCTACAATGTTTTTGATTTCAGAATAATCTGTGTTCTTTAGCCCCTGAACTGTCCAGAATGCTATTTGGTCAAAGCCGATAGCACCGCCAGTAATAAAACGTTCAACTCCCTCGTTCTTAATTAAGTCAATTAACACTGTTTCAATTTTGCTCTTTATGTATTTTGATTGTTTATCCATAAGGCTGTAGCAATTTCCTAATTTATTCGGGCGGTGTCCTGTGAATGATAGTGTTCTACTTTCTAGCTTCTCCTGTACTCTGCGTTCTTCACGTCTTTTGTTTATTTCTTCTCTTCCTTCAGGGGAATTTAGCCATGCGAAGTCAACCATGAGTATCACCTCTTTCTTAAAAATCTAAAATCTCTGTAGCGCTGCAATTAAAATAAATGACCCCATCATTACATAGAAATATGTTTTATGAGAGAATTTTGACTTGTTAGTGAAACTTATGAGGCGACAAGGTGGGTATAATATTGCCATCGCCGCCAACATACCCAAAGCAGTATTAAGATAAGTAATTAGAATTTTTGTCACCCTTTATATTAAAATGTTCATTTTATACCAATCCAAAATTGAATCTAGCCATAAGAAACATATTGATAACTTCATTCATTCTTAAATTAAAGTATTCTCCTGTGCTATCCCACCACTCCGCAGGTTTTTCTAACAAGCTCATACTGTACCAATCAACAAGTGACACGAAATCAGTGATCTTCCCATCCCTCCCCTTGTTTTTATGATACTCAACAATCCTTCTTTGGATGTCATCGATCAAATGCGGATAATGAGCTACAATACCCTCAAATCCTTCACTTAGTTTGTTAATAACAATAGTTTTTGTGCTTTTGTCGCTCATGGCAGCTTTCAAAGGAGGGTCAATATTTATGATCTTGTCAAGCAATTGTTCTGAAGCAATAATCTTATCCATAATAATCCTCCAATAAAATTGAGTTTGTATTTTTATTTTCTATGTAAAATATGTATTTCATCAACCTACAGTTTTCTACCACACACAGGACAGAAATATATTTTTACCCCATACAATGAATGAAGTTCGCTTCCACCAATAACACTATCCTCCAGATAATTGCAGCTATTAATGAAAACTGAATAGTCATCACTGTGATTTCTCATTAATGGCTTTCTGTCTGCCAATGGCCTACCACTACAATATGGGCAAGTGTCAATATCCACTTTGGCACCACCTTTGCATAAATTCATCACGACTCCCGAAGCACAACTCTATTATGTTCCCAATGTTCCATTCTGGCTCTACCGTATTCCATCTCATTCAAATTGTTCATAACATTTAAGGCTTCTTCGTAATTTGAAGTTGCAGAAAATACAATTCCACTTCTCCCTTGTACTACATAAATACTTTGTTCATTTTTCTGCTTCATTTCTCTTCTCCTTTTCAATCCACTCAAGCTTATTAGTGTCCCAATTATCCTTTTTATGCTTTAGTCCCATCTTAGCAATAACATATGAATAGATGGGTTTGTATCCGTAATTGTCAGTCCGAACATACTTGTGCATATATGGAAACGAATCAGATGGATGCTTATAGTAACTGGCACTTATAAAGTATCTTTCTCCGAACCTATCACCACCCAGAACACGAACACAGAGATCTACAAACTTATCCTCTCTTTGTGGAATCCATACATGGTGGTGCAAGTGAAAACTTCCATCTGAATCTAATTTCATCTTTTCAAATCGATACAAACATTCATCTTTTACTTCATATGTATAACGATCAACTTCTCGATAAAAACCAAATCCATTTGGGACTTCATAATTAACTCCATTGATGTTTACAACCTTTATTTCGGCATTCAGTCTACGTTCTTCGTCATCAATTTTCCGCTTCAGTTTACTCATTTCTTCACTAATGCTCAATTTTGCCGTTCTAGACAGTACAGATTTGTAATCCGATTCCACTTGTTCATATTCTTTTTTCATTAACTCCAATTCCATTCAGTACCTCCTATTTTTTTATTAATACTCTCTTTCAAACCCTCTACATTCTTTTATTTCATGTTTATTCTCAAAAAATTCTTGAATAGCTTCATCTGAATTACTACAAGTCTCAAGACATTCGTATTCATCCTGTTGGACTGCATCTCCACATTCATGCCAGAAATGTGTACATTTCAAACAAATACTGCTTGTGTTAACTTTGATTTTAATCACTTCATATTCCCTCTAGATTTACAACATTAAATTCTTAATCAAACACGCATTTTACTGAATAATTACTTTTAGTCGTGCTAGTTTACTTTTATATTCATTATTATCTTCTGCTTTCCAGCTAGATGTCCATTTCTTCAGGAGATCCGAAATTGGTTCTTTATATAGCGGCTTAAAAAATTTAGCTTCACCCTCTACAACAAAAGCTATTTCATAGTAATCTCCATAAAAATATTGCAATAACTCTTCAACCTCTTTATTGTAAATAGGAGTTTCTACAACATCAAAAGTTTCTATTTCTGCTAGACCCACAAAAAACATATTCATCCTCCTTTTGTTACATAAATCAACACCACTTAAATAACCACATCTGTCATACCACATTTTCTATAAATAACTCTAAGTTTCTCTCTGACTTCTATGTATGCCGCATTTACTTCTTGCATTTCTCCTTCTACGTTCACAACTTCGTTAATCGCATCTTGCATAAGCAACGCTTCTCTCCATGCTGTTCGTTTCTTAAAGTATTCGTAGTTGTAAGTGTATGAATGACCATAACGATCTGTTGGATTAATTGTTTTATTTAATTCGACATATAATTCTTCCAGCTTAATAGCGCATCTTTTCAATTCGTTGTCTAAACTTTCATGTACTTGTTGCAACTCAATAAACTCCTGAGTTTTATTATTTCTGATAATTTCAATTGGCACACTTATAGTCATAAAAGATTTCTCTCCTTTATTTATTTACTGAAGCAATCATTAGTGCTCTCACGGATTCTTTTAATTAAATCCTCGCCCCTTTTTTCGTCCCATTGATTTATATAAATACACTTCCAACCCAAGCAGTATTTTTTCTTCTGGTAGATTTTTAGTTTTTGAACAAGTTTGTAGTAAGTCATCCCATGTTCTCTGCTTGTATTAACTCTGACTTCATCAATTTTTATCTTGTATTGTTTACCATCTTCGTTCCAATACTTCTTATACATCAATTTCCTCCTACTTATAAAACGTGCCTTTTACTGAAACAGTTTAATGAACTCCTCTTTCTTTGCGCTTGCTTCATTCTCCAATTTTACTAATTCAGAATTTCTTCCCCAAGATGATAACACGATAGTCATCGCGCTCGTTTCTTTATTTACTTGATCGTTAAACATTTTTATTATTTTCTTGTATTGAGCTTCTGATATTTTTCTCATTGTTCAACTCCTTATGAAACAGACCATCAACTATTCTTAATTAAGTTTACTTTATTATCAATAAATTCAATCGTTCTCTCAAATGCTGAGTAATCTAAGTTGTTCATTGTTTCTTCTTGTAACTCAAGTAAAGTTTCCTTAATAGCTTTGTAGTGTTGAAGAATCATTCTCTTTTCGTTGACTTGTAGTTTATTATTATCGAAGCGTCCCATACCCAATTCTCCCCTTTCTTAATAAAAGAACTCTTTTAGCTAATTTCTATGATCGATTGTCCAAACAACTTCCTTATGATTGTTACTTTGAGATTGAAATTTCCATCCATTGTTTGTCATTTCTACGGCGTGTTGAAGATACTCTTCATAATTTTCATATTCATAAGTTTTAATTTCATACAGAAGCTTTGGCAAACTGCTTTCCTCCTCTATACTTTCTTTTTTCAATTGTATAACTTCAGAATGATTAGCTTGCTTGCTAATTAGCGACTCTGGAATTAAGTATCCTCTACAAATCGGACATTTGTCATAATCAAATACCCACTTCTCCCCACAGCCCTCATAGTGAGATAGATGGAATAAATGCCTCTTGGGTACTCCAATACAGTGATACATTTTACTCACCTCTTTTTTTGAATTGATATGTATCTTTCCATAAATCAATTATAGCATCCATCTTGTTTGATATCAATATATTTCATTATTTTTGCTTATTTAAATAAAAAAAACCTCCATTAAAGGAGGCTTTGCACTAACTAATACGCAAATGCTTTTTATCTGTCACTAATTCAACACCTTCAACAACTTTACCCTGTTTTACGGCAGCCAATAACCCCTTGGTATCAATCTTATCGGGTTGCGGAATTCTGTATGTATTAGGAATAGCTCTTTCATTCACAATATTAATGGATGGAGGATTCTTTTGTAGTCTAACTTTAAATAGACCTGCGTCTATCTTGTCAATTTTATTTACTTCTAGCACAGCTTGAGTGTAGCTCTTTAATCCTTCTATTTTGTTCTGAAGGTATTTGCGTTTTTTTGCAAGTCGATCTTCTTCTTCTTTTAAGGCTTTGATATCTCCCTCGATGTTTTTCATGAACTTAGCGATATTCTCTGCCTTATTACTAATCTCATCTTCAATAGATTCTAGTGTCTCAATGTACAGTTGCAAATCATCTTCCGTTAAATCGTCATTGTCCCACGCAGAATCTACAAAATTGTTAAATACTCTATACTGCTCCCCAAGCTCATATAACTTACTCATACTTTATCATCCTTTTGTATGTATTATGGTAAAATCTATGTTTTATACTAGTAAATAGCAACAAAACTTTTCCTTGCTATATATTTTTATTCATATTATACTTTTTCAGTAAGTTTTTTTGGGAAGTAATGCTGGCCAGCTTACTATATAAACCCAATATCAAGGAGGATATACTATGTTAAAAGTAGCTAAAGTTGCTTTATCTGTTTTGCTCCTATCTGCATCAATCCCTTCTTTAATGGCAAATGCCCAAGAAAATGCTACTCCCAACAACTATGACCAGTATATTAAAGAAGCGATTGAACAAGAAATCTTACTAGATAAAGGTGCATCTAGTACTGCAAAAGGCATGTCAACTTTGAGCAATAAGGAATTCGATAAAACTTTAGACAACATCACAGAAAGTTCTAGCATTAGTCAAACCACAAAAGAAAACATCAAAAAATTGGAAAATGCAGAAGTTGTTCTTCTAGACTTCGATTCAGATGGAGAATTAATTAACGCAACTTCCTCCGATAAAGGCGATATCCGATCAAATTTTGAAACAAGAGAAATCACAACTACAGAATCTACATATGGAACTGAACCACATGAAAGAATCTCTACACAATCTTACTTAGGTAATCAAGGAAACACAGCAGGCAAAGAAACAGGGGCATTCCATCGCCTTCAAACTCCCGCTAGTAACGCTAATAAAATATATAATGGCGTAGTTGCAGACTCTGTTGTTTTGCCAACTTATAATATCACTGATGCTTTGAAATATTCAGAGGCAGCCTACTTATACACTGGTGTTGATGGAGTAGCTGAAGTTGGATTTGAAGGAATTGCTTCTCAGTTTACTCCAGCTGGGTGGTATCCAATGTTCCATGCAAAATCAAATCATACTGTTGATTCAGGAAATACCAATGGCATACCACAACCTAGTAGTGGTAAATATTACTATGATACAACTAAAAAGTTCTATGGTGGTGACAAAATTAACGGCTATAAAGTATATTATTACTCAACAGACTCAACGCTCACCATTAGAGAGCAAATAAATTACTCGGATATTTATGTTGTTAGATTTAATGGATTAGGAAGCACAGGTAGATCAGTTAAGCGGCTAACTGCAATAGCTATGGGTTCTGCCACTTCAACCACCAGCCCATTCCACTATGGATACACTACACCTGCTATTTGGAACAATATGAAATTTCTAACTAACAATAGTTCCAGTTCTGTTTACCCAAGTAGCGTCTCAGGATTAAGCAACGACGTATGGACTCACGGAGGAAAAATAGACTATACCAAGTCAGGGCAGTCAGAAAGATATGTCTTTTCAGTAAATTGATTGTACTTTGAATTAAAAGGAGAAAGACATCATGAAAAGATTCTTTATGGTTTCTGTGTTTCTTATTTTTTCACTTGCATTAAGCGTACAAGCCAGTGCAACAAAACATCCTTATAATTACACAATTAATGTGGAGGTAAACAATGTTCCCGTTAATTTCGGAACTAATTCAGATGCGCCTCCGTATATTGATAATGCTACAAATACAGCTTTTGTTCCTCTTCGTTTTGTTTCTGAAAATTTAGGTGGCAAAGTAACAGATTGGAATAAAGCTTTGCAACAAGTCACCATCCAATCGAAAGACGGAACTGTAATTAAATTAGCGGTCGGTAGCAAAACTGCGTATGTCAATGGTGAAAAGAAAACCTTGCTTGTTGCACCGCAAAGTCCGGCAACTCGCATTCAAGTTCCATTGCGAATTGTTTCTGAAGTATTGGGAGCTAAAGTTGATGCTAAAAAAATTGATGGAACATTGAATGTGAACATTACAACTTCCAAGTAACATTTTTTAATCTAGACCACCTTTTTGATAAGGTGGTCTTTCTCTGTTGTTTTTGTTCGACTTAGGAAGAGTGCTCCATTTTTCCAGCTTTTTGAAAGATAAAGTTCAAAAGAATCAAAACTTTGTTGTTTAATTTTGACTCAATAAAAGTCCTCTTTTATTCAATTATTTGTGCTTTATTTAATGAGAAGGTTTATAATATAAATACTAACTCTCACTAAAGGTGGCAATTAAATGGCACTCTCTCCTAAACCACTCAAAGAATTTGATAAATCAAAAATCAATTCTTCTGACGGCGCGCGTTACTTATTAAATAGTAAAAAAAATACTGCAATCAAGATACCGTCAACTGTACTTAAGGTGCTCCAGAAATTAAACGCTAACATATTTCTAGGTGACGCTTTGATTACCGCTCTTCATTTAAGATCGTTTGGAGATGATGAACTTATCATTAAAAACTGGCACGAATCTTCCTATGACATGTATCAGTTCCCCAATTCCACACCAAATCAGAGGTTTCTAAAGTTTATGGAAAACGTGTTTAACGTAATTTCACACGAACTAACAGAGAAAGAAACAGACACTCTGCTCTACTTTTTCGCAAGAGTTCCTCATGGATATACCCTCCCCGATAATCTTATTCGCTGTCACTATGAGCTGAGACATACTATTCTCTAGGGAGCGGTCTGTAAGGCTGCTCTTCTTTTTTATGAAATTTCTATTTTACATTAAATTTACATTGTCAATGATTCTTCAACGAAAGTTTTTGACGGCAGTTATCAGTTTATTTTTATAGTCCTCAAGGGTCATAAAATAAATATGCTTGTCTGGTCGATTGTAGTAATCATCATAATCTTCATAATCGAAAGTAGGATCATCTTCTTCATACATTGCATATGTATTTGGAAAGCTCATTGATTTTTTATCATACTTTTTAACATGTTCATTATACAAATAGTCCTTTTCGTATCTTTCTAAATCTTCAACACATGTAAAATCAAATAACTCAAGCCCTTGTATGGGGAGATTGTGACCTCTATGATTAATTTTACACTGGTAAAACTCATGTCGTTCTGCATCGCCTTCACTTTCGAATTGCTTACCATCACTTGTCTCCCACATTGTTTCAACATCTTCCCCCACTTGTACAGTTTCATACTTTGGGGTTTTAATTTCAATTTTCTGAATCATCATATCTCTCCTTTTAATCTAAAATTACAATCTAACTAGATTCAAATAAATAGAGCAGGCTAAAACAAAAGCAACAATATCGTCAATGCATCTAGGTGTGATCGTGCCATAAAATACTTTTTCTGCAATTGTCCATAAAAGACCTATCACGCAGTAGATTCCCAATACAATAATGAAATCAATAATAAAGAGAAGTAAGCCAATCAAAAAGTTAATCAAAAATAAATCCACTCTTTTCTAAACGAGATAATTTCAATTAAATCGCGATTTTAAATCAAGGATAGCTTCCCGTAGATTCTATAATAATAGTCCTCTAATATTTTTTTTCGTCCAGAAATATCTTTAATTGATGCTACTAGTCCAACATCTACTTGTTGTAATTTAACAATCGCTTCCACTTGCTGATGACTCATAAAATCTCTGATTCCTTGATGTTTCTTTAGACTATGTTTCTCTTTGAATTTTTTTGAAGTCATCCCGAGTACTATCTTATTTATCATGTCTGCCTCATTACTGTAATGAAACGGATTTGGATTTTCGTGAGACATTTTAATCATCGTTGTTAATGCTGGATATTCAATTCGTGCCAGTTGTCGCTCTTGAATGAACTTTTTCATTTCGTTGAATTTCTCTATGTATTTTATTTTAAATTTAATTGCATTTTCACCTGTAAATCCCATTGCCAAAAGTGTGAATCCATTTTCAGTCAACAAAAACTCTGGATACTCTTTTCCTCGATCATTTTTATAGGACGATTTTATAAAATTAATGTCCCAATCTGACTCCCCAATTTTGGGGAGTGAACTTTGAATGTTTGCAATATCTCTGAGTACATGATCGTGTCGTTTTACAAATATTTCTCCAACTTTTCTACTACTTACTACTGGTATACCATCAAGTGCAGTAATTCCAAATTCGTCACCCATAATAGTTTTTAACTTTTTACTCAAAATTTAATTCCCTTCTATGTAAAATTCTTATTTGATAATCTTTATGCTTTTTCAATTTCTATTTCCCCAGTTCTTTCTTTAAAAGAAACACAATCAAAACACTTGGAGTGTCCATTACGGTCGGCCTTACCTTCTCTGTCTCCAAAGGTAAAGTTACAACAATGACTCCCCCTGCTTCCATCCTCATATTCATAAATTATTACCTTTTCACATATAGGAAATCTTTCTTTGTAAGCTTTAATTTGACGAGGGGAATACATACCATAATCTTCATACTCTTCATCACTCAATTCGCCTCTTGCTTCGCGAATCCAAATATCTGTTGGTAAATCACCATTCGAACCACTATTATGTATTTTTTCTTGTCCTTCTATCGTAAATGTATCTATAAATCCATACAAACAATCATCACAAATTGTAAATTCAACATCGCATGCATCTAATGAACTACCATATCCCACTCTTCCAAGATTGATTGTGTGCCATTGCTCTTGATAACTAAATGCCCAATCATCTTTTTCATTCCAAGTTTCTGTTTTACCACATTTATAGCACCATCTTGTCTCTTCTGGACAACAATTTGCTTCGTGGTTGGCGCAATTGCCCTCATCTGTAAAAACCTCTTCACATTTCTCACATTGAAACTGTTGATTTATTTTCATTAAACCACTTCTTACGTATTTTTAGTTGCTATTGCTCTCATTCTATCAGCAGCAGCCTGTCTCTGTTCGGGTGTCCAGTTGCGACCACTACTCTTAGCACGCAATGATACCTGCCCATAGTCACCCTTGAAGTAATGACCACCATCTGCATCAACTCGAAGCAGCTCCAAACCAGCTTTTTTGATTTTTGTGATTGTTTTAGGGGAACAACTGTACACTTCCCACTCATTTGTTTCATCATTACACACACATACAGTTTCACGCTCTTCTGCTGTAGCCATTTATTCACCTTACCTTTCATAGATTCCAATCATTCCGTTTTTATACGCTTGTAATACACAAGAAGGACATAGTTTATTGGCATAATTATTATCAAAATCAATTAAAATAGGCTTAATTGCTGGCTTATCATTATGATACCCACCTACCCAAAAGCTCCCAGAGTTGCATAGTGAATGATATACATGTTCACCAATATCACTCAAAATATGGTACTTGTATTGCTTATTTTTTGCGGTTTGTGTGTGATAAATCTTCATTGTGCCTCCTCTGTCATTATCTGATGGGGGGAAATAATCCCCCCATTTGTACAATTCATTTAAAATCAAGTTTCCTTATCGTTTTTAGCATTTCTCTAAGCAAAGCTGATTCTTTCTCCGTTACACTAACATCTACTTTGTCCCAAACAAATACCAGCTCTTTTTGCTTTTGTATAAATTGTTGAAGTGAGTGTGCTATATCTATAGCTTTAATGTCATTGAAATAATCATTGGCAACCACGGCAAACAACTCGCTGAACCTTCGATCCAGAGCCTTACAAATAGCCGTGGCTTCAAACATAGTTACTGGTATACTTTCAAAACAACTTTCTTTAACCTCATTTAGTCTTGTCTTATTTATTCCCGTATCTATTTCTAAATCAATTAACACATCATTTTTTGAAAGAATGTTATAAAGAGATCCTAGTGCAGATATTGTGTAATTTAAACGAAGCTCTTCTTGCATTTTTTCATCTGAGATTAATGAGCCTGAAATATCTACTCCTATCACAGGAGGATCATCAAGCGATATGAGTATATTATATTCACTCATCCCCATATTTTTTCCAAGATACAGTGCGTTACTTTTTGAAACAGCAATCTCTAGATTTTCATACTTTTGAATAGTGGATTCATGAAGACCTACTTTTTCGGAAAATGCTCTTCTGCTTATACCATGTTCATTTCTGTACTTTTTCAAAAGATTGTGAAATTTTATTATCACTGTAACAACCTCCTTTTGAGATCATTATAGTATTATAATAATATTATGTAAATACTAAATTGTTTTAACATAGTGAAATGCTGATTTTACTTCGATCTAAATAAATCCATTAGTTCTTGATATTCGTCTACCAAAGATTGTCTGCCTTGCTTTATGTATTGTCTAATTACGTCTGCTTGACAGTTCAAGCTTTTACCTTTGAAAATGTCATTAAAATCATCAAACTCTTCTGCATACCTTACCAAATCAGGATGGTTATCTAAATAATTTACCCAAAGCATTTTGTACCATTGTGACAAATAATTAAGATCGTATTGTTTTCCGTTCAACTCAATGTGTGTAGGTTGTTTTCCCTTTGCATCTTTCCAGTTTGATGGTTTATAATCCCCAAATCTCTTACACATCTGATAGTGATTTTCTATTGAATTAAACCTACCCCATGCCCTTACTTTCGCATAAAAAGCGGAAAATCGTTTATCTCCTTTTGATGAACATTCAAGTATTTTTATTTTCATTATCTACTTCTTGATAAATGATCGATTTTATTTACACATCGCTTTTTAATTGATCTAATATTGTTCTATAATCAGAGAACTTTTCTTTGTAAATTTCAATTCGACTTTGAACTAACTCCAACTTATGCCCCAAATCTTCCTTTTCTCTCTCTAAATCAGGAATAAAGTTTTCGTAGTAGTCTAACTGCTGCTCAATAAAATGTTTTGCGCTTTGAACGCTCAGATAAATCTCTCCTTTCCTAATGAAATATCAATTTTAATTAAATTTAATATGATGTTCACATTATGTTCATCATCATTTACAATTAATTCATTTTATTGTTTACTTATGGTAAAACATCCACTATGATAAATGTGTATTCCAAATATGAAAGGATGATAAAGATGAAAAAGAAACTATTAGTTAGTCTGTTGACTGTTGTTGCTTGTTTCACACTTGGATCAACATCTTTTGCGGCTAGTGCTACCACACAAACCACTAATACTAACTCAAGTAAAATTTCATCAATAACACCTTTTGAAACTAAATATGTCACTCATCAAGAGGTTTTACCGAAATCATCTTTTCCTGATATGTCTAGTTTGCCTATGTATTATGGGTACAATCAAGATGGTTGGACGGGCACCATACCTTTGCGTTCTGTCGATGGACAAACAGGTTACACTTGGACAGTCACTTATGCAGGATGGGTAAATCGATAAGTTTAGTTAATTAATTTTATGAATAGTAGGCTCTATATTTTTCTATTTACCTGAGCCTACTATTCATATAGTGTACATACTTTATCATCAAATCTTTATTTTATAGTCCTACATTTCCTTAGAATAAATAAAAGCTCAGTATCCTCCGTCCTTCTCCAACAGCCACTCTTTTAGTTCCACTTGGGCCTTTGCGAAAGCCAATTCAATATCATTGCTTTGAACATGGATTATAGTTCGCCCATGCCATGGATGACCGATTCTGTATCCCACAGAAATACACCAATCTAGAACGTCTGAATGATATACTTCTAGCGTCCAACTTTTATGATACTTTTTTATTGAATCATAAAATTTTATGAACTCTTCCATGATTACCTCCTCGTTCCCCGATCAAATTCAATTTTCATTGGTATTTGCCGACCAATGTATTGATGTCTTTAAGTGCCACATTAACTTCATTGATTGACCCCCAAATTGAACCACCACTCGATTTAATCTCAATTTTAAATTGCTGTGGATCAGTTACTGGCTCAACTGGTGAACCATGATAAAACAATGTTCCTTTAGGAAAAGTCTTTTGATAATAAGAATCGGTATATTCCTTTGTTAGTTCAGTCAGTCCTTTACAGCCTTTCACACGCTTTTCTTCTTTCTTGCTGTGTATGTGATATCCAAGAGACTTATATTTATGAATTTCTACTAATAGTCCTTCTCTAATTCGCCAAATATCTTTAACTTCATGAGATTGAATCTGTTCCATTTATCCTCCTTGTAAAATACAGGTTTTACTAAATTTCTATTACCAACATCAGGTCAATGTCCACGTCTATCTTTGGGTCATAATTACTCAAAGTATCAAATTCTATACGATTATCTTTTAGATGTTCTAAAGCTTTATCATGTGATGCCCACATATCGTCATTATTTTTGTCGATAAAAAGAATATCCTTAGGCATAGTTAAGCCATATGCTATCCACTTAAACATCGCTCTCTACCTCATCTAGTTGTTCGATAAATTCCTGCACCTTTAACCCATACTGAGTCCTTGACTCCTTGGCTGCTTCAATAACCTGATTAATATTTGATCCTTTAACTTTTACTTGCTTGACCATCTCATCAACGCAATTTTCATTTATGTATTTAATCGTCTTAGTTCTGTTCATCAATATACATCCATTTTATCTTCAACAATTTGTTTTAAGTCGTAAATCTTATCGCGTAACTCCTGAAGCTCTCCATAATCAATATCATCAATTTCTAAGTAATTATATAATTCGAATAATCGTTCAAAGTTAAATGGCAACACTTTATCACTTCCAATCCAACAAAATTTCTCTTACTTCATTCCAGTTGTTTACTCGAAAAAATCGCTTCTCATCAAGATTGTGTGGTGCATTATACAGAATCTTATTCCCTTTGAAATTCTCTAAATTTTTAGGTTTATCGTCAATTAAATAATTGGCTGCTATTATAGATTTGTCCCTTGTAAATACAAATTTATTTTCATCTAAAAAAGGGAAGTGCTTTACCAGCCATTTATATTTAGGCACAACATTGTTCAAGTTGAATGGAGCTGTCACAATGTAGATGTCATAATTGTAGTTCAATTCTTTCAGTACTTCTTGGCATCCCTCCATTACGGGCAGGCTATAAAAGAAGTCAGGTTCATCAAGATACTTATATATTTTATCCCCACATTCTTCTTTGCATAGATGATGCCAATTCCAAGCGTTAATTTGATCTGGGTGTAAATCATCATTGTAATCAAGATTGTAACGCCGTACCCACTCACTGAGCAGGTCGGCAATAACATTGTCCTGATCGACAGCTAATACTTTCTTAGCCATTCAATCCCTCTTTCTGTTTTCTTAATTCAACTAAAGCGAGTATTCCATAACCAATTTGATCAAGTAATGTATCTTCAATTGATTCTTCAACCTTGGCCTTACTTCCTTGAACCAAGTTTTCAAGTCTTCTCATTTTATCGTCCATGCGGATTAGCGCACTTAAAATTCCATATTTCTCAAACTGGATACTAAAAGAATTTCCGTAATCATGATTCTTTCTTTTTAGAAGTGACTCAACCTCACCACAAATTTTCTCAATTCGCTGTTCCTGATTGTTTTCGATCTTTATTCTCTCCCCACTTAATCACTCGTACTTTTACATGTTTCTTTCTACCAAATTGTCTTGCTTCATTTTCTGTTCTGACATACACATCAATTTTGTGACCCTTAATTGCTCCACCTTTATCCTGTACTACTCTTCTACCTACACCATCTATATAAACCACTGTCCCCTTAGGCAGTACCCTCCAGTCAGCAGCTATTGTTTCACCAGCCTTTGTCATTTTACCTGAAGCAGTTCTTCCATAGTCTTTGCTGTGTACACTTCTACCTTGATTATTGGTGTAGGCTGTTAACTCAAAGCGATCCCATTTGTATGTATCTTTCTTATTTTTCACTTGTTCAATCTTACCCAACTTAGCAACCTTTACTTCTTGCTTAATGGTCGTGTTTTTCATTTCTCGTACTTGATTGACACTTTGTGCTTCAGTGTTGTTGCAAACTGATAGCGCCAATAGCAGAGAGAGGATTAGCTCACCCAACGTATCACGCTCCTGTTTTAGTATGAAGCCCCACTTCTATAGTGAGGCTATTTTCTGATAAACTCTGTCTTTTACTGTGTTATTCTATTCCGGCTGTGACTCTTTAAATTCTCGCACAGCGTCATTCAATTCATCCAATACACCAACCATCATCTCAACATGGTTCTTTGTAAAGTCGGTAACCTTTTTACCTTTTCCAAGTCCATTCTCGATGATATCTGTAACTGTATCTCCTTTGCCACATTCATGCAGAAATCTACCCGCAGCAATGATATTTGTCTTCAACTCTTCAAAGTTCAGATCTTGGGATTTAAGCGTCTCTTTTTGCTCCTCATAAGTAACAGCCTTAATTCCTTCTACTTCTTCTTGTTTTTCGATTGCTTTGATAATAGCTTCTTCCAATGCTTCAGCAGTAAATTCTCTTAGCCCAGTTTGGATGTAATCAAAGCGGCTACGAGCAAAGAATTTATCTGTTTCAGCAAGGAAAGCAGAAGATTTAATTACTTGGTTTTTTTCATCAGTCCCATTGGAACGAAGGTAAACCACGATATCACTATTGTCGATAACTGGAGCAAGTGCTCTCTTGTCACCTTTAGGCCAGAACTTTCCTTCTTTATCCTCAGTTTGGTGGGCAATGAAAACAACTGTGAATCCTGCTCCAATCAACTTATCAATCTCTTCCCAGTATGCTGTCTCATACTCTTTCCAAAGACCAAACCCATCTCGTCCAGATGCAATTGTATCTGAATCATATTTATCGCAAATATACTTAGCGCAGTAACGAGCTGATGCTTCAACTTCATCAAAGATAATAGTCTGGTATACTTCTCGCGCTTTACTTACCGTGGATTTGTGAGTTAATTGTTTATTTACCTTTTTAAAGTCGCTCCAGTTGTTGATTGGAGCAAATGGAACACCAGCAATTGCATTGAGTCCTTTTTCAAATCCTAGGTAAAAAGGTTTCTTAAAACGTGTAGCTTGCTTAGTTTTGCCCAAGTTGTTACTACCATAAATTGTGATGATTTTGCCTTCTAGCCCTCTTGCAACTACTGAAACTTGTGGATTAAAAATATCTAATGTTGACATATGTATAAAATCTCTCCCTAATTTAAAATGTAAATTAGGCGACTAGCAGCAAACTAGCCGCCAGCACAATCTAACTATATTTCAATCTATGTAATGCTACTATCCATTAAAACGGCAGATCATCTTCAGAAATATTGATTGGCTTACTATCAGAAAAAGGATCAATTTTTGTTGGCTCATCGAAAGGATTTTTACCAAATCCTCCGTCAGAATTTTTATTTCCTTGACCACTTTTCTTTTTCTCTTTCTTTTCTTCAATCTCTGATTCACGAACTTTAAGGGCTTTAGCGACTAATTTCGGATCAAATGCATTTTTACTGTCTTCATCATATGGAGCCGATCCACCTTTAACCAAATACTCTCTGACTGTTTTACGATCAATCTTTACTTGTGGTTCGCCGAACCCAGTTTCAATTTCTCGACGATTGATAATTTCTTGATTAACAATAACTCCATGCAAGGATACTGTATTTCCTTTTTCATATGTATCTGTCACGTATGCAACTGCTTTTGGATCGGCTGCTACCACTTCAAAAGGAATGACCGCTCCACCATAAATCGGAATCAAACCTTTAATAATTGCTCTTCCTGTACTTTCGTCATTTTTAATTTCTTCTTTTACAGATATAACAAATAATTCAAATGAAAAGTTGGCTTTAGGCTCAAACACATCAGACTCTTTAACGCGATTTACAAAGTTAGTATTGATTTGTGGATATGATTTCCAAAGACCATCGCCACCAACGTATTCATTGAGCCGAACTGAACCTTGTGTGATTCTAACTTTATCCCCTGTTTTATACTCGTCCATCATCGTCTTAATGCCTTTGTAAATACCATTGATGCTTTTGTCTTGTTTATACTTAAATGAGAACAAGTGAACAGTATGAACAGAGTTTTCATCAACCTGAATATCAATCTCACCCGAAATTACTTCTCTCTTATCTGGTAGTGTGCCTTCTTCAATTCGCACTTCTTTAATAGTTCCTTCGATATGTACTGTGTTTTCTGCTTCTTGAAGTGTTTTTTCGTTTGCCATTAATAAATCTCTCCTATTTTATGTATTATTGTGTAATTGATATATCTAGAAATCTACAACAATAATCTAAATAGGTGGACTTCTCATAGACCCAGTATCTATGTGCTCACATCCTTTCAAAATCCCCATTCATTAATATTTGTATCTTCTTCAAATGGCGATCCACTTATATTTACTTTATCTAGTTTATTTACATCGTAATTATTTAAATTTATTGAGGCTACATTTCCACCAGTTACTTCTAAACCTTTAACTACAGAACCGTTTATAACTCTGCGTCCTTCTATAGTTATTAGTGGTACATAATTGAGAATGTTACCGTGAACTCTAAGAGTGGAACCAATTGTAACATTATTCTTAAAATACTCATATACTTCTTTGTTATATATATAAAAGTTGAATGGGATAATATCATAATCATTAGAATTTCTAATTATTATTCTTGTATCAAGTAAATACTCTCCATTTATACTAGATGGATTAGCATCAACATAAACAATTTCTTGACTAAAAAAAGCTTCTGGCTGTTTATTTTCATAAGTAAAACCTTCTAAAGCGTATAACTCTCTAATTACAAATTGTTCTTGGGAATTCCCTTTATATTCATTTATTTGGAGCGATCCTTTTACAAGTACTTCTAATCCATCTTTTAACTGTTCTTCGAAGCTTTCAATTGCGTCCCAAGCAATAACCGATATGTCATCACAAATGCTTCCGTGACTAATGTTAAGTTTTACTTGGTTCGCATAGCGATAATTACTGTATTCGCTGTTATATAAATCATCCCACTCAACTGTCAAAGGTTCACCTGTCCCACTTTTAAACAACTTAACTTTGCTGGTTTTCGATCCAAACAACTCAACATACACAATTGAATTTTCTGACACTTTGATTCCAAACTGTACTCTTTTCCATTTGCCATTCTCTGTTTGACCTTCAGTAAATGCTTTTTTGTCGGCTAACCCGAGGACAGTTCCTCTTAAAACAAAATTTCCGTATGTAGGAGATAAATTCATACTTCGCTTTCACCCTATTTTTTCAAAGATGTAACACCATGAAAACCAATCAATATCAACATCTCCTCTCTCTTTTATATTTTTATTTTTATATATAATCACACATTTTTGTGTGTTATTTTAGTAAGTTTTTATGTATTATAAAATATTGTACTTTTTAGCCCACTTACGAACTGTGTTATCACTAACCTTATATTTTCTACCAATTGCAACCCAACTCATTGTGTTCATCATTTGAGATAACTCTTCTGGATTAGGCCATTCCAACTTACGCTGATTAACTCCTCTTGATATACTGCCGCATTTACTAGAACATGTTTTTTGCTGATGAGATTTAAGTATCTTCCCACAAACCTCGCAATAAGGAGAGCAATAAAGATGTTTAACTGTACTATTGAAATCGATTCTTTTCAGCCAACCATGCAATTTAGCATGTTGAGAACTCTCAAGTACAATTAGATTTTTTGGATGATTGTTTTGCTTGTTAAGGTCAAGATGGTGTACAACTTCTTTAAGTCTCAATTCACGTCCAATCATGTCCTCTGCAATATATATGTGTTCATATACAAATCCTTCATATCCCCTTCCTCTTAGTGTTTTGTGATATTCTGGTATAAAAATAGTTCTGTAATTATTGAGATGTCTTACTTTCTTTCCATTGAATTCATTTTCGTAAATACCATATCTTCTCCCTTATCTTTATTGGAAATATGTATTGTGTATTGCCTTTTGGTAACTGTCTATCTTGATAAAAGTATTCTTTTACTCATATTATCTTTCACTTAATCTTTGGTTCTATTTAAATATATCAGCATTAATGAGTGTAGTCAATAGTTATTTTAATTATTTTTATATTTTAAATTTCCTTATGTAATTTGCCGAATCTATGTCGGCATTATACTTCTAGGCTAAGTACGCTAATCTAATCATTGCTGTATATTTTCCGCTTCTAGTGTAGGCATTATAAATCTTGTCGGGATTATTCGTTTTAAATTTAATCAATATACATTCTTCCGCTTTTTCTTGGCATAATTTCTCTAAAGCTTTAGCTTTGTCTTCTAAGTAATCAGCAACAAAATCTTCTTTATTTTTATATCCATATTGGTCGATTAATGCCCTTCTTTTCTTCCCAAGAAACTCCAACTCTAAGCCTTTTTGTTTACAACAGTAAAAGAACATTTCACTTCTATCGTCATTAGAACGTAAAAGAAAGTTCATCAAATTTATAATTATATCTGCCTTTTCAGGAATCTGTAATGCTTCGACTAGCTCTTCATGCTGCATAACTTTTCTCCTCTGTAATATTTTTTCTATACATTAATTATATGATATTTCCAGAGTTAGGCAACTGAAATTCATATCATACGAATATTTCTTGACAAAACCCTTTATATGGAATGATCTACAATATTTATGTCGCAAAATGTCGAATAACCAATAAACAAGAACACTTGTTCTGATTTACTTCATTATACCAATACCAAAAGGTAAAATGCAAGAAGTTACCGTTATTTATATGTATTATTGATAATTATATTTTACCTTTTGAAATAACTCAGTATTTTTTTCAAGTGTATAGCTGTTACATCTACGAAATGAGTTTTAAGCTTATTGACATAAATCTTATAACTCTTTTCATCTATATGTTCAATTTTTCCGATCTGAACCATACTTCCTCTACTTGCTTTTTCAAACTCAGGTAGTTCTTGAAATAATTTCATCGTTTGATCCACTCTGGTCTCGTCTATGTATTCACCGTCATCTGTCAAATATACAAGCGTAGTTCGTCCATTTTTTGTTTCAGGTTTAAAAGCTCGGATTTCCCCAACTTGAAGCATTATCGCTTGGTCATGTGTTTTTTTACCTTCTCTTTTTACTACCTTGATTGTATCTGTCAACTTCATTGGAATTCACCTCGATTCGTTTACTCGCCTTGCAAGTTTTATTCAGTACAAGGCGGTAAACATTTGTTTCACTTAATTACTTCAATTCATCAGGCACTGGCTCACTGCATACCAGCGTCCAACTAGCGAGATTTACTTCTGCTACAGTCAGAATCGTAAAAACGAAGCCAACTAACATAATCAATTTGCTTTTCATTCTTCCTTTCCACCTCCCTTCAGGCGAATAAGAAGAATACTTTGAACTAATATAGCTAGATTAGATATTGGGTTGTCTATTAAATAAAATATTGAAACTAGCAACAATGAAATAATTTTAAACCATTTATAATTTTCTTTTTTTACTTTTGTTTGATTTTGTATATCGCTTGGTGCGTAAATTAGAACTATAAGCAAACTAACTATAAACATTATAAAAGTATGTGTAGTAAAATAGTAGCCAAGTTCAGAAATAAGAATAATCATTACTGTCGAAAAAATTATGCACTTTTCGGGAGTTTGAAAATGAAACCCTCCCGAAAATATTCTTAGTAGTGAGAAACCAAGTATCGCTATCAAACTTTCTTTTAAATTACCAAAAATCAGAGAAAACATTATTATCAAAAAAATAGGTATAGTATTTGTAATTATGAACTTTAAAGCATATCGGATGATTCCATATGAAGGCAACTCGTCTGGATATTTATTTTTTAATTGGTGACTCACTTTGTCAACAAAATGATCAATTATTCTCATCTTTTAATTCCTTTCTAAATTCAATCATTATCATAATCACGAATATTGCCAACCAAAAAAGACCATTTATATATATATTGTTAAAAATAGATTTACTCATAAATGTTACGCCTAAAAGTGACGCAATAAACAAAGTGATATTCGAGAAATTTAATTTGAATTTTAAGGAGTATTGATAGGGTAATGTAGTAAACCAGATAGATTTTTTTCTTAAATATAGACTTGTAAAGATTACTATACTGTCCCCTGCTATTTGTACTATATATCCATATGTAAAAAGTGTTGAATCTAATGACTTCGATGTTGATACCATAAAAAGGACTGCAATTATTGTTTGAGCAATAAATGAAAACAAAAAACTAATTCCAGAAATTCTAAGTGATGAAAGTAGCGATATCTTAAACAAAGAAATGAGAAAAACGATCATCAAACCTATGTTTACAATGGGAGCAAAGTTCTCTGGTAGCCCATAATCTCTGTATAGATAAGTAGCAACAGATATACATAAACTCGCCACCACAAACTGTATCCAATACTCACGAAGCTTAACTTGGTACATCCCAAAACCAAATGTAAAAATTGCTACTCCATCAAACATAGACAATAATATGTATTTGATTGTTTCCATTCTGCTGTTTCTCTCCCTAAATACAAATATAATTAATTTATATAGTGAATATATCATGAGTAATCAGATCTGTCAACATCTACACATAAAAAAAAGTAGAATAAGAAAAAACTTATTCTACTTCAAGTACTTCTGGATATATTCTTATTATTGTTTCTATATTTAAAAAGTCTTTTGTGTACATTGTTGTATAGAAAATCTCTCCATCTTTACTGCCCACATTAAACTTTTTGCTTATTTCATGTATATCGCTTCTCTCCAGTTTACCCTTATTATCAACATAAAAATCTTTCGCCATTTTTAGCATTCCTGAATTCCTTATGTCTACTGGAGACAATCTATCCATATTTAGCTTTGTAGCAAACTTTGTGATAGTTTGAGATATAAGGGTCTGTTTAACTTTTTCGTCTTTAGTGCTTTTTATAATATAAGAACTGTCTTTAAGGCTACTGATTTTTTTATTACTGAGACTCCCTTCACCGAAATTTGAGCTATAAGCTGTCTCCTCATCGGCTCTAAACATTGCTTCCAATAAAAATTCGCTTATCTCTATTTCTCGTTCTTCCACTTCACCATATCGTCCAACGTTTGTAAGTTTTACTGTCCCATTGGCTTGATTTATATCCTGCTTTTTCAAGTTCCTGATTTCGGAGCATTCACGTCCTAGAATGCCTTCAAATATACTTTGAATTATAACAATATCTCTATTGCTATCAATTTTACCAAGCGCTAACTCAAGATCGTCATCTCTTATAAGAATTTGTTTTGGAATAAACTTTTCATAAAATTCCTTACCATTAACAACATCAAGTGGATTCAGATTATCAGCTCTAAGATCTTGAGAAATAGCCCACTCGATGTATTTTTTAATTACCGATCCATATATAGTTGCCGAACTCAATTTATTGGGAGCCAACAAATACATAACCTCTTCGATTTCGGACAAACTAAAATTATACAAATCTTTGTTGTATTTCATTTCAACCTTGCTTGCACGTTTTAATTTACTTTCATAATTACCTCTTGTTGCTTTTCTATATCCCTCTAAAAACCTTTGTTTTATATCTGGATTATATAGATTGTCTCCATATATACGGTTCATTAATAAGACACCTCTTGTTATTTTATAGTGCGCTCAAAATATTTTATAAGTTCTCCCTGTAATTTCTTATTGTCGTAAATTCTCTTCGATTCAAGGATTTCAATCAAATCATTATCTTCAAAATTGATCTCATCTACAACACTCTTCAAACTTTTCAATTCTCTATTCTCATCGTAAAAACGTTTAGCGATAACCGTATACCCAAGGAACATAAAAGGATTGTTGATATAAGTGTGTTTATTGGGATTTTCAATAAATTCGTCGTAATAAAAGCCAATAAGATACCCAAAAAATTTAATTAAATATTCTGAGACTTCTCTGTACTCAACATAATTAGTTGGGTTAAATGTTTTTTCAATTCCGAATGACAAAATACTGAAAGTTGTAAGTTGACCAACTTCTTTATTTGCCTTTCTGCTAGAAGCAATTCTAATCCCTCTTAGTTCACTATTTGGATTATTTTGTAATTCTTTTACCACGTTGTCTGACTTCTTTTCCGCTTGTAGTTCTTTTCTTCTTTCCTTGGACAAAGGGTTTATGGTATTTATTTGACCAAAATATTGTTCTGCGGTGGTGTTGTCATATACTCTTATTGAAAGAGGAGATACAAAATCAATGTCTTCTTTTGTGTTCAAAGCTTTAATTTGACCTTGAAAACGATGATATCCATCGAGTATGGAAATTATACTTTTTTCGTTTATTGTGAGAGTATAATTTTCTTTATCATATGTCACAGGTTGGTGCTCGTATGCGAATACATTAAAAGTAATTGTATCTGCAAGATAGCTTTGATTTAGAATTTTTTGAGCAATTTTTTTTACACTCGTTTGGTTAACAATGGGTGACTCCACTACACCATCGCGAGTATTACCTTTGTATCTCATACCACGTTGGGAACGAGGGTCATAATTAATTAATTGAGAATTGAACATTTGTACCAACATCTGTATAGTAATCTTTGTAGAATACGATCTTTCATCTATTTGTATTACGTCTTCAAAAGTAATAGGCAGTTTTAAATAATCTTTTTGATAGATCAATTTAATGTTTTCTTTTGCTTCGTTTATTTCATTATGGCTAAAATAGTCCATTACATCAATTATTGTATTACCAAGTACACTTTGCAATACTTCTGTAATCACACATATAAGTGAAATATCAGTATCTTGTAACAGTTTTGTGTTGATTATTATTTTATTATATTCTCCGTATGGAACTCCCAATGCACTCAAACGATCATTAATTTTTAAAATGCTTTTCTTATCATTTTTATTTGATTCAACAATTTCAGTTAGACGTTGTTCTAATTCGCTTCTCTCTTTTTTCAATATCGTCACCCTTTGTATTGATTATATTTTCATTATAACATAAAAAAATAATAAATATACATGACTATAGTCGCCGATATTCGTCCAACTTTTGATGGCTATTACCAAATAAAACTAGATCGATAGCCATTTTTCTTACATCACTTAAAGAATAGTTTTGTATCTTTTTTATAATTTCTTCCCTGATTTGTTTGTAGCAGCTATCACAAAATAGCTCATTATTAACTGGTGTGAATTGCGTATAGCACCTTTCGTTGTTACAAACTTTGTCGTGTGTTTTAGCTCCTTTAGCATTAAACTCGGCCTTTGCCATAGCCACTTCCCATGTCATATTGTTATTTGCAATCGTAGACAATGAAGGTTTAAGTTTTAGATCCCCATACTGTTTTCTAGTTGGGATATAGCCTAGCCTTTTTATTGCCTGTTTCAAATCGCTTATCATTGTATCGATGTTTAAATATCTATTCTTTAAGTTGACCTTTGCTACTTCTGCGAGATTTTCTATTCCAAAATGCTCAGATATATAATCCCAGCTAGGACTAAAGCCCTCTTTCTCATATCCTTGCTTATCAATATAGCCTTGTGTTACATTTAATAACTTCAAATTACTTATGGCTTTTGTTCTATTTTCTTTTAGTTGAAACTCATCTTTACTTGGTATGTTTGCAATTTTTAAAAATTCCTTGAATCCAATTTTGTGTTTTCTGTTATAAGTATCCCACGTTACAGTTTTATCCTTATCTCTGTATTTATCAAAAAGCTCAGTTGTCAAATATCCACCTGCTTTTTCTGCCGCAAGCCTTGCCTGAGCAACGATCTCATTATCCATATGAATCACCTCTCAACAAAATACCTGTTGGTCATATACCAAGCCTTGCCCTTCTCTGTTTCCACCATACCCTTCTTGTTATCCAAAAATACAATATCACCACATTCTTTACAACCCCATTTACTTCTCTTATACACCGAATCTTTGATATAGGAAGCCCCACATTTACATTCTACTTGTATCCATACTTTATGCTGGCTGTATGCATCTGTTAGAAGTTGATTGACCTTACTTGCTACTGTTGGTTGCTGTATTGCTGCTACATATTCCCTCTGCTCACTAAATTCATTATGTACTTTAAAGTCTGCCACAAGCTCAGGATTCAATCCAAAGTACTCTTTACCTACTGTTGTTACATATTTACTGCCTACACGATAAGATTCTATCCAGTCCTGTATTTGTTTGGTGGACAGATTTAAACTTCCTTTAATACCGCTATTTAGCGTGTAGGTCATTGTGTAATATTGAGAATTAATCGCAAACACCTCCTATGATTAATATACTATAAGCGATAGTTATTATCAAAACAATAAATTTTAAAAAACACAAAAAAGCGAACTCTTTTCATGTTCGCCCACGTTCGTGTTCATATACTTCTAAATAGTTGTTACAAGACTCTCTAAATAAATCTCTATTTTATCCAGCAGTGTTTTTAATACATACTCATGAATAAGACATTAACAATAGTTTTTAGACTCATCGTCCTCTTTGTGCCACAATAAATTTCCAAAATCTAATTTTGTGTATTTATGTGGATTTGCTATTAATTCTTTCCTCACAATGGGGAGACAGATATCACACAATTTTCGATCCTCAACGGTTGTAAAAAATTCCTTTCTACAATACATACACTTCATGCAAGAACCTCCTTATCTTTTAAATCTTCAACAATTTCCTTTATTTTATTTAATTTTATACCTTTAATATTTTTGTAATAATCTATATGTAGATCTACAGACTCTAGAGCTTTGCTAAAACATAAAGCGCCGTAATCTTTGTGAATATGGACAAGAAAATACATTGTCGCTTCTGTCTTTATTGCAATCTTATAAACTTTTCCTTCTATCATTGATCTGAAGGCTGAAATGTAAGCTAAAGCTAACCCTCTATACATACCGGATAGAGATACAATGTCGTTAAGTGCATGATTTAATTCAATCTGATTATGAAATACTCTTTTTGCGTAATCATATGATGTTTTTATCATTAAATCTGTTATGACTTGACCCATCATTTCACTCCTTTTGGTGAACATGTAACCATTTGTCAATATCAAGGTTCGTTCTCACTACCCGGTTTTTCTTAGAATCCCATATACGGAACCCATTTGCCATAAAATTGCTTAGTGTGTGCTCGCTATCGGCATTTGTGTTCGTAAATACCCAAGTTTCGAGTTTATGTTCTCTGTCATACTCGGTTAGCTTCATTAAACAAAATCTTTTATTTTTCATAGCTGCTCTCCATGATGTTGTCTATTATGCCGTTAATCTGATAGAATAAAATGACAAATTACTCCCTCTACAAAAGTAGGGAGATTTTGTTATGTCTTCTTTATGGAACGAAATTCGTTCCACTTGCTCTTAATTTATTATAAAAGGGGTTATTTTACATGTCAACTGCTTTTTTGGTGAAATATGTGGTGGTTTGAAATTACACTCTCTCATATATTAGATAGAAAGGGTATTAGTAATAGGGAGTTGGCGCGCAGAACTGGCATTAGACCTGCAACAATAAATAGCCTATGCAATAACACTGCAAAACAACTATCTTTCGACAACTTGGCTACTATTTGCGAAGTCTTGGATATAGATCTTGATGAGATAATCCTTTTACATAAAGAAGAGAAACGGGATTAGTTTCCCGTTTCTTTATCTCATTGCCAATGAAACTGATAATGCATCCACAATTTCATGACTATACTTATCTGGAAGTTCGGTAATTTTAAAATCTAATTGATCTTTGGATATAGTCATAATTTGTTCCAGCAAAATGATGCTATCGCTATATAGTCCTGTGTCTGTTCCACTTACTTTTACATGAGTAGGCATTTCTTTTTTTACACGTGATGTTACAGGAGCCACTATAACTACTGGAGAATACTTGTTTCCCATATTGTTACCAATCACCACACAAGGTCTTTCACCACTTTGTACGCTCCCTTTATTGCTCCCTAAATGTACATTCCACATATCCAAGCGTTTAATTTCTTTTGTCATTCGATCCATTGCTACCGCCACTATGTAATCACTCCTCATTAACTATTGTTTACTTCTCATCTTATTTTTATTTTTGCTACTAGTTTTAAATTCTATTATGTACTTTTCTAAACTTATCTTGCTCTTTCTATATGTAATTATACTAACAAAAATAATTAAATACAAGATGGAACGTTTGTTCTGTCAAGTTTTTTTCGTATCATACGAATATTTCCGTGCCTAAGTGCATAATACTATTGACAACTGGATATACATAGCATTAAGGATATCTTCAGGGAGGAATATAGATGCGACAAGACGCTTGGTCTCGATCCGATGACGATCTGCTAGCTAAAACAGTGATTAACTATATAAGCAGTAACAAAACTCAATTAACTGCATTTCAGGAGGTTGGGAGAGAACTAAATCGTACAGCGGCAGCATGTGGTTTTCGCTGGAACAGTGCTTTGAGACATAACTATAGGAATGAAATAAAAGCAGCTAAAGAAGAAAGAATGAATAATAAGACAAATACAAAAATAAGAAATACAAATACCAACACAGCTATGAAAGAAGACATAAATTATATGACAGAAATAGATAAAGCAATCGACGCACTAAATAACTTGCGATTGGAATTTCTGAATATGCAGGAAACAATTCGAATGCAAACAAATAAAATAAATGAGTTGAAAATCGAAATTAGTGATGGCAGGAAAGAAAGACCTATCGCTAGCGAGGATTTAGACACATTAATTAAAATTATACACAGAGCCGAACAATTAGGGTTTCCAAAAAACATTGCACACAAAGAAGAACCTGCCATTTAATTGGCAGGCTTTTTAATAAAAATTATATTTTACTCACTATAAAACAAACTTTGTGGTGCGGTTATTTAGCTGCATCGTTCAGAGGTTGATTCAGCAGAGATCAATCAGCAATTCGCTTGCCTTCAACCCTTCCCCAATACCAATTAGATATACAGCCTTCCTAAGTGCTTCTCTTGCCTTCTCGTCCACTATTGCTGCTTCCCCTTACTTGTATGTATTTTATCCATTGCACTCATGGAGGATGTGCTTAACGTGTTCCAACACATCCTCTAGTTTCTTACCACACTTCTCACAATACATTCTGCATTTCACCTATCTTTTTAATTAAAACTACATTTCAACTGCCATCCATAAATATCTAAATTAATCTTCTATAAACTTTTGTCTTTTTATACATTCTACATGCTTCTTATGTTGCTTCTTTTTCTCTTCGTCCCAAGGCTCATACTCTAAAATATTTTCAGACATATACAATCTTACTACTAATTTTCCATTTACCATTCTTTCTACTACATATTTGTCCTTAACATCACAATAACCTTTTATCCATCCAATACTCGCACCTCTTACCCATATGCGTTGGTTATAGCTCCATTTATTTTGTTTAGATTTTAAGTTATCTATTAGTCTATTTGATACCAACCCATTTTTCTCCCTTCCGCTTAAGATATAAAGATCAAGAGAGTATCACCAATTGCGTATCATTATGTCTAAGTTGTTCTTTGAACATGTCTAAGGTTTCTTTGTTTCTACTAATTCGGGTTACGTCGGTCACAATAACAGCGTCAACTTCTGATAGATTATTGGTAGCTAATTCTAAATCTACATCACTCGCTACTACAACAATGTGAACAAGATTGATACCTTCTGATATTGCATACTGATTTATTTTATTTTGCTGTTCGTCTATGCTCCATTCGATAGACGATCTTACGATTGCCATAGCCTTCATGAATTAATACTCCTTTACTATTCGCATTAATATTGGACTAATCAAACTTGCATTTTATAAAGCTTCTACCCAGTTTACGGCTATCTCAAAATCGTTAATTACTTTCTCGGTATCCCTCGCATTGGGCATGAGCGAAGAATGAGCAATCTTATGACGGTATCTATTCCTGTGGGAATTAATGTTTGTCCAAAGAGTAGGATTGTTTCGTACCAGTGATTGCCCTGCCTTCTCATTCAATTGTCTGTCGCATCTCCTATAAAAATTAGTCTTTGTGCTGTCTAAGAAAGTATCAATTTCCGCTTGCGTGTTTCCATTCAAATACATTTTCTCAATGATTTTTTGTTCTACAGCAACCTCAAGAGCTGCGGAACTATTAATGATTGCTGAACGGTACTCTCCTCTTTCAGCAAGATTGCGAGCCATTATAATCAAATCTTTAGTAGGTGGAATATCGAAACCATTTATAAGTCTTTCTTTTAATGTTTCAACATGATTACTATCGATCTCTGGTAACCATTTTTGATATGGCATCATGCTAGGTGCTTTTCCAGCATGCTTAATAGAATCATAATAATAACCATCGACAAACTGTCTCGATGTCGTCCCCTTAAGAGTATGCATAGTTGTAGTTTCGACAAAAAAATCATTTCGCAGATAAGAATATTGTTTTATGAATTGATTTAAAGCATTATGATAGGGATAAACTAATCTGCTAAGTTCATTCAATCTCCTATTAACAACGTAATCTATTTTTTCTTCTAAAACCTGATCTGTATTGTAGGTGCCAAATTCTGTTGTCGCCATTCTAGTTAAATCAATGGTATCAGTATATTTAATTCCTTCTCTTATCATTTTTGATTTAATTTTATCAATCAAGTCGTCGTTCGTGACATTTAAATACAGTTCATCTTTTAATTCTAGTTCCTCCTCAATTGTACAACTAATATAACTTTTACAAGGTTCGAAAGCATAATTTGGAATACGATTATTGATTATGTAACTTTCCAATTCCGCTCTCTCACCTTCGATACACATGGCAGACTTTTTGCTACCAAAAGGATTAATATGTACTCTGAAAACATCATCACTTAATTTTAGGATAAAATCTTTCTCTTCTGTTGGGTTTAGTCTCGTTCTTACTGAATAATCTCCATTTGGAAGTTGAATCATAAATGGTAGCTCGTTTGTGAACTGAACCTTTAATTTCATTTTATTCTGGGTCTCCTCTCCATTATGAAACATGCCTTTTACCAGCTACCAGAATACTTGTTCACCGTTATAGGATAATGATATATCTCAATATCCTCATCGATAAAACCTCTCCGCTGAGCAGCTAACAACGTTTCATGCATGTTCTTGCGTCCCACAGGGTTGTCTGTATGTAAATATATCTTATCAGCCCTCAATCCATGTTCACAGAAGTACTTCACCAAGTCATATCCGTTAGGCAGTTCTTTACCATCTACGTCCTCTCCCAAATCATGGTCTAACGTAAGAATGCCGACACTTTTGGTTTCAAGGATATGTATTGCTTCATAGTATGTACGAGCCACCACAAAGCCATCTGGACAGTCTCTAAGATCGTCAACATACAGGTCAATCTTATCAGTCACAGCTATGCTCCTTCCCTGTGAAACACATCTTTTACCGAACATGTGTTGGGATGACGACTATAACTTAGTTAATTCATTTTCACAACGCAAGAGTTCGATTCTATATTCCTCGATTCGTTTTTCAATTAGTTTGATTTTTTCATACTCTTCTGCAATTAGCATATTTATTTCGAGTTTCTTGTGCTGCATTTGAGTAACTTTTTCTTCTCTTGTCATTACTTTAGGTACTTCTTCCAGATTATATAATGACACTTTTCCGATTCTTCTATTGTCCACAAATTTAATTTTTGCTTTGTTGTTATCTACAGTCTCAAGAACAATGCATTTTCTTCCGTTGTTCTTGCTAACATTATTAATTTGGTAGGTGTGCCCTAGTTGTATTTTATTTATATCCACAGAGTTACTCGTCTCCTTTAAAACAGCCAGTTCACAGAGTTTCATCCGAATCTCTAAATCTATTAAAAATATGTGCTAAACTAGTAACTAATACGATTGGATGTGTCTTTTCTTTATCAACGGGCAAATAAACTATTTCATTATCGATTTTTTCTTGAATTAAATCAATAAGAAGCTTGGCTCCAGCAACGTATATTTCATGTAAATTCCCGTCGATATCGTAGTTATAATCTTCACCACGTTTTGGAACTTTAAACTCTTCCAACAGATACTGAATATCACTAGATTCGAGTCCAATCTGTGACAGTCCATAGGTTAATCTAACAACTTTCGATTCAAATGGATGTGCAACCATTTCTCCATTTAAAATATGATATCCGTAAGGTGCTTCAGACATATGAGTACCTCTTTCCTTAAAATATTTTCAAGGTAAAACAGTCATTTTACATGAGCCTGTGTTTGCATTAATTTGCGATAAACAAAAGAACCTTGTTTAACCTTCCATTTTGCTATAATTTTATCTGGCATCGAAAAAATTTTATAATTATATTCAATTGCCCATAAATCATCGCCCTCTTTTACAAATTCAATGTTAATTAACTTGTGAAAAACGATAATGATAGAACATAATACTGATTTTTTCATGGTTCACACTTCCTATCAAATAGTTATTTCACGTAAATCTCTTTAATGTCAGTTGCTAAAGTTCCAATTAATAGTATCATATCTCTTTCTGTTAGTTTTTTATTTTCTTTTAGTAAGCTTAATATATTTTGAACGCATTCTTCAACCTTCATATCCTTGTAGTGATCTTGAGCCTTTTCGAGTTTTTCAATGGCTTCTTTTGCGTCATAAGATGCCATTGACATTCTAGCAAACCCCTCCAGAACCTTATCCTGTGCATTCATATTGTTACTCCCTTCATTTTATGAATAAAATAAACCTTTTAATTAAAAATTTAATGCTTGTTTTATAAAGTTGATCTTTAACAGATCATCTTCAAGTGAAGCTGAAAAATATCCTTCATTTTCTTTAGAATGTTGATATTCAATAATTTCTTTTGCAATTTCCTTAGTTAAAACTCCATTAAAATGGGGGATACTAATCGTATGTCCAATTGGCACTTCCGCGCTCTTACGATTTATATCAATTCGTTCCAGAATCGTTTTAGTAGGTTCGCTTAAGTATTTCCATTCATTTTCCACATTTCACACTTCCCTTTTCTTTTGAATTCTCTTATTCTACAATACTATTTTACTAGTTTCTTTACAATGTTTGCCTATCGATAAATAAATCATAACATATTACGACGCTATACTCAATATATTAATTATTTTTGTTTATTAAAAAGACCACATTACCGTTATCTTTATTATGTATGTTTCAATATTCTATGTTGTTCATATTGTTTCGCTGCTTCATGTAATTCAATCCACTTGCCCTGATTATTTCTAACACACAGCTTATTGTTTTTTAATGCCCCAGCTTTAAACATAATGATACTCACTCCCCGTTAAAGAACTATAGATGTTCACATTAGCAGAAAAACCACTCCAGTGATAGAAACGATCAATCAACACAAAACTCATTGCTTCCTTGGAACGTCCAGCGGTTTCGATTTCTTCTTTTACTTTTCCATCTACAACTATCATGTATGTATCCATCTCAAATTCTCCTTTTATTATATTTTTAATCATTAGACAGAGGTACTACTTGTTCTGTTGCTTCAGTAATATCTTCAGCATCATGCCAACTTTCAAACTTGACAGCTAGATCAACGTCATGCGTATATAGTTGACCGCGCTCAGCTTCCCAATCTGCTCTAAGGTATTTCTTCGTTTCTGTATTGGTTACTGTAAACATATTTATTCCTCCGTTGTTATGTGCATTATTGTTATTAAAAGACTTATTTTATCTGTAACATTTCCCTATTGCTGATGACACTAACTCTTAACAAGCTTTTCAAAGTCATAAATAAATGACTCCATTTTTTTCTTATTGAATTGATAAAGTTTCTGCCCATTTAATGCTGGTCTATCTATACTAATTGTGTTTTTTCGAATACGAAGATAGCCATTAGTGTCAAGTTCTTTGTCATAATATTCGTAATAGTCTGATCCTAAACTGTCAGCTCCCTTGGGAGATAGATTACTCCAAGCTTCATTCGCAATCATATTAATGTAGTTATACAACTCTACGAAATCCTTAAGTTCAAACTTATATGTAACATTATATTTATTATTTATTTGGTTTTGATTCATTTCAAAAATCACTGCTGATTTTCGATGTTTAACAATTAACTCTGTCCCGTTAGAACATGTAAAAACCCTAGTCTTCATAATCTTCGCTCCTTCTTACTTGATTACATTCCAGTATTTGCATATCATACAAATAGATTAGTATAATTAAATTAATCTTAAATTGAGAAAGGAAAATAAGAATGGTAGTAAAAATCAAAAATTTGGGTTATGGATTAAGCGCACTATCCTTCGTTTATGCTATTTATGCATACTTCATCAAACATCTGCTAAGGGTTACTCCAGATACACGAGAATTTATGGGTTCTCAGATTAGCAATTCGCTTAATAAAGATTTAGTTCAAGCATTAAATGACTACACTGTGTCTATTCCATTTGCTTTTATTTTCTTAGCGATTGGTATAGCAATTATTTTTGCTAATAAATACTTTGATTAAGTTGCGACTTTTGGTCGCTTCTTTTTTTGTTATCAAATACTTCTTTTATTCCAATCAGCCGAATTCCATCGAATTAATAGTCGGCTTTTCTATCTCTTATCAAAACAAAGATAAAGTCTCTTACTTCAGTATCATTCCAGCCCCATTCTTCAGCCAGTAACTTGATTCTCTGAGGAATCAAGCTTATTATATTTTCAATCTGTTCTTCAGTTGGTTCAGAACAATGTATATCAGAAAAACTACTCTCAATTTGATCAACTAAATCTTGATTCACAGTCATTAAAAACTCCAACTCCCTTATAAAAGAATCCTTTCATAAGCTTACTCACTTTTTGTTTCTGAATCGTTGTATCTCTTCCATCTCTTTACGTGTTAATTCTTGTGAAACTTTATTTAATTCTTGATCTGATATATTATTTTCATCAAGGAATGCATCACGCTGTAATCGCCAGTACTTCATTCTAATTTCTCTAAGTTCCCTATTTTCAATACGATCTATTTCTTCAATATTTAGAACCTCTTTGAATTGTTCCTCGTAACTCAAAAAATCCTTTCCCATAAAGCACATCTCCTCATGAAATTTTTTTTATCTTATACCATGTTTTTTTAATCAATCTCTGGTTTGATACCATTCGCTTTACAAAATTCACCGTATGTTCCCTCAAGCTCTCTTACATATTTGTTTCCATACAGGTACACCAATTGTGTATGAGAACAACTATAATTTTTTTCAATCCACTTGGAGAAACTCATTGTAATTTCCACTCCTTTTAATCAATGTTTATTCTATGCTAATTCACTAATTTCCATTGATTATTTAGTTCATCATGCGCAAAAGCAAAAACGCCTATCGTAGACTTCATATTAACAAATCGACTATTAGCAATCTGTCTTCCCGCTTCTTTTGCTAACCTAAGCATAGTGAAATTCAAAAACTTCACATTGGAACAGGCAAAGACATAATCTAGCGTTTCAGTAGGGTCAAAATTGTGATCTAGTTCAACTAGATCTTCAAAATTAACTAACAAGGGGACAGCAAATGTTAAATAGGATTCGTACTTACTATCGAGAATCATCTTTTGTTCTGGACTCAATTCCATACCTTCGTCTACAAACACTTTTGCTTTCAATGAATTCACCTCCAGCACAATGAAAATAAAATAATCTTTTTATCTACTTCCACCAATCTTTTCCGTACTCTTTTTCTAAGTGAGCACCAAACTTAATGTACATGTCCTCTAATTCTTGAAATGTATTCTCATCTCTTGATTCTGGTTTGTTTTTTAATTCGTGATATCTTTCGCTCAACAGATTGTAGATCATTACTTTTTCTCTGAAAATTAGTTCCATGTTTCGATCTCTCCTTATAAAATATTCATTTTAACTGATTTAAGTAGCCACGTATCTCAGAATGCAATAGCACATTTTTAACTCTGGAAGATAATTCTTCCCATCTTAACACAGAATATTTTTTTGCTGTCTGATTTGAAAATAATTCTTTCACAAATATTTCTATCCTTTCACCTTCGTTAAAAGCGTTCCACTTAACAGATAACTCTTCTAAAAGCTCGTCTTCATTCTTTTTAATTTCTTTATTTACCTTCCTTAACTGATAAGCTAACCCTTCACCGTCATACACCTGTTTTAGTTCATATAGACCTTCGAGAGTATTTTTTAATTCAATCATTTTCTCCGTATTGTGCATTTCATTCTCACTCCTTTACTTGCTGTACTTATCAATCATAGCTCCCATAGTTGTACGAGCTTCTTTATATGTCATGATGACTTGAGGTTTGCCCTCTGCTTCAAAGACATACTGATATGGCTTCCCGTTGCTTGTTTCGGTATTTTCAAAAGTTCCTTGAAATATGTATTCCTCACCATCAATACCAAAACAGCAGCCAATGAACTTTTCAAACCATTGTTTCCTTTGAGACATTCTTATCCCCCTCCTTATCCAGAAGACAACTTCACCGGATTAACCCCTCGCTATCTCCTCCTGTTTATCTAACCATTTATCGTGAGCAGCCCATCCCTTACGCCAAACATCATTAAATAACACTTGTAAAGCATCAAGCTCTTGTCTATTCAACTTCTTGGCTATTTCGTCTAAAACCAGTGCTGACTTCCACTCATAGACCTGTCGCAAATTATCAACTATCTCTTTTTTATTCTTCGACTGGATTATTCTTCTCATTCTTTATTTCCCCTCCAGTTGTAAAAGGATTATTTAATTAAATAATCTATAATCTCAATAAATCAATTAAAGTTGGGTATACAGTTCATTTTGCACTTACTCAATTACTTTAAGTCAATTGAACCTTCAATTAATTCCCCAACTTCTGACACTTTTATAATCTTAGAAGAGTCCACTTTCCATGAATGTTTATATTGATAAAACAAACCGTCTTTATGATGGTTAATATACGAATAATTTTTCAAACAATTTTTAATTTCTTCTTCAGATGCCTTAATTTTTTTAAGATGTTTTTTTAAAGGTTTGAACATCTTAACTTTACTTTCATGTCGTTTAAAATCTCCGAAAGGTAAATTCATAGCCCTATTCTCCTACTCTATTTTTTTAATAAAAGGATCATTTTATTCTAAAACCCATAATTTGCATTACTTCTTTTGCAGTATAATCTGTACCTGCAACATAATTAGATATAACACTTTCAAGTATTTCCTTTGGATTGATAACGTGACTGTTTTCCCTCAAGCACATTAAGTAATATTCGTTCAGATTCTTGAGCGATCTTTTGATTGAGTTCACTAACGAATCGAGTGTTAGTAGGATAGTTAGGAACACCCTTATAAAATCCATTATCTAAATCATGTTTTTTCCACACTTCTAACAATTGAGCTGCCTTGTTATATTCGAACATCTTTTTTTGCCCCTGTCTTTATAAAAATATAGTTTTATCTACTCACTGATAATTTCATTGATTCGTCTAAGTTGATCAAGCGTAAGATCTAACTTGCCGAAAGTATCAAATTTGGATTTGATGCCCTTTTCTAACTTTTCAAATTCTTGTTCATCTAAGATTTCCTGTATGGAAAAATATAGTTTCCAATCAGCACTATAGCCACCATTTTCCTGTCTATAACTTTCGATATTAAACTTGATTGGCTTGGTACCGAGTTGGACTTCAAAATACTTACGTCCAATCCTCGTAATTTCGCTCTCCTTAATCAGTGGCTCCTTTCTTCCTCTTGCCATATTTCCAACAGCTTTTAAATATACTTTATCTCCTATGTTCACTCTTTCATCCTCTTTCTTCTATGTTTTGTTACACGGTTAGTTTTAAACTAATGTTCATAACAACCATTGCACCTTCGTTTTCGCGCAATGCAGTAAATTTAATCATTTCTATTTTATCATCGAACGAATACATATTCGCCTCTAATTTACCCAGCACCTTCTCAAACAAGGTCACCTTGTAAATGCTTATCACCTCATGTCTCTCTATGTCTTCATTATATATTATTTAATTATTTTTGTATATAGATTTTGTGTATTTCATTATATTTAATTGTTTAACAAAAAAAGACCGCCTCAGCGATCTTGTCAAATTAATCTTTTATTGGCTTTTCATTTCAGATTCTTGCTTTTTCATAAACTCGATATAACACTTAAAACATCTACCTCTTAGCCTCGCTTTATTCTTACAAAATTTCATCTTACATGCATTTGGATTGTATCTCATCTGTCTCGTTGATTTATATGGCATAATTCCAACTGGTATGTGAAACAAGGGAAGAAATTTCAACATATCCATATAGCATTTAAGACAATATTCAGCTTCTATATAATCAGATACAATGTTTCCCGAACAAAATTCATTCTTACACTTACGTAAAGTCATGCTGTTCACCTCTAAGCTGTTTATCCGTGTAGTGTATACCGAATCTTGTGACGAATCAACTTCTCTTATTAGTTTATAAGTTTTGCAACTGTGAAAAGTAAATATTTAATCGACTTATAATTTATGTGCTATTACTAAATGTTCTATGTATTTTGAATTACTTCGGCAACACTCTTACTATATTCTTTTTTAATCTTCTCTACTATGCGGATTTGTCCTTTTGGAGTAATTTTCATTGTTTTAACCAGTTTGACCCCATATGCTGTATCTATGCTCTTTTCTTCAACAACAAACAATTGCTGATTCATTGCGTACTGAGTTGGCTCGTTCTTATAAGTTAATACAAGATTCCAATCACGCAATTTCTGATATAATTTCTTTTCGCCAATATTTATTCCTTCATCCTGTATGAGTTTGCTCATTTCACGCACCAGAATATTATCCTTTGATTTAAGAACGGTTTCGGCAAATGTAACCAGCGGTTTATTCTCTTCAATCTGCAACTGCAATTGTTTCTGTTCTTTCTTAGCTGTAAAATAAGCAATTGCACGGTCTTCTTCAGACAAGGACAAATATTGCCGCGCCGAATTATGTACAAATGCTTCAGCTAAAACATCTTTTGCTTTCAATTGATACTGAATTAACTTACTTGCTACTTCTGGTTGCTTCATTTGCATATTTGGGGTAATGGTGATTTTAGCAAGCCACAACGGTAGAAAATCAATATCTAGTGCCAGCACGTCCTGTTTACCGCCATTTGTAGGGAGGACGAAATTTCGTCCCCCTTGATTCAACACTAAATCATCTTTAATTTTCTTACGTTCTGCCTTCACTTGACCGTCTGATAACCCAATCCCATCGCAAACCCAACGAACACCTACATAAATCTTGCCGTCATTCGCCTTAATTCCCAACAATTCAGTTCCATTAAACTCAACCAATTTCTGTTCTACTGCTTGAATATTATTCTCCAATTATGTATATCCCCTTTTATGATTATGTCAGGCAATCTCACCCTGCTTACTCCCTCCCTGTCATAGCAGCTTATTTAATAAACTTTTCACTCTTAGTTGTTCTGATGCTAAAATACAAATTCAATACAAGTACACTATGTACTGCTGCTAGTCCAAGTAAAATAGTCAGCATCTAACAGCTGCACTCAGACCTGTACACGCTATTCCTATGGATAAAATCACATAAATCGCTACACTTATAGGAATAACCTTCCTAATATTCGAATGTTTATTCATTGTTTATCCACCTTGATATGTATTTTTAATTAGTAAAATTCAACTTTTATTTAAATTTCATTTGTAGTATTTAAATTCTTATCTTTCACATACCGCTTATATGAGCCACTCGCTTTAAATTTATCGATATTGGAAGAAATGTGTTCCACTATTTTATTTCGTTGCTTATCTGATAAATTATTGTACTTCAAACTATTATTCAGAAAAGTGAGTTCATTGGCTATTAATGTCCCCTTGATAAATTGAGGAATCCTAATGACGCCCGAACTTTTTTTAACATAAGTATTTTTCCATTTCTCACTCTTACCCTTTTTAAAAATTGTTATAATAAATACACCTGCTAGATTTGTAAATACACATATTGAATCCTCATTCCAAACTGTGTAACCACCTATAGAGCCATGGACTGAGCTGTGAGGTCTATGAAGTGTTAAATTTTCATTCATGCTCTTTACTTCATCAAAGAAAAAAATATGGTTTTCAATACTTCCCAGATCTACTCTATTTCCCAATAAAAATTCACTCATAACCATTTCAGAGTCCTTTAAAATATCTAACTGAGACGTACTAATTTTCCCTCGTTCTTCTCGATCTTGTTCTATTCTCAAAATGTCTAAATATAAACATCTCCAGTTAACTGATACGATAAACTTTGTTAACCATTCTTGATATTTGAGTTTACTAACTAAAGTTTGCTTCTTAAACGGATAAAAAACATTCTTTGCAAACAAATTCTCAGATACACTAAACAATTGTTCGCAGTCATTACAAAGGAGATATTCTTTTTCTCCATCTTGTCTGGAGATGTTGGAGTTTTCTAAATTTCTAAATTTGTTTGTAAATGAATCTTTTTTCAAAAAATTTATCACAAACTTTGGCAATACATGACTCTTTCTTAGTTCCTTAGTTGTTTTACATAGTGCACAAGTTTTCATGTTTTTCATCATTGATACAACCTCCATAATAATATTTTTTCATGTAAAATAACTGTTTTATTTCAAACTTAACTTCTTCTTTTTATCGGTAAATACTCATCATCTGCCTCGCCAAGATCTAATCCTGAAGCCTTGACTATAGATATTTGTCCAATCATTTTAGTTACCATGTCTTCAGGCTTTAAAACAGATTTCCACTTAAAGAGACTGCACAAAAAGTTCTCCATGCTTTCCGTTATGTATTCCGCTTCATGTAATTTCAAAAAGATTGATGTAATATAATTATACAGATGATAAAAGTGAGTTGATTCAACTGGAATAGAAAACGCTTTTGCTGTAATTTGTCTGATATCCTCAAGCATATCTGTTTTTTAAAAATGTCCTTTAGAATAAAGAACAACCTGTTTTTCGCTATGATTCAGAATCTCATCTTTCAAAATATAACCTTCTTTCATTTGAAAATGTGATAAATTCCTGTTTTTATTTAATAAGAAACACTCTGCACATTAAGCTTCATAAACATATTCATAATCTTATCTATGACAATGCCCTGTTCTTCATACTTGACGATTTGTTTATTATACTTTTCTTTTTGCTTATTAATATATTCAAAGAGATTTAATTCATCTTCACTAAGTCTTTCCCAAGCTACTGATCCGTTATCGCATCTTGGGGCAGTTGCCCAGAAATTATTTATTTCTTTTTCAAAGCGTTCATAATTCTTCTGCAACTTTATGTTTTTTATTTCTTCTGGTGTAAAGCCATCAAATCGAACTTTCTTTTCAGTTCTACGGGATACTGCTTTATATCTTATATTTTGCTTCTCCTTATTTGCTCCCACATTACTCACTCATTTCTTATAAAATCGTTGTTTTACCCCTTACATTACGGTGCTACTGGTTACAATACGCCGTTTCTTTTTGTTAGGTTTATTATATCACACATAATTATTGATTACAATATTTAATTATTTTTATATTTAGGAATTAAACAAAGAAAAAAACTGGGTAATATACACCCAGTTAATCGTTACTAATCTATTAGTTTTTTACCTCCACTATACCACTCTTATCATGTGTATAGATAAGTCCTTCAGGCTTGCTATTTTCTTCAATATTGCTTGTTTTTGTGCCATTTAAAACTATTTTTCGAATTGCTTTTACACTAGTTTCTAAAGCTAATTTTTCTTTTTTGAGTTTGCTTATAATTCTATCTCTTTTAGCAAGACTTTCATCAAATGTAGCTATTTCTATATCTCTAATTTGTAAATTATGTTTTAATTCTTTTACTTCTAATTTAAGTTCATTTATTGTTGCTTCAAGTTCATTGGTATTTTTCATATTATATAATATTCTGTTTATTTTTGTTTGAAAGGCTCCTACTAATGGGGAGTTTTGCGCTTCTTGCTTTGGTGTCTGGTCAATTACTTCAACTTCTCCATTGTGAATTTCCTCAGATTCTTTATTCAAAAACAACAAATTATTTTTATTTATATATTCGTCCATAGATCCGTGTTTCTTAGTTACGTACAAATATTTCTGGTACACAGCGTGAGGATTTTTATTGAATGCCTTAGCGGCTTTCCTGATAGCCCCCCATTTACTATTTCCCTTACTCATTTCATCTTTCATTATGTCATTTAATTTTATTACATCATGATCAGACCATAAACTTCTCTTTTGTTCCTCAGTTGACACTTCTTCAACTCTTAGTAAATAATCTCTAACCTTAATTGCCACCTTACTATCTCTTAACAACATTCCAATTCTTAAAATCGCTTTACGCGGTACTAGTTTAACTATAAATTGCCCAGTAGACAAGGCTTCTTTCACTTTGAAATAACCCTCATCTTTATTGTTTATAGTTTTAACACCATCTTTTTCAAACTCTGATTTGTGTCTATTAAGGACATTTATAATAGTTTGATATTCAACTTCATAGTATTCAGCAACTGCTTTTACTGTCATATGTTGATTATCTGGCAACAGTGAAAGCGACTTTACCTTCTGTAATACTTCAGTTTTATTTATGTATTGATCTCTAACATTTCTATCTTCCACAAAGTTTTCTGCGTGTAATTTCAATAATGCTCCCATGTTTAATTCTCCTTTTAATTGTATTTATTCATCATCATTTGTACGATTCAATTAACTCTTCCAGTTTAATTATTTCAGGTTTCTGTAGAGGCTGTTTCCCATTGATAAATAGTGAGAATAACGAATTACTGATACTCAATTTACCAGCTATAAAGGATTTTTTAATTCCTTTATCACTGATTAATTGAAGTGTTCTTTCTCTCAATGTCATGCGTTCACCTCGCTATTAAAATTTATTTTAATCACTTTCTATATATATAATATTATCACCACACAATTAGATTGTCAATATTTAATTATATTTGTATTTTAGTTTTTTTAGCCGTATAACAAAAAACTAGGCATATACCTAGTTTGTAAAAGTAACATTTTATTATATCTAAAATCTTTGTCATATATACGTTGATTAACTAATGGAGTTCCATGTTCTACTTAACTAAAGAATAATATGATTTATTTTTATTTACAGTGGGATCGTTATTTGCAATATAGTCGTTTATAGATTCTTGTAATTTACGAACTGATTCCAAATTATCTTCCTTTAAATTTTGATATTGTTGTGCAAATAGCTTTAAAGGCAAATCGTTAGGGGTGTGTGGGCTGCTAGCAAATGAATATCCTATTCCAGAATTAGTGTAATTTATTTTTATAATATCGTCTTCTTTGCTGCTAATTGTATACACTTGAAATTTATTTTCAACCGAGAGACCACCAAATTTTACTTCAAAAAAAGAATCAGTTTTAGTATAATCCTTAATAGTATTAAACCAGTTTCTGATCTCCTTCTCGTCTTTTAATAATCCATTTAACACAACCGACTGATCTAGTTTAGAGTTTAATAAAAATTGTGCGGCATCGCTTATATAACCTGTATTGACAATGAATACATACTCACCGATTTCAAAAATCTTCTGTTCGTATTCATTGTCGATTTCTCCACTAATAGTATTGACAGCTCGACTATCAGCGACAACAGACAAATAATCATTGCAAACAATAATAGAAACGAAACTCACAATCCCCAACCCCCTGTTATATGATCTATCATTTCCTCATTATACTAGATCTACGTGTCTACGTGTCTAAAATTTTATATACAGAACCTTGATTGGCAATTTATTTTTTTAATAACACCTTACTATAAAAAACTGGTTTTATTCTCATAACAACTCTAAATGTTTACATACATACATTACTCTTTTATACTATTGCTATGATAGCAAAATGAGGAGTTGAGCCAATGGCGTATAAATTTATTGGTGGTTACTTAATGGGTGGGCAAAAGGGGTTAATCGCTAATGGCAACAACGATATCGAGCTTATAGGAACTAAAGTAGTAGGAGATGTAGCATTAGATTTAAACCTAAGTAAAGAAAGTAACTTTATTTCTACAGATACCGCAATTGAAGGTAGGAAAATAGCTGTTCTAATTAGGGATTGGAATTCTATAGTAGATGATGTTGCAAGTTATGCAAAGCAAGATGGACTGAACGAGGCACAATACAGTGAAGTGCTAAACAGGTTAATTGAAATAAAAGATACTGAAAAATCGAAGGAAATGCAAAAGCTATTGATAGATAAGTTAATTAATTTTGTGTCGAGTATAGGTTCTGGATTGCTTGTTGTTTATATCAAGCAGCTTTTCTCCAAATTTTAATCTATAGATATGCTTGCTTTATAACAACACGAACGAGAAGTTATAAAGCAAGCATATTTAGTAACTTAAAAAGCAGCCTATAAGATATGTTATGTTATAAAATTATATAAATAACAAAATTCATTTTCACTTTAATTTCCCAACCACCTATACTACTTAACTAATCGATATATATAATTGGGGGCACTATTAACATGAAATATAAAATTGTTGGATGTTCCTTTGGCGGAACTGAATGTGGTATCCGTGCAGAAGGTACGCATGACATTGAACTAATTGGAAGCACGGTGTATGGAGAAGTAGGTTTAGATTTAAAATTAAGTGAAGACAGTTCTTTTGTTTCGACAAATTCCATAATCCTAGGTAAAAAAATAGCTGTCTTAGTAAGAGATTGGGATTTTATTTCTGAGAATATTGGTAATATTGCTCAAAAGGAATATCTCAGTAGTGCCCAATTTAGTGAAATAATAAGCATATTAAGAGAGATCATGGACAACCAAAAACCAAAAGGAAGAAAAGCATGGTTGATTAACCACCTAATTAGTTTTGCATCAAACACAGGCTCTGGATTACTAGTTAATTATATAAAACAACTATTTAACATCAAATGAAAAGATTTGATGTTAATTTTCTTTTAGATTCGTACTATGTATTGTAATGATGTTTCAATCAGACAAGTTTCAGTATAAACCGATTAGCAACTGAACGATCATAAAATTCACCAATAACATAGCCGCCATCGATACGGGTTATAATCCATGAACCTGAGATACGTTCTAGTTCTGGTACATGCCTGTAATTATTAATCTGCACAATCTGCATATAATACACTATCCTTTGATTTATTTATAAATATACATTAATACGTATGTATTTATCATTAATTTCGAGTAATATACTCTTAATGTTGAATATTTATACGTTCGTTTCTAAGTAAAACAAGAATTTTATACAGTTATTTCGAACTGTTTGTAGCAATCAAACATGTTTAATCTCTCACCCTTAATACCAATAGTTCCTTTCTCGCGATAACCACGCTCCACGCTACATTCTCTTTCTCGCTTTGCTGGATCGTTGTATATAATCCTTCTTTGCACATCTACTGGGTAGTATTTTGTTTTTTGGAATATCATTCATACTCCACCTCTCTTCTATATCTCTATAAATTCACTCATTTATCCTAATGTGTTTTATTTGAAAAATTCGAACTATTGTACATCAAACAATCCATAACCCTATACCCCTCAATCATTTCACCAAATTCTTCCGTATTTACGAATAATGCTTTACAAGGTTCAGCAGCAAATTTTAAAAATGGCAAAACTTCAATCTTTTCATTATTTATACGAACATAAGCAATTGGAACGCCATCAACATACAGTTCATGTAAGCTAAACATATTTAATTCTTTTGTATTGATTCCTTGTAATTCATTGATTCTATCAATCTGAAACATATTATTCATAGTTACATCTCCTTATAAAATGAGTATTTTAAATCGTTACAGTACATTGTTACTTGCACTATACTATGTCTCGATTGTTTTTTAATGTTTCATCATATAATCAAGAGCTTTAGATGGATATCCTTTTGTGAAAACTATTTTTCTTTCGTCTCCTTCATAAACACTTAAAGTGCCAGCACCGTACTTGCTTTGAGACGAAAACCCCATACAAGATTCAAATACAACTTTTTTACCGAGTTTAGTATATCCTGTTTGAATAGCTGCTGTCCCCTCAAGTTTGACCTCTGTATATTTCGCGCACTTCTCTTGTTCAAGTCTCTCCTGTTTAGCTGCCTTAATTCTTTCAGAGCGCTCATAATCCCATTCCATTGTGAACCGCCTCCTATGTATTAACTTATCTTATGTGTTTATTATACCACGTCATTTCATTATATTCAATAGTTTATTTATTTTTGTATATTGGATTTGTACATAATTACCCTATAAATTTCAGTAAAATATCAGTTTTATAACCCTTTAGACTGAACATAGGCGTAATACTCTTCAAAAGACTTATATCCACCATGCTGTTTATATTCTATGTATTGCTCCAGTACAATCTGATTAAATTGTTTTAGAGTTAATTCAGCAAGATCTAAGTTCCCCTGTAAATAGCTCCAATATAGCCGTGATACGCCAGCAGGCTTTCTCTGAGGTTTATTCTTTCTCATGTAACCACCGCCTTTCCTCCCTCAAATTCTAAATCATTAGTTTACTCTTACTCTCTCTTCTTCAACTTTTTCAATAACTACCAACACTGTATTGACCCCGGTTCCCGACTCCTTGAATGAACCTTCTGGAAGTTTCTCATAATATCCCTTGTCATTTAACCAGTTACGAAACTGAATACTCTTGGTATCATTAGCGAATGTCCAATGTGGTGACATTATAGCAATGAGCCTTCCTCCATCCTTAAGACAGTCGTATGCTTTTAATACGTGATCAACGTCTTTGCTTTTTTCGAATGGTGGATTCATAATTATTTTATTGTACTTAGTAAATGGCGTAAATTCGATAAAATCATTAGCAACTAACTTGTATTGTTTTAACTCTAGAATCTGACGTAACGTATGATTCCACTCAATACCGTGCAATTCTGCATTTAGGTTATTGTCTTGTATATACTCGTTTACACCGTCTAATATATTGCCGTTACCTGCGCTTGGCTCTAAAATAGTCTCACCATCTTGTATATCAACCAACTCAATCATACGTTCTACAATAGTTTTAGGAGTCGGAAAGTATCCATCAATTTTACAGAGCTTAACTTCGCTTTCCATTTTCTTAATCTTCTGTTGAACTGGATTGACTGGTCTTTCTGTAACTTTTACAAGTGCAGCATATTTATCTATTGCTTCATTGTATTGCTCTGTATTGTGTATTCCTGCTTTGTTCAAGCGCTTCTGCAATTTTGGAACTTCTTGATTCCACCAACCGTTAACATCGGCATCTGGATTAATAGTCGGATATTTTACCTCATAATTGTGTTTACCTCTTGATTTATATTTAATTCTCATATCTTCTCTAAAACTACCTACCAATAAAGCCATTTCGAATTCATCCATTATGTTATTAGTTGCCTTTTCTTTTAGATGTTCCAGAATACTAATTTCTAAGTTCAAATTATCTTTTTTCTGTTCTCGGCTTGCTGCTTCTTGCTGGCGTTTCCATGTGTTAGTTAAATGATCGCCAGACAAGGCATTCAATTTCTTTTGTGCTGACACGATTTGCTTATTAATCTTGCTAATATATTGCTGCTGATTGCTATTTTTATTTTCTGATTCTTCTTGTAAAATTCGTCTTTTATCATTATTTTCATTCGTTCTTGTTGGTTCATCCTTGCTAATTAAATATGCTACAAATCTTTTGGCCTCATCTAGTCGGCTAGTGGTTTTTAAGTTTGTGTCAACCTCTTTTCCATCCTTAAAAACACGATACATTCCCCACGTCTTAGCAATCATATAGTTTTTATAAGTGTACACTCTTGTTGTCTCTGTATAGCCAGCTAAGGTGATTTGCTTACGATCTATCTTAAATTTTGGTATTTCTACAACTTCATTAACTTCTTTAGCTAATCTTTCTTTTTCTAATTTCAAAATTCTAGTTTTAAATTTATCCATACGATTATCAAACTCTTTTTTCATATCCGAAAGCTGACTTAACATATTCCCATATCTGTCTTGCATTTTGTTGTAACGTTGAACGTTTAATCCACCTCGACCAGTAACAGCCCATGAAGGATTATTAACGCGATGATTGAGTATTTTAATGTATTGTTTATAATAACGCTGCTTAAAGGATTGTAAGTACTTTTTAATTTGGTATTGAAGATATTCATTGTCTGCTTGCGATAGCACATTTAGAGCGGCTTTTTGGAGTTCGTTAAATGTATTGAAACAATCCTTTTTATAGTCGACCTGAAACAGACTAGATGAATGTAAACGTGATTGTAATTCATCTGAGACAATGTACATGTGAAGGTCATCAATATTAATATCTTCAAACACTGCAATACTAACCGTTTCGTTAAATTCGGTGTTGTTATGATTGTTATAGTCCGCTTGCAATGAACTTGCGAATTGATTTGTTTTATCTGACTGTTTAGCATACCAAAACCCACGTTTAGACCATCTAAAACCATAAGCTTTAAGTTGTTCAATAATATTGCTTTCAGGTTTTGACGGGAAACGGATCTCAATACCTTGCTTCTCATTGTTATATGTTACGGTTACTTCTGTAGACACATTGGTAATTTCATTAGTAATTTCATTAGTTTCTTCCTGTGTATCTTCTGTTGTTTCAATAGCTGGGACATTAGATACAGTTTGTTTACGAGATGTCTTCTTGAATACTGTTTTTTCTTGGTATTCTATAACTTCCTGCAACGTGTGTACTTTAACAGTTCCTTCTTCAATTCCTTTGTTCAATCTCTCGGATGTTTGATAATAACGTTTAACACTCATACCATTTAGTCGTTGATAGCCTCTCTTTTCACTTCCCAAAAGTTCGTAAGTTACACAGGACTGTTTTTTGGAGTTTGTGTAAATATCAGTAACTACCCAAAAATGCCCATGATAAGAGAAAGATAGTACATCGTTAACATTGATAGTTTTATCTTCTTTTTCAACTGGTTTAATGACTTTCTTTTCTACTTTAATTACTTCAGCTTTCAATGCGCCTGCATCTTTAATTGCTTTTTCAAATCGCTTAACTAGTGCTTCTACTTTCTCAGCTTTTTGCTGCTTCTCGGTTTTCTCTTTGTTCTCCCAATCGTAGTCATTGACCGAAAATACTCCTTTGCCCTTAGCGATAATTTGCCCATCTTTTTCAATGTGCCAAGTAGTCCCACGTGGGTTCCCAAAAGAGAATTCAGGGTATACCTCGGTTACTCTCCACTTCTCAAATGAAGCATCTTTTTCTCTTTCTTTCTCAATCAGTACAGCGCATGAAGCTTTTTCATTTTCTGTTGACGCTGTATCATTCATCATAGCTTCAAGTTTTTGAATCCGTGCATTTGTTTTATATTGAGAGTGCCCACTTATGTATTCTTTTTGTTCATAACCACTGTAACGTGTATTATTTTGATCGATGCAAAGAACATAGCCGTTCTTTTCAGCAATGCCATCCCAATCAGCAGGGCTGAAGTAATCTGTCATTGCATCAGATTCATCATCTTTCCAGCCGTAAATCTTCCATCCTTTATTAACTAAAGCCATAGCAATATTCACTTTTGCTTCTCTTTTATCACCATACCACATCGTTATCACCTCTTCTTATTTATAATATTATTATAACATATTTATTTATTTTTGTATATAGGAATTTGCTTGTCATTTAAATTATTATTACAGGCTGCTGATTAATTAAACCTTTTATGTCACTCAGAAAATTCTTATCAAAACATCTATATTTAGATTGTTTAACTGTTACATGTTCATCTGACTTAATTATATTGTGCATTACTTTGTCAGTAACAATATCAACCCATCCGTCATATATCATTAGTTCCTCATATGGCAAAACCCTTGTTTCCCATACTTTGCGTCTTTGTTTGGGCTTATGAGCAATTACAAGTGAATCACTATATTGTGCATATGGTTCAATCAGAGAACCTTTGATAACTGTATGAAGAACCATAGGAAAGCCGAACTCATCAAATTTGATTACAGTTGCTTTTTGTTCTGGTTTAAGTTGTTTAGCAACCTTTGCAAATTTACTTATGTATTCAGCTAACATCGAAGTCATAGGTGATCCTGTAAACTCAGCCTTTACAGCTTTAATAAGTTCATCGGTAACTTCGATATTATTGGATTCCAGATCTTTATGAAATGCCACTTTTACCAGCTCTTTTTGTTCATCACTCAAGTGCTTCCAAGAAGTATATGCAACATTTGTAATTGCAGTTGCTAAGGATTCAGAAAGCCAGTCTAATTTTTCTACCATGTTCATACTATTAATGTTTCCCATTTGAACAACCACCTTTTGTTTTTTATTTATTTTTAACAATGAATTATTATCTTAATACCAAATGTCCGAATACAGTTTGACTTTTTAAGATTTGCCTGCGTTGCCATTGGCTTTTTATTATTGCTAATTTTGATTGACTCATTATGTTTTCACCTCGTTATCTCTTGTTCTTTATGTATTTATTATAGCATAAACGGATCATCATATCAATATATTTAATTATTTTTGTATATTAAAGTAATAAAAAAACCGTCTTTTAGACGGGTTAAAAGTAGGTGTTATGAATAATTTTTAATCATATTCTTAGCTATGAAAATGTCCGACATTTCACTAATATGAATAGTATCAACTAATCCAATTGTAAAATAACCATCACCTTCATATTCACTATCGCAAGCTCCATTTTCAGCTAGCTCCAACATTACACGTCTGAGTTCAAATGATGTATGTTCCTTGTATATGATTCCGGTTGCATGTGTAGCAGCGTTCAATGCTTCGACAATTAATTTATTAGAAATAGTTTCTTTCATCCGTAAACACATCCTTCCTTACGTTTCACGTGGAACAATATTAATTATTCTTATATATTGATTTAGTAATAAATTTTCACTATTACAACAACCCATAACGAAACACTTAACAACAATGACACTTTATCTTTCATTCTCCATTTCATCAACATATCATCCTTTCAAATGTATGTAGACATGCTCACCTTGGTACTCAACTCTATCCATTTGAAACGCTGTTGATAGTTCAAGAATGTCTAAGTCAGTTCCAAGTTTATGTATGATTGTTGATCCGTTTTGTTTGACTACTCTTATATGCTTCATTTAATCTTTCTCCTTTAGTACAACTTTTATATTTATATTATACAATATTGTATATTCAGTAGTCAATATATTTCCAATTATTTATTCAATATTGTATACTGTAGTAACCACGTTAAAGGAGATATTATAATGCTCAAATACAAAGGTAAACTAAGAGAAATAATCAAAGAGAGAGACATAAAGCAATCTCAATTAGCAGTAGATGCAGGAGTCCCTCAGCCTTATATATCGCGGTTCGATAAGTCAGAGCAGCATAATATAAATAATTTGTTTGCAGTGGCTAGAGCATTAGGAATAAGCGTAGAAGAGTTATTTACAGTTGAGGAATCGGACAAGGATGGCGAATAAATAGATCGCTTGTATGATCCTAAAAAGCACAAAAAGAGCCTAGACATAATTCATCTAGGCTTGTTTGTGTATATTATCTACGAATGATATATTAAAGAGCGCAACTATTGCAATTATTGCTATCCATAACCTTTTTTATTAAATTCAAATGTTCTTGTAGTTTAGGAGGTATTTCTAAGTTCTTCAATGTATCATCATTCATCAGATCCCATCCAATCAATAGTGATAGCTATAATGTACCATAAGATGCGGATAAGAATGGCAATTCGATATTGGTTTAGAATATCACATTTATTTATTACTTTTTAATTATTTATTATTTCTATCTCTTATTATGTCCAACACACCCCATGCGATCATTAAAGCCGCTAATATCCAAGCAACAAATCTTATTGAATTAGGGTACTCAATAAATAAAGATGCAATGCCACAGATAATAAACAATACATTTGATGGTATACGTTTAATAAATCGCTTCATAGTCAATTCCCTCCCTTTCGTTGCCTATAGTCAATGATTATGCTATTATGTAATTGTGTTCTAAGGGAATCAACTTTCGATTCCCCTAGTCTTTGTGAAGCTTCAATGCTTTGAGTGTGTTTCCTTTCTCGGAGGAAATGCACTCTTTTCATTTTCAGCTTCTTTAAGCTTGTCTAATCGTTCTGTTTCCTCTTTGCGTCTTGCCCGTTTTTCATCAAAGATGAATTTGAGAACCCGAAGCGCAAAACCGAGAAAGTTTATGATTAGAGCAATGTAAGGTATGTATTCTAGCATGGTGTCACCACCTTTCGGCGTGTATCCCTTACATATATTATTATAGCATAAGTCCACTATTTTGTATATAGTTTTGTGTGATTTATTTATTTTTGTTTATTGGATCAGGTCAATGGCGATAGGATAATTGATGGAGTGAGTATAGTAGACAATTAGAGAAGATATTATATATGTTATGAGAGTTTTAGTTTTAATGTTAATGGTGATAGTTTATAGACTAATGTGATTAGTTTTAAGTCTAGCACATTGTCAATCGCGTTGACTAGCGATTACAACGGTTCATCGCTCTCCCAACTACCCAAATCACCCGACCAGAAATTTCAAATTCAAAACATATTATTTAGTATTTTTTTTACAATTTCATTTAACTTGACAAGCTCAACCTCGACCACTCTATCAGCCCTTCATGTTCAAACATAGATACTACATAACTATACTTATATGGTATCTATGGAGGTATAAGGGGGGATAGTTTACATCCAGACACCACCTAAAATTTACAAATTATGCTGTAACACTTCCAATCACACACTCAACTTATTTTTTCACCTTTATAATATATTAATATTTTGTAACTTTTTACACGTTTTTTCTTCTCATTTCAATCGTAAATGCAATCGCAAATCACCTTTCTTTATTTATGTTTTAGTTCTTATTACAATTGTGTAACCATCCTATTTTTTACTATTTCTAATTAAAATTTATCAAAAAACTCTTTATACGCCCATACTTTTACGATTCAACTTGTAACATCAAACATAACTTACACCAAAATCTTTATCTTAATTGGAATTTTATCAATTTTTTCGTTTTTACGATCAAGATAATTTGCTATCACGATTGAGCTGCTTCTCAGACAACAAAAAAGACATCCATCTCAGAATGTCTTATATCCTATATAATATGTATTCCCTAACAAATATTTAAAGGTAGATTAAACTTGGGTCTTGAAACGTCTAAGTTAAAAACACAACCATCCCCTTATACAGATTAACCTCAAACTTTTACTTCCACCAATTTTTAATTGCTAATCAACCTAATATATCAACAAGAAATATCATTATCCCCCAACCACCAAAAAAATCAGAATCCAAGAGCTGGGTAAGCGTAGCGAAACCATCTCTAAATACTGTATATACTTATCTATTATCTATTATATATTAACTTAATTACTAGTCCCCTATTTCTCCCGGAGGAATAGGGAGTGGATGTTGGATAAATTGGGAGTAGATTTTGGATGTTTTGGGAGTGATACTTGGATAAATTGGGACTAGGTAAATTTCTATAGTTTATCAATGTTATTAAAATCCAGATAATAATGGTTGTTGTATCTTGTGAATATCAAATTTCCTTCCTCATCATATTGATAGCTTGTTTCAAGTTTGTTTTTTTCAATGCGAATCAAATTCTTTTTTACTAACATGTCAGTGTACTTTGGAATCGTATTTTTGCCCATATTTAATTCTGTAACCATTGTCTTCTCTATACCAGTGAAGCAATACTCCTTCTTAGGATCAGAGTAATTAATATAGCTTTTAATATAATAAAGGATTCGTACTTCTTTTCTATCCAATTTCCGATTTTTCATTCCGTATAAAATGTTGATTGGAAGATATGTAAAAAACTTTTCGTCTAAATTGCTGTCGGTATCAAACTTCTTCTGGTTTAGAAAGAACCTTATTGGGTTATTGGGTAGAATCTTTTTTATCTCTCTTGTTATATAGTCTTCTCTAAAAATATTATTAAAAGAAGACTTGAGTGTTTTATTGTCCTGAATATTCAAAAATTGTTTCAACTCAGACAAAGAAACATCAAACTCGTATCTGTTTCCGCTCCTCCACGTTAAGTACTTAAGATAAAGAATCAAACAAAAGTCATTCGCATTTATGTTTGGGTCTCTAACAGTACTAGTTGGTAAATGAATAGATTGTTTGTTCCGCTTTTGTTTTATGTTTTTATTTTCGTCCATATTTGATTTATTCATCCACAGACTTTACTCTGTCTTCCCTTCTTTTATTTTTTTGGCTTCCCTCTTCATTTGGAATACTGCTCCTTCGTGCTGATTTAGAATAATCTCAATCAATTCTTCTTTTGTCAATTCATCAAATATTGAATCGTCGATTTGATTGCCGATACGTAAACTGAGGCTATTACTTAAATCATTGTCTTTATGTCTGTAACGTTCCGTAACATTGTAACTAGAATGATTGTAGTGTTCTTTTGCTTCTTCTAGTGTTCCATACATACTAGCAACATTCCGAAAACTATGGAACACAACGTTTCTTTCTTTTGGTATTTTCAGTTCGTTTTTTAGATAATCCATCATATTTTGAATTGTTTTTGTGCCTAAATGAAATATTTTATTATCATTGTATCTTTTATAGTATGGTTGTTCCTTTATTTTTAGTAGATAATCATATAGATCTGAAGAGATTGGCATTACATGTTTCTTCCCACCTTTCCCTATAATATTTACCTCATAGTAATCATGAGATTCAGTTTTGATTATATCTGCCCATTGAAGATTTAATAGTGATCCTTTACGAAAACTCGTTGTGTATGCCATGCGAATCAATGCTGATTTTTCGACACCTTTTACTGTCCCTTCGGCAATCACAGCCATCTGTTCAGCTTCATGAGTATAGAGTCTACCGCATTGTTCGGAATCATCAGATAATGGCTTTATTTGAGTCACAATTGCTTTTACATTGTAGTCATTTTTTTCGAGAAATGTATATAGGCTTTGTATCGCTGCAATGAAATTATTGATTGTAGTGTTTGTATAGAATCTCTTTCCTTCTTCGTCTATTAATTCTTTTAAAAAGTTACGATATCTTAGAATATCAGCATTTCTAATCTGCAAGTCATCTTCTTTTAATGAAGCTAGATTTTTACCTCTGTACCACATAAAGAATTTAACCAATCTATTTCTATAAGTGTTTGAAGTAAATCTACTTTCGAAACTATTCAAATGAGTTTCAATGTCTTCATTTACACTTTTTGTATGTAATCCAACCAAATTATTATTTAGCGATGCACTCATATTATGCAGCTCCTTTCTCTTGTTTCTATTATACTATTCTCTTTTCAATAAGTAAATATAATTAAATAATATGTATTGTTGACGGTAATGATAGAAGATGATATATTGTTAATGCAGAGACCAACTATCTCTGGAAAAACAAAATAAATAAACAAGGGGAAATAAGTACATAATGCCAAAAATGAATAAAGGGAATCATTCAATTATCACTTGGGAGGATAGATATTATGATGGTTTTGAACTAGATTACTTTGATGACAGGGATGTTTCACTGAATACAGAAATTGAAGAAGTAGATTATACATATATTGATGATGAAGTAATTTGGTTAAAAAACGAAGCCCATAAAAAATATTACAGACAGCCCCACAAACCCATAGAAATCATTGGTTCCAGCAAGATAAATCAAAATTAAATAAGAATACATATAAATTAGTATGTTTTTCGTATTGGAGGATTAATTGTTTGAATGAATTACACAAACCAGTATATATTCCTTCTGTCGAAGGAAGCGATATATACAATTATATGTTTAGGGGTCGTAACCTAGATTTAAACTACGTAGGCATGATTCCAAGCAGTTTAGAATTAAATAGACTCATTAGTATAGGTTTAAGAACATCAAAGAAGAAAACAAATGACAAGCTGTTATCTTTAGATATTATTAATGTTAAATTTAAGCAAAAGGTCAAATCAGGCAAAGAAATAATCAAGGGATTGAATTCAAAGCTAATTTCCATGGAGAATGACAAACTAGATTACAAGCAGAAGTTAAATGACTTTATACATAATATAAAATCCGAAATTAATTCTGAAAAATGGCAAGATCTATCAAATGAAAACTTACGAACAAAACTTTACACTGAAGGCTTTATTTACAACGATGTAAAATATGTTGTATATAAAAGATCAAGCGCTAAAAGCAGGATTGGGCAGTGTCTGTTTATCAAAGAAGATCTATACATTCCGATGATTTCTTGGAGCCGCATGAATTTAAACTTTACAGAAACCTCTGTTTCTGTGGATTATCCTTCTCTCTTAGCATATGAAAGTTTAGTTGGTTCTTCTCTTGAAGATATAATTACAATTAACCCTAAAAACATCCTGATCATTACTGATGTTGAAAGTAAATTCGCTAAAACTTGCAATGTTGTTCGTACAGATACTAATGGCTATTTGAATAGCTTCACCGACGAGTCGGTAATTAAAAATAGTCTATTCGACGGTGAGTCTTTACTGGATAGCCGATACTTTAAGAATAATAAAGGTATGATGCTTCTAAGGAATCATATGTTTAAGAGCGCCGCATTCAATTGTAATATTCAAGAATACTTAAAATCTCGATGCCCAGATAATATCGATTATAGTGCCTGGACACTGACTAATATGTTTGGATTAAATATTCCAGCAAAAGATGTTCATTTGATTATTACACCTACCAGCCTAAAAGCTTTGAAGTTTAGTAGTCTACTAGGTTCGGAATTGGCTATGTGGGAACACTGGAAACAAATTGTCACAGACAACAATTATTCCTTCGGTGTTTGTAAGCACGAAAAAAAATCCAAGCGTGGCTTCGATGATTTTGGGAACATACTTCAACAAACGAGCTATCAAATGCTCAATTCTTTACCGATAACTAGGGATGACATCAAGAATTTTTCCGATTTCGATAAGCAAATCATAGAAAAACTAAAAAATGACGATAACTATTTCATTGAATTTATTAAAGAATCAGCAAACGAAATCAACAGCAATGACATGTTTGTAGATTTATATTATCGAAATAGAGATATAGTCGGTACAAAGATGTTTCGTAAGTTTAGAACTGAAACAATAAACGCACATGTAAACCATATCAAGAGGGGTAAGATTAGGATGCATGGTGACTACCTAGTTATGTTGGGTAACCCAATGGAGTTTCTTGCACATGCTATAGGTCAGTTGGATTTAAACAATCCATCTCTGAAGGAAAATGAGATACATACTACCATGTTCGGACTAAAAGAGGTTACAGGATTCAGGAATCCGCATACCAGTCCAAGTAACGTTTTAGTTGCCAAAAACATATTTGTAAACGACATCGATAAATATTTTAATTTAACTGATAATATCGTCTGTGTGAATGCTATTGGGTTCCCTATACAAGATATACTCTCAGGATGCGATTACGATAGCGATACAGTCCTTTTAATTGATGACGATAATCTGTTAAAAATCAGTAAAAAGTTATTTGGTAATTACAGAGTATGCATAAATAAAGTTGAAAGTAGCAAAAAGGAATACCGTGTTTGTAATTACGATATGTCGTTGATTGACAAAGAACTTTCGAAAAGTCAAAAATACATAGGACGTACAGTTAATGTTGGTCAGCTATGTATGTCTACTTATTGGGATAGACTAAATAATGGGCATAGTGAATCTGAACTATCAGAATTAATGAAAAAAATTGATGTTGTCACTGTTCTCTCAGGTATATGTATTGATTTGGCAAAAAAAATGTTTGAGATAGACATAAAGAAAGAAATTGATTTTGTTGCAAAGACGAAAGAGTTGAAAAAGGAGAAGCCTCTATTCTGGAAATACGTAAGCCAGAATAAGGCTATTAGTACTTCGGAGTATCTATGCCCAATGGATTTCCTTTTTAACGAAATGGACGAGGTTGATAAAGCAAGTCACAGAAAGAGTGTAGATTTTAAAGATATGCTAGTCAAACATAACCTCAAAGCTGGAGATCGAAAGCAACAAGCTAAAATTATTAAGTACATAGATGACATGTGTATGAAGGTTGCTGGTGTATATAATAATTCACTATCCGACGAAGAACGCGACGAAAACATTGATGAAATATTAAAGTATTATAAGTTTTACATCGATAAACTAAAAGTAAGTCAAGATACTATGTACTCCCTACTATTGAAAATATCTAAACACAAGAAGGATAAAATTTCATCAAGAATGTTGAACATTATCTATAAAGCCCAAAAAGATAAATTCTTAATGGCTTTTAAAAAAACTCCACACTTTTAATTAAATATCGTCAAAAAATACATATAAACACTGGCTTTTTTGAGCTCATTAATTATTGCTATATGATAGAGACTTCCGAATGGCAAAGGTTAACCAAATTATTGTTGCTCTTAAAAAGGCTATAGGCTAAGTATAAGCGGACGACTCTATCTTTTTTAAAATATACCAAAACAAATCTAAGGGAGATAATTATATTATGAATAAAACAGAATTGGTAAAATCGATTGCAGAAGCAACAGGATTTACAAAAAAAGACGTAGAGACAACGGTTGACACATTGCTTACAACAATTACAAATACATTGGCTACAGGCGAAGAAGTCAAAATTGCAGGTTTTGGTACTTTCGAAGTGCGCGAGACAGCAGCCCGTAATGGCATTAATCCTAAATTGCTGGGCGAACTCAAGGAACAAGGCGTTGATCCCGAAACAGCCAAAGCACAGGCCACAATCGCTATCTCTGCATCTAAAAAGCCAGCATTCAAAGCAGCAAAAGCACTAAAAGACCAAGTAAAACAGTAATTTTATAAAGTTTCACATACATATATAGAGCCATTTGGTTCGCGCCATAGGGCAACGTGGCGCTCCCTTCCGGCGGAATCACAATTCCGTGTTTACATTAGGCTTTGAGTTGTCCATTAATCACTATAAGGTTATAGTCTTAGATTGGTGTTTCACCACCATATAAGAGTGAGTGGTAAAGTTGGCGCAAGCCAGATATGAGTCAAGGCTCCCCACGCGCTTGCTTAACTGCAAGTTACCAGAGATCAGGATACGCCGACCTGAATTGATTTATTATTTCACCAGAAACACAGCTGTCGATTACAGGCAGCCAGATGCCAAGTTTGAGGAGATTGATCACCTCCTCTTCTCTTTTATGAATAATGATATTCTCTGCAAGAGAGAAAAGTAATTGCTACGTAAATTAAAATTACCAAGGGAGCAACTATACATATGGCAAAAAATAAAGATAGCAAAACAGTTAACCGTACTGGCTTGTTTAACATGGATGACATGACTATTACACATGAAGATAAAAATGGAGTTCAAGTTTTTGGTGTTAAATCACTGCTACAGGAATTTGATGGAACCACACTCTCTCTGACGCTTGCTTCCGACTTTGAACCAAGCCATGTAATTGAAGAATAAGGAGTGTATTGATGACTCCTCTCAAATCACTAGATAACGAGACATACGAAGAATACCTTATACGAATTGGCTCCTGTAAGGACGAGTTGAGCTTGTCTTGGGGTAAAATCGCGACTCTTATGAATGAATATCTCAATGAGGATTTCACAGAGTCTAAATATCGCAAAGAGTTCCACTTACTTACTCGTGGCATCTCAATTGGCGTGAAAAAGTCGTCAACTGATGAGTATAGACGCGAAATAGAAGACAAAACAATTGAATTACAAAAGCAAAAATATCAATTTCAAGACCAAAAACGCGAATTCAACAATAAAATCAAAATGATTGCTAAGTTTGAACACTTAAAAGATGAAATTTCATCTGGCATTAAGCGACTTGAACAAGTTAAGCCTCTCCCCTACTCTCCTGTCAAGGAAAGCCCCTCTTATATTCGCGCAAACGTACTTTTTTCAGACTTTCACTATGGACAAGAATCGGATAACTCTTTAAACAAATACAATCCACGTGTGTTTGATAAAAGATTTAATCATCTTGTATCCAAAACGATTTATTATTGTCAGAAACACAATGTTGACGAATTAACAATAGCTTCTATTGGAGATCAAATTGCAGGGTTTATACATCTTACTTCAAGAATTGAACAGAGTGAAGATGTCATCTCTCAAACTCAATACATATCAGAGCGATTGTCTGAAGCCGTTGCAGAGATTGCTAAGTTTGTACCAAAAGTAAGAGTCATAAACCTAATTGGCAATCATAGTCGGACTTTTCAAAGTAAAAATGAAGCTATATTAAAAGAAAACTTTGAAAACATCATTCCTTGGTATATGGAAACTCGCCTTAGAGAATTAGAGAATATTGAACTATTAAAAGGTGAAGATGGTTATTTTATCGATGAATCATTTGAAAAGCCTCACATATATGTGCATGGCGATTTAGACCATGTAACGACCTCAGCCCGACAATTACCTCAATTCCTTGGCGTAATACCTCAATACATCTTCCAAGGCCATATTCATCATGATACTGTTAAAGATTTCGGTAGAACAACGGTAGTTTCTAATGGCAGTCTTTGCGGCGTAGATTCTTATGCCGTCAGTAAACGTATGTATTCGGATGCAATGCAAAAGATGCATATTTTTGATGTGGACGGACGAATTGAATACAAAATAGATATCAATTTACAAGAAGTAAAATAAAATAAAATTCATACATATTATTGGAGGAAATAATGTACGCATATTTAGATAAATATCAAATTTTGCATGTTGTAAGTGAAAAAGACTTGGCTGAACAGTACGCTCTAAACAAAAAGACTGTAGAAGTAGATATTGAAGAAGAACACGGATACCCAGTTATTAATAAGCAAGCAGTAGTTTTTTATGCTGAAGATGGAGCAGCATTTATTTATGGCAATCGAACTGACAAAAGAGCAAAACAAATTGTCACTCCTGAAGAAATTACGAAGATTGTGAATAAATTGAAATAATCAAGAGTCTGAGGAATACATAAATCAAATGCCTGAGTCTTATCAGGCTTTTTATTATTTGTTTCTCATGGGGAGACTTTCCGTCTTTAAACAGGCTGCTCCCTCCTACCCCATGCTTTTTCACAATCAAATGGGAATTTTATTATGTTCTTCTATGTAAAGAAGGTGAAATAATGGCTGATACAAAAAAGCTATGCATTTCTTGCAATAAGAGCTTGGCTCTTTCATATTTTTATAAATCCTATAATAAATTCGATAGCGATGGTCGGTTGAGTGTTTGTAAAAACTGTTTAAAAAATTCTATTAATTATGAAGATCTAGATACCACAAAAGACATACTAATGCAAATAAACAGACCATTCATACATAGCTTATGGATCTCTTCTGAGGAAGAAGCTAAAATAAAAAACCATGATCATTTTGGTATTTACATGAAAACCCTTGGATTGCCAAAGTATAGAGAGCTAACTTGGAAAGATAGTGATGAACAAGACATCCCAAAAATACAAGAAAAAAAAGATGAAACTAATTATGAACAAATTAATAAAGAACATTACAATCTAGATCAACTAAAAGATAAGTATGGTTATGGCTATCCAGATGAAGAGTATACATTATTTGAAAATAAGTATCAGCAGTTAAAGACTAGTTTTCAACTCTTGACTACGATGCATGAGGAATATTTTAGAGAATTTTGTGTTAACAAAGTAAAAGAAACTCTTGCTAAAGCAAAAGGCAATTTCAAAGAAGCTAAAGAATGGGCTGCAATGGTAAAGGATGTCGCTGAAGCAGGAAAGCTTAAGCCATCACAAATGAGTAAAGCAGACTTATCTGGAGGTTTAGATACTTTTGGACAGTTAGCACGAATGGTTGAAGAAAATTATGAAATAATGCCTCTCCTTCCGCAATTTATTGAGCAGCCTAAGGACAAAGTAGATGTTACGTTATGGTGCTTTATTAATTATGTTCGGGATCTACGAGGTCTCCCTTCCTGTGAATACAAAGAAATTTATGATTTTTATAGTAAGAAAGCGGAAGATTACGAAAGTCAAATGAGTGACAATACCCTAGAAAAAGATGATGTGAATGGCTAGCCATAAGAATTTTCAAAGCGATAATTTCAAGCATACTAGAATGAGTTCTAGAACAAATAACAATCCCGATTTTAATAGCAGTGTAAAACTAGACGAAAAAAAAGAAAGTAGCTTCGATAAGAATCTAGAAAAATGGATTACTTTTATCCAATGGAGTAAGTGGTTCCCCGATCTTTTTTATGACTTAATATCACCGGAAAAAGGTGGTATGAGATTAGATCTTGACCAAAGAGTTTTTTTACGTTCAATGAGTAGGTTTCTTAGCACCTATGGTGTTTTTCCCCGTGGATTTGGTAAAACAATGCTTGAGCTGATGAGTATTTACCACACCTGCATTCACTTCCCAGACATCACAATCGCTATGAGTGCTCAAACAAGAGAAAATGCCTCTTCAATAAGCGAAGAGAAACATAATGAAATAATTAAATGGTTCCCACTTATGAATAATGAAATTGTAAAGTCTAGTTTCTCAAAAGACCAAGTAGAAGTAGTCTTTTCGTCTGGTGCAATTTATAGTGTCCTTGCGAATTCGCAACACTCGAAAGGTCAGCGCAGAAGAAGACTGAATGTTGAGGAATCAGCACTATTGAACAATGCTTTGTTTAAAGACGCTTTGGAACCTGTAGTAAATGTACCGAGAAGAACCATTGGTAAACAATCTACAATTAATCCCTATGAATTAAATGGTATGATCAATTATTTAACTACTAGCGGCTACCGCGGCAGTGATGAATTCATTCGACTAAACAACATGATCGATGAAATGGCTAATCTTAAAGGTAAAATAGTACTGGGTGCAAGTTGGGAATTACCTTGTCATTACGGCAGGGGTGAGACGCGCGCGCAGATATTAGCTAAAAAGGATGACCCCACTACTAGCGCAATATCATTTGCTCAAAACTACGAGTCTAGATGGTGCGGAGTAAGTGATGGAGCTATTGTGAATATTAACAAACTTATGGAGCTACGCACAATTAAACAAGCGACTATCAATCCAAAGAGAAATAGGGAATACTTTATCGGAGCTGATATTGCACGTTCACAGTCAAACAACAACAATAAATCTGCATTCGTAGTGATGGAAGTTGAAAGAAATTTAAATGGCACCATTAAAACTGCAACAGTATGTAATATTTTCGTTCCACCAAACGGAACTAATTTCAACGAACAAGCCATGTTTATTAAAAGATTAGATAGGCATTATGGAGGCAATGTTACTGTAGTCGATGCCAACGGTATAGGTCAAGGTGTCGTCGAAGAGTTAATGAAGGAAACCCTAGACCCTCTTATGAATGACCCTTACGATAGCTGGGATACCATCAATACCGATGAATCACCTCAAAATAGTATAGCACCTCAAAAAATATATAGTTTAAAAGCACAAGGAATCCAAACAGATATCATTACTAATTTTATTGATTTTGTTGAAAGCGGTAGATTAAAGCTGTTAATTCCAGAGAAAATGCTTGAATTAACCAATAAACCAAAAAACTCAAAAGATAAAGATTTAGAAATCAATCAGATTAAAGCAGCTCATTTTCAAAGTGATCAACTTATTGATCAAGTAGCAAATCTGAAATTGGTTCAAAAACAAGGTGGAAAATTAGGTGTAGAACAAGTTGTAAAGAAAACAGAGAAAGATATTTGGGCTGCTCTAGCTTATGTCCTATATTATTTGAAGAATTTTGAAGATTTCAAACGCGAAGAAGATAGCTTTAATGTATTAGATTACCTATACATATCGCAATAAATCTATACAGAAAGGATGTGAACGATGACAAGAAAAAACAACAAGGATACGCCTAATGTAAACATAGCTCCACCCAAAATAGAAAATAGTGAAGATTATGCATTGCAATTTGCAAAAGCTCTCTCCAGTAGTTATCAAAGTGGTTCGCTATTTAGTCCACTATGGCAAAATGAATTGCTGAAATCCCTAAATATGTCTCCTACTACATTTGATCGAAAAAAGATTGAAGAAATGATTAAAAATCCAAAAGCAAACGAAGATGCCTTAAAGGATTTAAGTCAGTATCTTTTTAATGTAGTAATGCAGTTTAATCGATTAGTTAACTACTATTCTACTATACCTACCTTCGACTCATTTATAGTTGCAACTAATGCAGATGAAGAGGATATGAAATCTACTGCTTTTAAAAAATCTAGACGTAAAGCCGTTGATATCGTAGAAAAAATATCGCCCAAGTCTACCTTTCCAAACATTTTAAAAGGTGTAATCTTAGAAGACGCTAAATTTTACTATGTTCGTGAGTTCGGTGATTCTGTTGCTTTGCAAGAAATGCCAGCAAAATACTGCAAAATCATCAATAAAACTGAATATGGATATCAATATGCTTTTAATATGTATTATTTTTTACAATCAGGTGTGAATATAAACGATTTTGCTCCTGAATTTAGTGAATATTACAGTGACTTCGCCAATGCTGGGAGCAGAAAAGATCGTTATTTTTATTGGCAACCTCTTGATCCTATAAAAGCTCCAGTGTTTAAATTCGACGAAACAAGAGCTGGGCTTACTCCTCCTTTAATGGGGTTATTTTTAGATAGTGCCGAAATAGAACATTACAAAGGTTTACTGAAAACAAAAACCGAGCTTGAAACTTGGAAGATAATTGTTGGACAAATTCCAATGAAGAGTGACACCAAGGGGGCATCGGTAGCTAATAACTTTGCTATTGATCCAAATGTTGCAGGTCAATATACTGCTATCCTCCAAGCTGGCGTTCCGAATGGAGTAAAAGTTGCCACTACCCCGTTTGAGTTAAAAACGGTGGATTTTAATCAATCACAAACTCAAAATAACATAGTTGGTTTTAGTCAGGATAATTTTTATCAAGCTGCTGGCTCTACTCCTATATTATTTGGTTCGGGGACTGTTAATGCTTCCGGTCTTCAAGCATCAATCAAGGTCGATGAAAGTTATGTAATTCATATGTATCGCCAGTTTGAGCGTTTTATCAACAGTTATCTAAAAAGCAAAACGGGAAAATATCGTCATAAAGTAGTCTTTCCTGATATAACAGTGTTCAACAGAGATGAAAAGTTCGAAAAGTACCTTAAAGCTGGACAGTTTGGATTTTCTAAAACATTGGTCTCTTTGGCTATGGGTATCAACCCTGAAGATATGCAAAGTCTGTTGGCTTATGAAAACAGTATTAACCTTGTTGAAAAATATCTCGTTCCCCTTTCCAGTTCCCACGTGCAGAACGGTAATAAGGATAGCGGTCGCCCAAAAGTATCTGATAACGATCTTAGTGATGATGGTGCAAAGACAAGAGACTTAGATTTGAATAATCGTTAGATCCTTTTGAGGAGGTGATAATTATAAAAAATAAGGATAAAAAAGCTACTCTTTTCGTCGAGAATTATGAAATCGAACCTCTTAACGATTCTAGATTTTCAAGACTTAGAATGTGGATATCTCATGATGGTGTAAACAACAATAAAAGTAACATCGATTTCGATGTTCTTAAAAATGCTGAATCATCTGTCGTTAATATTCCTATTTTGGCCCATATAGAAGGCGATGATTTTGGTGAGCATGAAATGGAATATGATGAAGACGAAGATAAAATTACATATATCGAAAAGCCCATCGGAGTAATTTCTGCCGTTAATAACAACTATCATTATGAAGAAATTGATGGGAGAAATTATGCAGTTGTAGATGGATACATATGGAATGTCTACGCACAAGATGAGATGGATATCATCAACAACCAAGAAGAAACTAAGCTGTCAATCGAAATTGTAATTGATGAATCTGAGTACAACAAAGAGACAAAAATATTGAATATTAGATCATTTAGGTATACTGGCGTTACTTTATTGGGCAATAAATACGGCACTGGTATGATTAACGCTCACGCAAAAATTGAGCATTTTTCTTTGGATGATGACTTTACCAAAAAAATGAAAGAGTTAAATTCATTTCTACATCATTTTAATGATGCTAATACACAAACAGATAAAAGTAAGGAGGATAATGTCCAATTGCAAAAAAACAAAAAAGAAATTGCAGCCCTTTTCAAATTGACTACTAATCAATTATACGAAGAGATTGATAACGCCCTTAGTAAACAGAAATACATAGGTACTAATTGGTATGGAGAGTCAGTAGAAAGATGCTCTTATTATCTTAGTGACTTTGATGAAAATTATATCTATCTTTGCGATGTTCAAGATGGATACAAGTATAAGAAAGCATCTTACAGTATGCAAGGAGATAATGTTGTAATTGATTTCAACACTCTGACAAGAATTAAATATTCTCCTGTAGATTGGGTAGATGGAGATGAAGCCGATGATGCGATCAACACCTTTAAGTCCACTATCGATTTAATTAGCAGCGAAGCAACAGAAGTCTTAAACAAGGAAAAAAACGAGAAAGAAACGCTGGTCGCTGAGTTTACTGAAAAAATCGAGAGTAAAGATGAGGCCATTCTTTCATTGAATCAAACATTGACAGAAATTCAAGAAAAATTTACTGAAGTAGAGTCTCAAATTACAAATAAAGACGAGAAAATCACCGAGCTTCAGAAAGAAATTTTAAAATTTAAAGAAGCTGAAGATGTAGAAAGAATTGATGAGCTATTTAATTCTTACCCTACTCTTCTCACCGAAGATGAAAAAGCTAAGTTTACAGAAAAGCGTTCTTCATTTGCTACTTTTTCTGAATTTGAAAAGGAAGTTAAATCTTACGTATGTGATCGTATTATCGAAACCACCAAATCGAAGAACTTTAACTTTATTTCAATGGGACTTCCAGATGATGGCGAGCAAAATAAAGAAACACCTAAAACAGTTTGGGATAGACTTTCTCAACAAAACAATTAATAGGAGGAAATATATTTAATGAGTACAATTGTAAATCTTAATCTGATGGCTGGTACTAAAGTAGACAGCTTTATTCAGTCTGTTCAATTGCCTGAGGCGGTTGATAACGGTAGCTTTGTAGTTCTAAAAGGAGTGCTGGCAGGAAACCCAGAAGTTCGTATTGCTGCAACTCCAACTGATGTAGCTGCTCAAGAAGTGCTGTTGGTTGCAAGCCCAGAGATTCCAGAGGTCAATGGCTTCCGAATTGACGTAAGTGACCCTGCTCTATTCACCAATAAAGCTAATACTCCTGCTCGTGCATTTCGCCTTAAAAATGGTGACACATTCACTATCACGGATGACGGCATCGATGGCTCAACAGTTGTGGATCAATACGTTATTCCACAGGATGGTAAATATAAAGGCATTGCTAGCGCAACCCTTGGAACAACTAAAGTAGCGCTGTTGGTTCTTGAAAAAACAACTATTTCCGTTGGGCGCTCTCGTGTTCCAGCAACTAAACTGCAAGTAATTAAAGAAGCCTAATACATAATAATCGGAGGAACTAATTTAGTATGAAAAACTATGGTAGCCTTAAGTTTTTTAATATGTCGCAAAATGAAAAAGATGTTGTACAAGCTGGTGTAGAAGCTTGGTACCACTATTGTTATCAAAACCGCAACAAAGATGGTCGTTTTAATAAGTATGCTCAATATGCGAATGATGGCGTAACCCTTGATGCAAAACAAGAACTGTTCACCAAAGGCTTGAAAAAAGAAGCTTACCGTCTAGCAGGCATTCCGTCTGATACCAATTTTACTGAAGGTATGATGGCTTCTAACCCTAATATCCAGTGGGCAACATTTGCTCTGGTAGCTCAAACTTTGGATATCGTAATCCCTGAAACAGTTTTGGATAGTTTTTACCAGTTCGCAGAAGTTAAAAATGTAAACTGGGGCGATCAACTGGTGTTTCACGTAGATAGTCCAGACTTGTTTGTCGTTAGTACTAAAGCTAATGGTCAACGAGGTAATCAACGGCAACGTTTGTTCGGAAAAGACGTGACCCTCACCGCTCAACGCCGTACTGTAGAAATTTATGAAGAGTTATATCGTGTACTTGCAGGTAAAACAAATTGGGGCGCATGGGTTGCTCGTGTAGCACAAGCAATCGAAACAGATATTACTACTCGAATTTACTCTGCTATTTACGATTCTTTTAATACTTTGGGCGCAAATTTCAAAGAAAACGCAGCATTTACTTCAACTGCCTTTAATAATCTAGTCCAACGTGTTTCCGCAGCAAATAATACGGATAAGAGTGTAGTGTTTGGCACTAAGACTGCCCTTGCCCGTATTCTACCTGAGAACCAATACCTTCAATTTGGTCTTGGACAAGAGTTTAATAAAAATGGACATTTGGGTAATTTCCAAGGCACAGAGCTTTTTGAAATTGGGCAACGTTTGAAACCAAATAGTGATGATTTTGCTATTGATGGTGATTTCGCTATTGTACTTTCTTCTGGTTCTGATAAGTTGGTCAAGATTGGATTCGAAGGAAACACAGTGATTACACAAACGAAACCAGAAGATAATGCAGATCAAACTACAGGCTATTCTGTTTCACAACACTACGATGTTCAATTAATTACAGCAGCAGCTTACGGTTTGTATAAATTTGCATAATATTACTGGTCGGTAAGTGTTAAGCTTACTGACCTTCTTTCAATTCAAATAATAGGGAGGCATAGAGAATGGCGGCAACACGAAAAATGGAGTCAGCTAATAATACAGATACAATAGATATTCCTAGTAACGAACCTGTTCAAAAAACTGTAAAAGAAAAAGCGTTAGAAGATCAAGTTGCTGAACTCACAGCCCTAGTTAATGGTTTGCTAGAGAAAAATAAAGAACTCGAAACCTCTCATGAGGAGATTAAAACAGAAACCAGAAAGGTAAATTCACTGTTTGAGTCTGTTGAAGATAAGTTAGATATTGATCCCCGCGAATACATCAGGGTGATTTCTTTAACTAATGGTGGACTGAATCTAACGGCTACTAATTCTACTATTAGATTTAATGATTTTGGAACATCGAAGCTGATTACCTTCGAAGATGTACGAGCAATTGTAGACAACCATACTAAGTTTGCTCATGAAGGAGCATTTCTGATCCAAAGCGAGAAAGCAGTAAAAGCTCTGTACCTAGAAGATGTATATCAAAATTTTATTAGTCGTGAAGCAATCGAGAATATTATCTCCTTGGACATCAACGAAATCACAGATACTTTAAACTCTGTTTCCCCTACTCTACGTGAGAACATAGTTGAGCGAATTGTAGTAGGCATTGCAAGCAATGATAGAAAGTTTCAGGACAGATATAAAATTGATGCGATTGGTAAGCTAGTAAATCAGGACTTGTATGAGTTAGCAAAAGTTAAAAATAACGTTTAAGGGGATTGGTTTTTATGACCCCATATTCAAAAATCTTCGAGAGATTTCAAGGAAAAATTCAGGACTATACAATTGATGAAATGTTCCTAAACTCGATTGAAGATTATGAAAATTATCTTACGGGATTTCTTAAATCAGGCTTGGTTAAGTTCAGCTACTGTAAAAATGATCTCTCTGACAGAGATGAGGAAAACAGAAACTTTACTGCTGATTTAACGGAGTTAGAACAAGAAATACTGTCACAGTTAATGCTTAGTGAATGGTTTGAAAAAGAGGTAAACAATATTCTTGACATGAGATTGGCGATTTCTTCAACTGATTGGAAAAGGTATAGCGAATCTCAGAACTTTAAAGAAAAAGCTGTATTACGTGATAAAGCTGTTGAACGTGCTGATTCGTTAATGATGCAATACTATTTGAAAAATATGAGCGTGAATTAGTATGAGTTACAAGGCGTACAAGTCATATCTTTCTAACTGTAAAACAACTGCTAGAGACAGAAACATTGTCCAGACTAAGCACGTTATGAATTCAACTTTTTCACATTCTCCTAGCTATTATCAAGTGAGTATCAACGGAGATATCAACCAGGAAGTTTGGATAACTGATGACGGAGATATACGAGAACAGAAGAATATTGCCGCATTGAATTATCCGTTAAAAATGGGTGATTTGGTTACATGGAAAGATAAAACTTGGCTATGTAATCATGTTGATGATATGGAAATATATCATCGTGGTGTGATTTTAGTTTGTTATTCAGCTCTCAAGTGGTTAGACGATCAAGGAGAAATTCAAGAAACTCCATTTTCTTTCAAATCGGATACATCGTCTAATTTTGGCATCCAAGAAGGAAGAATTCTGATGATGCCTAATGAAAGACGACAAATAACAGTTCAAAAAAACAATGAGACCGAAAGAATAAAGAAAAATAGACGGTTTATTATTGATGGACGCGCTTGGAAGACTGTGGGGATTAATCGTTTAATTGACGGGTTGATAAATTTGACACTAGAAGAGCAAGATTTAATCCCTGCCGATAATTTAGAGCTTGGGATTGCTGATTACAATGGTAACATCGCTAACTACCAACTAAAGGTTTTGAATGTTAAGGATATTGTGGCTATAGAAGAAAATCAAACTCTTCAGTTGAATATTGAATTAACCAATAATTCAAAGGTAATAGAAGTTGATGATCAAATTACATATTCTGTGGATGATGAAAGTATCTTATCAGTCTCTCCTACTGGCCTAGTGGCTCCTTTGAAAAAAGGAACATGTAAAATAACCATTTCATTCAGAAATATTTCTCAAACTATTCGAGTTAATGTTACGTCCTGTACTACAAATAATTATACTGCCCACATTACAGGCGACGAATTCATTAAATACAATATGACCAAATCATATACTTGTTCATTTAAGGATAATGGGATTGCTCGACAAGACAAAGCTTGTTTTTGGTTAACCGAGTCTGATGGTTTAGCACCCACCACTTTAGCCAGTATAATCGAACAAGATGGACAAGCCTGTAAAATTAAAGCCAACAACAAGAAAGGCAGAGTTATTTTGCATGTCGAAAACTCTACCAGATTAGCTTATGCAACAAAAGAAATAGAAATAAAATCATTACTATAAGGAGTGTATCCATGCAAGCCATCATCCGTTTTGGAGAACTTAAGCTTGAGCAATTTATTCAAGGAGCTACAAATAATTGGCTTATTTTTTCTCCCCTCCCCTACTCAATGCAGCACTCATCTGGGATTGATAACTCTGTAATCATTAGTGCTACACCCACAATTGAAATCATTGATGCTGACCTAGACGTGGCTATTAATCCACAGTTTAAATATGCTTATTCAATTGCTACAGATAATAAGCTTAAATTGGCATTTTCCAAAGAGACACACGCCGACAAAGGATCAGCACTTGAAGCACTAAAATGCATTGCCCTTACATATGAACTTGGCAATCTACAACCTAACGGTAATTACTACAAGGTCAAAGTTCGTAATAGTCTTGGCGAGGAAATTCACCGAACTACTCCACTTACTCTAGATCAGGTAGATAAGGTCGTCGCTACATTTGATGACACAAGGGATATGAACACTAGTGGTTTTCTGGAATATGTACTGACCAGAGATTTTATTGTGAACTAACATGTCTCGATTTGAGGAGTTAGGCAAAAATCGCATGATCGTACTGAACCATTTATTGAGTTCTCATAAACTTTGCAAGTCAGTTTGGTATGAACAAAGTAATTATTTAGATCAACCCGATATCGAAGATACCTCAGAGTTGATCAATAACAATATTTTTCCTTTTAATCACGTTCCCAAATTGGCTGATAAAGCTTCCTCTTATGTGACATTTTCTTTTAGAGATTACAAACCTGTTGGTTCTCAGTTCAAGTCGGGGTTGCTGCATTTTCAAGTTTTAGTGCATAAGGATTTAATTCTTACTGAGTATGAGGTATTAAGATATGATCATATTTTAGCCTATATAGACGAGCTGTTTAACGAGAACAGAAATCTCGGCATTGGTAATTTGCAATTTTATCGAATGGACGAAATGTTTGTGAATGAAAATTATTTAGGTTATTACATACAGTACAAACTTTGGGATTTTAATTGAGGTGATTATTTGATTATCGATCGCCTACAAGCATTTCTTGGTTTACCTTATACAACAAAAGAGGGAATATCCGTGTTCTCTCCTACAGTTAATGAGATCGGTGAAATTGGATATTTAAATTATTTAGTTAATCTAGCTTTAGTGGGGTTTGATAAAGAGAAAATTTTAGTAGGGTTATTTGGATTGGACAAAGACAGTTTTTCAAAAATAAAGAATGAGTCTGACTATGATGTGCTAATCGAAGTTCCGTCTATTAGAAATGAAATATGTAAGGCCTTCTCCTTTTTCGTTAAAGGTCATGTTAGTTTCAATATTGAAACATCCTGTTTTTTGTTGGATGGAAAAGATTTTATAAACAAAAGCAATTTTAGAGAATTTGATTTAGTTATAAAAGAACTAAATGTATCATCTGACTCTCAAGAAAAAATAGAGGCAGCAAATAGTACAGCAGAAGAGTTTTATAGAAGAATGCAAATGTATGAGTCGCAAATAAACAACAATAACACGGAAAATCAGCTAGAATTCAAAGATATTTTATCTATCCTCTGCAATTTCGAAGGAAATGGGATCAATATATTTAATGTTGGCTCACTTACGGTGTATCAAGTTTATGAGCATTTTGAAAGAGTGAACAAGAAAGAAAATTACAATAGACTCTTACCAGTATGGTCTAATGAAAAAACCTTACCTGAAGACAACTCTATCCCTGAGTGGATGGAGAAAACAAAATTATAGTATAAATTAGGAGGAACTATCCTTTATGGCAATACAACTAGGACGATACGGCTCTAGAAACAATCTCAATCTTCAAATTTTCGATTTTGTAACAAGTACACCTCTTATGACTTTTGATTACGCTACGACTACCAGTAACGAATGGACATCAGAGACAGTGTTTGCAAGAGGTGGCGATGGGAATCCAAAGCGTATTGCTTGGTCGGGTGAAAAGGACTCTACACTTAAAGTAGAGACTCAAATCTTCACTTTGCAACATCTTGCTATGCTGGCTGGAGAACCTATTGAAAAGGGCGCACAAGATCTTTATAAGTCTCAAATTCTGACTGTTATGAAGGGTACTTCTGGAGCAAAACAGATCACATTAGACAAAACACCAATTGGTGATAAAACTAATGTTAAGGTGTTTGCATACATAAACGGGATTATGGCTGACGCACAACCCATTAAAGACATTACTGATAATGTAGTAACATTAGACACTACTGCAACTATCGAAGTTGGCAGTGATGTTGAGGTTTACTATCAATACAATACTCCAAATGCAGCAAAACTCTCATATACAACCAAAGGATTTCCGGGATACGTATTTATTGCTGGAGACACTTTGTATGCTGATGAGAAAGCTGGTAAGATGGTCGGCTCTCAACAAATTTTCCGCAAGGCTAAACTTCAGCCAAACTACGCGGTCAACTATTCCCCTTCTGGAGATCCAAGTTCTCTCAGTTTGACGTTTGATTTGTTCCCTGTAACCGTGAATGGGGTTGAAGTAATGAAAGAAGAAATTATTTATGAAAAATAAGTAAAGAACTTATGAGCCGTAGGTTGCCCTTCGGCTCTTTGTTTTTACAAGGGAGATTATATGAACCAAACTGTTACAATTGCAACGCCTGTTCGTAACCGGGAGTGGATTTTAGATAAATATCTAAAAAGCTTATTGGAATTGAATTATCCTACTAACTTAATTGAATTCATATTTGTAATCAATGATTCAACTGATAATTCTTTAAATTTATTGTACAACTTTAAAAAGCAATACAGGCACATATATAAAAATATTAGAGTTGAGGTATACAATCGAAATGCTCCTGTAGATAAAAGAGACTTAAACATTAGAAACAACTTCATATATACTCATTTGAGTAAATTACGGAATTATATCATGTCAAAAACCAAAACTGATTATCTGATGTTTATAGACACAGATATCCTCGTGCAACCTGATATCATTAATAATCTACTCAAATCGGACAAGGATATCATATCAGGATTGATTTGGAATGGGCACATTGTTCGCCCTGAGAAGCCATATCTGTTCCCCAACATCATGAAGATCAATAGTAAGGGTTATTATGAACATGTTGTAACCAATCAAGTAAAAAATGCACCCTCTCTCCACTCTTCATCTCTTATAAGAGTTGATCTTACAGGGGCAGTTATAATGTTAAGCCGTAAAGTATTTAAATCTATAAAATATGGGTTTCACCCGCAAGGAGAAGACGCATACTTCTGTAAAATGGCTCAAGAGAAAGGTTTTGAGCTTTTTTGTGATTTAGGTACATTCTCGCACCATATTATGAGTCCAGAATGTTTAGAAAAAATATCTTAGGGAGAAATAAATGAAACAAAAAACGATTGTTTATGCTAATACAATTGATTACGACCAGCCATTGCAGCAACGACCACACCATTTAATGAAGTATTTCTCTGAGAATGGGTATATGGTCTATTGGGTTAACTACACTCAACGAACCGATAAAGTGCGTGATCGCATCTCTGACACACTTGAGGTGTATCATAATTGGGAAGTTTTTTTAAAAAGACACCCTAAAGTTGATATTTACTTTTCATCTTGGGCTATGCGACATACAGATTTAGAAAGTATTAAAGCCGACTTGGTTGTTTATGATTCACTGGACAATTTCCCAGAAAATGAACATGAGGAAGACAACATGGTAAGTAAGGCAGATATTTTATTGGCTGCCTCCAAACCTCTGCTAGAACTAAGAAGTAAACAACATAAAAATGTACACTTGGTTCGAAATGCCTGTTTTAAAAAATTAGGAGATCTCGACTTTCCTATTCCTGAAGACTTGATTCCATACACTAAAAAGAATAAGCCTATTGTATTGTTTTCAGGCGCGCTCACGTCCAATTGGTGCGATCTATTACTTTTGGAGAAAGTTGCGAAGAAATATCAAGTTTTTGTTGTTGGACTTCCTTGGGGTATTAAAGAAATGCCTAAAGGGGTTCATTATTTGGGTTCAAAGGGATACCTAGAACTTCAAGCCTATTATCGTCACGCTGATGTTACCCTTCTCCCCTTCCAACGCTGTCAAATCAGTGACTTCAGCAATCCTTTAAAAGTTTATGAGTCACTTGCTCATGGTACTCCAGTGGTAGCAACCGATATTCCTGAAATGGATGATTATGAAGATGTTGTATTTGTAAGCAGAAACCATAAAGAATTCATAAAAAATATTCATAAAGCAATTAAAGTATCTAAGTGTATCGAATACAAAAATAAAGCTAAAAAAATGGCTAAAAACAATTCATGGGATGATAGATTTGAAATCATTAACAGCGCTATTAAGGAATTTTTCAAAGGAGAAAAGGATGAAAAAGGTAGCACTTTTAACAACGCAATTCTTTGATTTAACTGGAACATATACTCAAATGGGTGGCGGCGAAAGGTATTTAATTGATCTAGTACGTCTATTAAGAAAAAAGAATTATATTGTAGACGTTTTTCAAGCATCTACTACACCTTGGGTAAAGAACTTCAAGGATGTAAAAATAACTGGTATCCCCTGCCCCATTGGTGACAAAGAATCTTTTCCAGATCTAACAATTGAGTTTCATAAACGGACGGAAAATTATGATTATACTATCTATTTTGTAGCCACTCTGGCTTTTCCCGAAGCACGTAAGAACTCTATTGCTATTTCACATGGTATTTGGTGGGATAATGAAATTCAAAGCTGGTATCACGCTAAAGGATACAACGAATACATTAGAGACTGCTACCGCCGTGTAGGAAAAATTGTTTCTGTAGATACAAACACTATTGGTTGGACTAAAGCTTTATATCCAAAACTATATGATAAATTTGAATACATACCGAACTATGTTAATACCGACACCTTTAAACCTAGAGAGAAAAAAGGAAAAGGTAAGTTCACAGTGCTTATTCCTCGTAGACTTCATGAATTAAGAGGATATTTGTTGGCGGCTGAAGCATCTAAGAAACTTCTCCCCAAGTACGAAGATATGGAATTTTATTTTGTAGGTAGAGGAACAATTGAAGGCGAACAACAATTTAAGCGATGGGTAAATACTCAAGATCGAGTTCGATGGGAACATTTTGATATGAATAAAATGTATCGTGCTTACGAACAAGCAGATATAGTTTTAATCCCCACTCTCGGTGCAGAAGGTACAAGTTTGAGCTGCATTGAAGCACAGGCATTTGGAAAACCAGTTATAGCTAGTTGCGTAGGTGGATTAAGTGATCTAATTATTGATGGATACAATGGACTACTGATTAAGCCTACTGTAGATAATCTATGTAATTCAATTGAATATTTATATCACAATAGAGATAAAGCTGAAACATTTGGTAAGAATGCACGAGAAGTTTCAATGGCGTTTGATAGTAAAAGATGGGAAGAAAAATGGTCTAAAGTACTGGATGAAACATTTCCACATTAAAGGAGAGTGTGATTATTGACTAAAAAATTAACAGTTTCAGAATTGAATAAACTCAGCAAAGAACTAGAACAGACGCAAACATATCCCATTCTGAATGGTCAATTTGAAGTAGCCATCAAGCAAAACTTTAAGGAAAGTTCAATTAACAACATCTTTACAGGACTAATAGAAGTTGTACAAGGGATTGAAAAATCACAACTTACTGAATTAACTTTCAGCCAAATTGCGTCACAAATTGGATCTACTTTGATGCTACGCGAATTTACAGACCTCCCCATTCCCAACAAGAATGACTTTCAGACTTTGATTAAGGTATATGAGAATTTATTGAACACAAACATTTTCGTAGAAGTAGCAAATAAATTGCCTGAGATTGAGGTCAAAAAATTAGAGAAGCGTTTTAAGGAAATAGCAGATAATTTTGCTGAGATTGAAAGAAAAGCAAATGAAGAAATGAATAGTAACGGAGCTAACTCTAGTGCCAATAGCGAATAGTTTTGCTGAATTGGAAAGATTGTTGAAGCAAAAAATCGCCTCAACTTTGCAAGTTGATGTCGCTAATACAGTAAAAGTTAATATGGAACAATCAATACAGGAAAATGTTTATGATGTATATACTCCCACAGTCTACGAAAGACAGCGTGATCAAGGGGGGCTAACAGATGAGCGCAATATGATTGTTGATATGATTGGACAGGATATTGTATCCATTGAAAGTCATCGTATGGATGGAAGTAAGAATGTTGGTTTAGTCGTAGAAACTGGTCAGGGTTACGATTTCGAATTCGCTTATTCTGGTCGTCCTCGCCCATTCGTTGAGAAGACTGTCGAGAAGCTGCATGATACTAATGCTCATGTTGCGGCACTTCATAGGGGATTATCACGTCAAGGACTTGATGTGGAAGTTAAGTAAAAAAGCTATTTATTAAAACTTAGGGAGTGTTTTTAATGAATATATTGGTGGCTATGAGAAAAACAAGCCAAACGGGAATTAGGATTGGGCATCTATTCAAAAGTGTCCTTATAAACATACGTAAGGAATGATGTGAATGGCAAGGAAAGAAATTAAAAAGAATACATTACGCGAACCTGCGAAAAAACAACCAGAAGTAACAGACGAAATGTGGCAGCAAGTCAATGAAGACTATAGATTTAATGCTGAAGAGTTTGTTTCTGTACAAGACCTCTCCCCTCAATCTCGCAAGCAGTACACAAGTGTAATTAGACAGTTTGGTTGGTACATGGTTGCTTCAATGAACAACAAACCATTCTACAAAATTACAAAGAGAGACTTTCTTCGTTATCTGAGTTTTATACGAGACAATAGGAAAATGTCCTCATCCGCAATCAGCTTTAGGAAGTCTGTTATCTCAAGTTTCTGTAATCACATCGAAAATATTATTGCAGAAGAAGATGAAAACTACAAAAACTTTAGAAATTTTACACGTGGTCTCCCTCCAATTTCAAAAAATCGTGTTTATGAAAAAGTAAAAGTCACAAAAGATGAGTACGATATGATGATGAGCGTTTTAGAAGAAGATGAAAATTGGCTAGGTATGGCTTGGTTAGCCACAGCTTTTCGAGTTGGTGCGAGACGTTCGGAAATTATTCAGTTCAAGACTGAAATATTGGATTATGAAGTTCAACAAGACAAGAATTATATTATGACTCATAACGTAAGAGGAAAAGGCAAATCGATAGATGGGAAGCCGATTCAATATATGATCCCCTTAGACGTTGTTCCTCATTTGAAAAAATGGGTAGATTTTCGTGGCTATGAAAGTGAATATATCTTTACCACTAAATACGGTAATGAGATAAAGGCTATGTCTCCTGCTTGGGCAGATGATTTTTGTTCAAACACTCTCTCTGATATTTTAGAGCGTAGAGTTAACGTACATATTTTTAAAAATTCATGTATCACCTATCTTTTAGAAAGTGGTAAGGATATTAAAATAGTTTCGAAGTTCGTTGCACATCACAATGATATCTCCACCACATCTATTTATGATTTACGTGATTTCGAAGATGAGAAGAATCAGATTTTTTGATTAACTGTACCTAGTAAAACTATCCTTTTATCACAATTAGATATCTTAATGTTAAGGGAGCTAATATGAAACTATACAAATTTGAACTTGAAAATTTTATAGCTTATCTAGATAAACTAAAAACAGACCGAACTGATACTCGACATAGAGTTAAATTCAAAGGGTTGCTTACTGAACATTACACAGAACTTTTAAATGATGCAGATGATATCAACCTTGATTATGTGACTAAAGATAAAGATGGCAATCCCATTATTGAAAACGGAAAATATACCTTCGAGAATGATAATGAACGGCTTTCTGAGTTAAACAAGCTTTATAATGAAGAAATTGTAATTGATGAAACAGAAGAACGAAAAGCTATGCTCCTTTCTGTTAAAGAATCGGTGATCAATCGTGGCCCAACCGAATTTACTGGTATCGAAGGAGATTGGTATGTTCGTTTCTGTGAAATTGTAGAACAAATTAAATATAAGGATGAACAGTAAGAAGAGATATTAAGTCTCTTCTTTTTTCTATTTTTCTAAAGTAAAAAAAGGAAGTGACTTAAACGTAATGGCAGATATGCTTAAGATTTTAGTACAAGCTGACCTAAATATTGGAGCTAGTATAGGTAACATTAATGAAAAATTGAAGGCTTTAAGTAAACACCCATCCCTTCAAAGTTTGAATATTAAGATCAATATTGATAAGAGCTTTGTAGCAAGTATGAATAGTTTTGTATCCGCTGCTAATAAGTTAAATTTAGCAATGGAGCAACAAAATAAGATTGTTAGTGAAACCACTACAACATATAAAAGATTAGATGGAAGCATAGAAAAAGTAACACAGCAACGGTTAGCCGATAATTCTGTTATCACTAAGACCAACAAAACTGTTGATGAGCATAGATTAAAATTACAGCAAGAGACTGAAGCTTATGACAAACAACGAAAGTCAATTCAGCAGTTGGAATCTGAGTTAAAAGGCTATGCATTAGCCAATGAGAAAGCTATTAAGAATGGTAAAGGTCAAGTAGTTGGTTATAAAAATACATATGAAAACAAAGAAACTGGACAAAAAGTTACAGCTAATATTGATCAAAATGGCATTGTAAAAAAGTACGACGAGATAATCAACCATGCTAAAACACTGAAAGATCAAGAGTCTCTTGTTAATCAGATGTACGATGGACGTATTAAGTCCATGGAAAGAGTAAACACGGCTGAACGTCAATTAGCCACAAACCAGCAAAAAGCCATTCAGGAAAATGCAGATAGACAACGTGCAGCCGATAAAAAGAATCAGGATGCAATTCAGGCGACTCGTAAGGAATATCAGGACTGGTGGGTTCGTTCACTTGGTCAGCAAGAAGTCGCTGAACGTCAAGCAAATCAGAAAAAAATCCAGAATCTAAAAGAGTTTAAGCAACAAGCAGAAACCAACGCACAAAGATTGAATACTAAGTATGGCTCAAGTGTTAATCAGACTGACCTCTCTTCTCTTCTCTCTTCTGCTTCAAAATTAGACATTAATGATGCAAACCTGAAACAAAAAATGAAGCAAATCCAGCAAGGGTTTAGAGATGTGGAGTCTTCAGCTAAATCAGCCAGTACACAGGTTGCAAGTTTTGGTGAAAAAGTTAGCCATGCAATTAAGTCTATTGGTGCACATATGATTGCTGGTGCATTATACGGCACTGTATTTTCTAGTATTACTGCCGGATTTAAAGGCATGATTGACATTGAGAGTCACATGGCTGGATATATTCAAACAAATGAGCACTACTTTCAAGGTCTACAAAAAGGCTCTTTGGATATGCAAAAGGTTAATAACGAGTCAAGGCAGTTCATTCAAACAGCGCACGACCAAGCCGCCGCCATCACTGATGTAATTGAGTCTGCACGTCTCTGGGGTCGTATGTATAAAGATGTCGGTGTTGTTCAGACCCTAGTACGTCAATCTACTATGCTTTCCACAGTTGACTTGGTGAGTCTTGAAGATGCCACAAAATCAATGGAATCGGTGCTAGCTCAATATGGTGTGCAACTTAAGAATACAAATGATGCACAACTGTATGGTGGTCGAATCCTTGATTCTTGGAGTAAGGTAGCACACGAAACTATGGCTCCTGCTAGAGACTTAGGTGCAGCATTTGAGCGCACAGGTAAAATTGCCCAAGAAACAGGCGTTAGTTTTGATTTCATGAACGGTCTGATTTCATCGGGTATGCGTAATACCGCATTATCTGGTGAAAACTTAGGTAACATGTGGAAAACCGTATTGGGTACTATCCGAACCAGTAAGGCTGTTAATGAAATTGAGAGTCTTGGTGTTGAGACTAAGAAAGTTGTAAATGGTGTTGAAGAATGGCGTAAGGCAGAAGATATCTTGCTGGATTTGTCTATTGCGGTAATCGATAAGAATTATGATTTAACTCAATCTTATGCAGCCATTTCTCGCGGTGTCTATCAGTATGCGAAGTTGGCAGCATCCCTCCAACCCGGTGATATCTTATTGGGTACAGCATACTCTATTGGATCTACTGGAAGCACATTAGAATACTTAACTACTCAAATGGATACCATTTCCCGTAAAGCCTCACAGGTAAAAACGTCATTCATTGATATCTTCAACACAGCTGGTAATGATGGATTACGTAGTATGATAAAGACCATACTTGATATTACTGATCAATTATTTATTGGTATGTCAAAAATACCTTCATCAATCTTTGGTGTGAGTACAGCTATAGTTGCACTAGGGGCGGCATTTGTTGCACTTAAATCTCCTATCAAAACGGCTATTGATTCAATGATTGTTGTAAAAGCTATGAGACAAGGCATGATAGTCGTAACAAACGAAGAGACTGCCGCTGTTACTGCAAGTTCTGTTGCTAATGCCGCCCATGCTGTAACCTCAAGAACCGCTTCGACTGCTGAGGTTGGGAGAACAGTAGCAACTGAGGCAACAACTGTTGCGATAAATGCGCAGACTGCTGCATCTGCTAGAGCTGCTGTTACAACAAGTATAGCAACAATGGGAATATCTGTTGTCATTGGATTGTTAGCTTCATTGGCTGTGGGCTTGGGTACAGCAGAAAAAGCGCAGCGTGACGAAACTCAACAGATAAATGACAGTATAGAGGCGCGAGAACGGCAAATCAATCAATATAAGCGACAAATCGATTTCTTGCCTAAAGTTGCAGACGCTATCAACAAATACAAGAAAGCTATGGACGGCGGTACACTTTCTGCCCAACAACAAGCAACCGCTCAAAAACAATTAGAAGAAATGTATAAAGCTGTTGGTATAACCGCAACAGAAGAAGGATTGAAAAGATTAAAAGCTGCACATTTCAGTGAAGATGCAGTCAAGTATGAAATCGAACTATTAAAACAAAAAAAACAAGCTGCTGCTGAAGCGAATACCGAAGCAGCTCGTGGAGCCTATGATAAAAAGAAGAATGAATACGAAAATAATGAAGAAGCACTAAAAAAAGCAAAAGAAGATTTAAAGAAGTATAAAAATGATCTAGATACAATAATGAATGACAATTCAATTGCAGGTGCTTTTGCAAAATCCCCAGAAACGATTCAAGGTTACTATCAAATGATTGCTATGGCTCAAAGTAAAGTTGATGAATTTACTGGCAAGCAACAAACTTTATCTAAAGAGTTGGACGATGCTAATCAGAAGTACATGACTAACATTGAAGCAACCGATCAATTAGCTGGTGCTGATAGTAAAATGGCTAATGCAACAGATGACGCTTCTGATGCTTTTGAAAAATTAAACAAAGCTCTTGACGACAGCTCTTCCGAACTCAAAACCTTAAATCAAGCATTGTATGATCAACAAAAAAATGGCTATTTGAGTGCAGAAACAGTTGCAGAATTAATCAAAAAAAATCCTCAATTAGCCGCTAGTGTGAAAAAAGTCAAAGATGGATACATATTAGAAACTGAGGCAGTCAACGATCTAAGAGAAGCTCAGTTGAAAATGATTAAGCAGTCAATTGAAGGAGATAAGCAACGGAGCTTAAATGCGATTAATGCTTCCATTAGCACTATAAACGGATACGGTCTTGAGTTAAAGAGTGTAAAAGATTTAGCAGATGCTAAAAAAGCTTTGGCGGCTATTGAGGATGAAATAGCAAACGCAAAGATCGCAGCACTGTCTCCTGAAATGCGTAAGGGTTTGGGCTATGAAGAGAAGTTTGATTTCAACTTGGGTAAGACAGTATATTATAACCCCATGTTTGAAGAAGCCAGAAAAGCCAGAAACGATGCACTTAAAGAGCAGTATGATGAGATTTCTAAAAGCGTTCAGGAGTTAGAAGAAAAGGCATCTAAGGGAAAAGAATTACTGGGTATTTATTCTGATCCTAATTTTGGAATTAGCAAAGAAGCCACCAAGAAAAACGATCAATACAACGACTCTTTGTCAGAAACTAATGAAATTTTAACCGAAACTCAGAAGAAACTTAAAGCGATTGCTGCTGCTCAAGATGCGCAGACTAGCCGAATGAGTCGATTAAAAAAAGGAACAGAGGAATACGGAAAAGCCCTGAAGGAACAGATAAAACTTCTTGAAAAGCAAGCTGAATTGTACACAGAAGGCATTAAAGATCCATCTAAGCTAGTGTCTACAAAAGTCACCACTACTACAAAAGGTGGAACTGGCTTAGACTCGATGATAGAAGAAGCTTTATCCCTCTCCTCTTCTGGTGCATTTAAATATAAACAAATAAACGGCGAATACAAAGGTACATACGATGAGTTTGTACAAAGAGCAACATCGGATTGCTCTCAGTTTGTGCAGGAAATGTTTAAGGAGTTCCTTAATATTAAGCTGCCTCGCACTGCCGCTGAACAAGCCAAACAAGGTACTGCTGTAACAAGTAAAAAGGAATTGCAGAAAGGCGATTTGGTATTCTTCAATACCAATGGCAAAGCACATTCCCATGTAGGTGTTTATATGGGCGATGGAAACTTTATGCAAATGGGCAATTCGGGATTAAAGCAAGGCAATCTAAACGACAAATATTGGGCAACTCGTTATGATGGAGCTACACGCATTCCCGGTGCTTCTGCCCTCCCTACTTCAACTTCTGTTGCATCTAGTAGTAAAGTTACAGGTAAAAATGCTGATCTGATAAACAAATACGCTTCAACGAATGGCGTTGATCCTGCGTTAATTAAGGCAATCATTCAACAAGAGTCAGGTAACGGCGCTAATGGTATTAAAAATGTAATGCAGGTTAGCAGCCTTGGTAAAAACACTAATGTTGAAAGCAGTATTAAAACTGGCACCTCAATGTTTGCAAAATATCTCAATCAAACGGGCAACGTTGAAATCGCTTTGGCTATGTATAATATGGGGCCAGGAATATTGGATTATTTCAATAAAAATGGTGGCTACAGTGTAGAGAACATGAAGAAGTTCTCTGCTAAACAAAAGCAGAAAACTGGTAGTAAGGTTTATGGTGATGTAAATTATGTTGGCAACGTATTGAGATACTACGATGGTGATACCTCCTCTGTTTCAGGTGGTAAATCTAAAAACAAATACACCCTTCCTTCAGCCTCGGATTTAGCAAAAGCACAAGAAGATGCACGGAAAAATAGAACAACTACATACGATAACATTTATAAAGCTCGTGTTGATTATATTGAGAACTACGTAACTATGAGTCAGAACAAGCTGGATGCTTTGGACGCTGACATTGCTAAATCTCAAGGTAGACAGGCTAAGTATGATCAAGTATCAGCAAACTGGCGAAAAGAAGAATCTTCTCAAATTAAGTCACTGACAGCGCAACAAAAGGAATTAGTCTCTCAGAATATCAATCTTGATAATCTAGTTAAGCAAAATAAGATTACATCTGGTGAGTTTGATAAGCAGAAAGCTTCGAATAGTACAAAGTGGTGGGAACTAGAACAACAGAAACAAGAAAAATACTATGCTGTCATTGTCTCTAATCTTGATGAATATGAGAAAAAGATTAATGCTGCTGCTGATAAGATAGCTCTGTCCAAGGCTCGTATGGAATCGTTGGACGAAAACTCGAAGGCATATCAACAAGAGCTTATTACTCAGATCGGGTTGATAAATGAGCAACGTGTAGCTACAGAGAAAGAGATTTTAGCTGTAGAGAGACAATTGAAAAATGAAAAGTTGAATTTACAGAATAAAGAGGAATTGTCTAAACGTCTTCAAGATCTAACGCTGAAGAACCTTGAGTATAACAATGCTATCTACTCTATCAAATCTGCGGCTGCTGATAAGATTATTGAAGCATACAAAAAACAGATTGAGAAACAGAAGGATTTAGCTTTAAAGGCTATCGATAAACAAAAAGAAGCTGAAGATAAGAGACATGAAGCTCGATTAAAAAATCTCGAAGAAGAGTCTGATCGATTTGAAGAGATTATTAAACGCCAGCTTCAGGAGTTAGATCGAACAAGCGAATCTGATGACTATGACAAGGAACTCAAAAAGAAACTAGATGAGCGCCAAAAGATACAGGATAAAATTAATGAGCTTGCTCTTAATAATTCCTATGAAGCTAAGGCTAAAAGGAAAGATTTAACCGATCAACTAGATGCAAAGAATGAAGAGATCGATAAGTTTAAACTTGACCGTGAGCGTGAATTACGTAAAGAAGGCTTGAATGACCAGTTAGAAGACCGCAAAAAGTACCTTGATAAAACCAAAGATGCTGAAGATCGAACTCATGACGCAATTACAGATAACATCGATAGAGAAAAAGAACTTACTGAGCAGAAGTATGATGACATTCTTGAAGACGAACAACGATTCTATAGAATGAAGCAAGACCTCATGTCCAATGACAAGACTAAGGTAAAATCTGTGATTGATGAACTAAAAGGCGAGTATTCTAAGTTCTTCACCTTCCTTCAAGAGCAATCATTGGAAACAAGTAAGCAAATGCAAAATATGCTGGACAGTCTTTCGATGGATCAAGGCAAACTTAACGACTTCTTGAATTTAGATAGTGGAATCGGCAATAACACGGGCATTGGAACTGGCGATGGAAACGGAAATGGTTCAGGTAATGGCAGCAATAAGGAAAAAGAAAAGGGAGATTGGCAGAAATACCTTTCCAACAAGCAAAAGGCTGAAAGTATTTCTAAACAAGTCGTTCAGTTACAACGTGAAAAGAAACCAGATAACAATAAAATTAAAAGTCTTCAAGCACAATTTCAGTCCCTTAAATCTGAAAATGATGCAATGCGCTCAAAATGGGGGTTTCCAGATGGAAGCTACGACTATCTGGTTAAACAGAAAGTGTTTAGTGCTGATACAGGAGGTATGACCCCTACTTTCTCTGGCGGTAAATTTCTGTTGGCTCATGAAAAGGAATTAGTTCTTAATAAGAGTGATACGGGGAATTTGTTGAAAATCATTGATGTAACCCGTGGCATTGTTGATTCAGTTAAAAGTACCTTTACCCCCAACTTTGTTAGAAATAATAATACGTCTACTGCTTCAAATGTTAACAGTTTTCATTTTGAAAAGGTTGAAATTCATGCAAATGATAAGGAGTCAGGATCGAACATCTTAACCAAATTAATTGATGCCGCTAAAACACAATCAAAGAGAGGCGTTCTAGGAAATAATTATGGCTTTAATCTATAATCGGTGGGGATTACCTCTCCCCCATCACTATTTTAAAGAGGTGATACATTGCTGGGAGAAATTGATTACAATTTAAAACCTATTCAACCTCAATATTTCTTATGTAGACCAGATAGGACAATCATAAGCAAAATAAGTGAGGCGTTTAATGATGAAATTTCTACCACATGGCACGATATTAATGAATTAGAGTTATCAATCCCCTTTTACATCGATGTCAATCATCGCTTAGTACCGAATAAAAACATCGGTCTAATTCGAGAAAGATATCTAATTAAAGTCGTAAATGGGAATAATGTTGATTGGTACTATATTAAAAGCATTGAAGATTCTAGTTCAGATGAATCCGATATTCGTACGTTGAATTGTATTTCTACCGCTGGTCTTCTAGTTGGTTTTGCAATACGGGGATTGACTGTAGAATCGTATCATGCCGAACAAATATTGAATGAAATTCTTGCACCAACAACTTGGAAAATCGACTACATTGATGCTGATTTCAAATTAACTTATAGGGCATTTGACTTCTCAAGTACAAATGTATTAGATGCGATTTTGACAGTTGGTGAAACATACAATGCTATAACGATTTTCAATACTGATAAAAACACCATTTCATTACAAAAACCTGAACTGACTGGTACAAATAAAGGATTGACCTTTAGTTGGAATAAGTATTTAAAATCGATGACTAGACATTCAACCTCTGAACCTATAGTCACAAGGTTAAAGGGGTTTGGTCAGGATGACATGACATTTGAAAAAGTAAATCCTACTGGGCAAAACTATGTAGAAAGCTTTCAATATTTCATGTATCCATTTGAACGGGATGCTAATCGGAATGTCATTAGACACAGTGATTACATGAGTGATTCGTTGTGTCATGCCCTACTCGACTTTGAAGCATTAATTGAATCAAAGAAAACAGAGTTTAATGCATACCTCAAGGAACAACAAGGCTATGAAAAGCAACTAGCTCTTCTTGAAGTTGATATGGATAAGCTAGTAAAAAATGAAGTTGTAGTTGCAGATACGAAAATATCTCAACAATTTGATTTGAAGATGTTTTTTGAGAAGTATGAGCATTCTGGTAGCAGTTCACGTAGCTTCAAATTGTCTTCTGATTTTGGTTATGCGGTTATGATTAAGGTTGATGACACAACTGGTGTTACAGTTAGTTTAGATAGATCGAATAAAGCCGTTTCTTCTAATCAATGGAGACTTCTGGGTAAGGTTCGATATCAGGATCATGTCAATGTCTCTATTAGCGGTGGCAATACGGGTGTATACATTCAGGTATGTAACATTAGCATAGATGAGTATGATTCTGGCACTGATTCAAAGATTATTGAGCGATACAGTTTAGATAATAAGGAAATGCAGATTAAACAGAAACAAGCTGAAATTGATGCTGTTAAAGCTAATTTGACTACTGTTTCCAACAAGATAAGCAACCTGAGAAGTACATTTGCATATGATAAGAACTTTACACATGAGCAAATGATGGAGTTAAGCGACTCATATATTATTACGCAGGACTACTCAGACAGTAAATACATAGATGAGCAAGATTTGTACGATGAAACAATGAAGAAGTTCAAAGAATTGCTACGTCCACAACTTAGCATGGAGATCGATATTGTTAACTTCTTAGAGATAATTGAAGCACAATATGATTGGAAGAAGATGAATCTTGGTGATTTCGTTAACATCAAATATGAGCCAACTGGCGTAGATGTTACGGCAAGAATAATTAAGATTGAATATGATTATGAACAGTCGAATATTAGTCTGACGATATCTAATGTAAAAGATGTAAGTAGAATGGGCAATGAATTTGATAAGTTGTTTCAAGATGTACGGACTCATGGAGTTACGTTGGATCTAAATAAGTTCAAATATGATAAAGCAGTGTTTGATTCAAGTGAAATGAATAAGCTGTTTGAAAATGTCTGGAATAGAGAAAAAGAGCGTTTAGAGATGGCGATTAATGAAACAGTTACACTGGATCACACTGGCATCACTGTTTATGATGAAAAAAATCCCATGAGATACCTTAAAATGACGTCGGGGGCGATTGGTCTTACACGCTCAGGAGGGCAAAAATTCGAGACAGCCCTCAGCGCCGATGGATTGATTGCAGAACAAGTGCTTGGAAAAATTATCCTTGGTGAACGTGTAGTAATTGGTGATACAACTGGTGTATTCACTATCGAAGGCTCTAAACTAACCATTCAGGATAGATGTAAACGTGAAGTCGTTAAGCTTGGGCTATTGGAAGAAAATCCAGATAAGTTTGGGTTACGATTTAATCATTACGCTTCTACTGATTGTGGCAATACTAGTGTAATTAATCATGTAGGAATTGATAGTGATTCAGGTTTCTTTATTGACCAGAAAAGTGGAACAACATATAAAAAAACATTGTGGACTAGTTTGGATGGATTGTTAAATGCTCAAAATTTGAGAATTAGTGATAGTATTATTGCTGATGGATCAATTCGTATAGGTAAAGGTAATTATGTATTTTCTGCCGATATGCAGGGTATCTACTTGGGATCAGAGCAGTTCTCGGATTCCCCGTTCCGAGTGTCGCCAGACGGTGTAATGTATGCAAAAGGTGGAGTATTCCAAGATGGTCAGGTAATAGTTGGTGGAGGAAACAGAGTAATCGTATTGGATTCATCGGGATTTCGGGTAGGCGGTCTCCAGCAAGACAGTGCGCCAGCGGCGATCTACATGGACGGTCGTGCCAGATTCAAGAATGTGTTGCTCACCAAGCCTGATGGTAGATTTCTTGCCGACACTGGAAACGGCAAATTCGACCTCAATGGGTGGGATTTGATTGGAGCTGGGATGATTGATACTCAATTACTGGCAGCTAATATAGTTACAGCCACAGAGGGCTTTGTAAGCTCGCTTGTAGCGGGTAAACTATCGACTTTAACAAATGCTGCTCTTACTGATTGGTCGAACTACATTCGAATAGAAAGTAACGAAGCAAAATGGATCACTGGGAAAGTCAATGGTGCTGGCACACAAAAGAAATTGGCTGATGGCAGAGCTTTGTATTGGAAAAACTCAACTCAATCTGGAGAAATGACTGTAGATGAAACTGAATGGCCCGTCTTGGAATATAGTATGGAAGAAAAAGTAAAAGCTAAGTTTTCATTTGATGGTTCTGGCGATGCTGCAACTCCATATATCCAAATGGGTATTGGTGATGGAGCAACTGAGAAAAGCGGCAAAGGTTTTATAAATAAACCTAATGGTTCTTTTGATTTTTTGTATGGAGCAAGCAACACCGGAAAAGAAAGAAGTGTAAGTTTACAAGATTTAGGTATTGTTATAAACAGTGATGGCGGGAATTTTATCGCAAAAGCAAATCAGGTATCAATAATAAGCAACCAAAATGAAATAAAAATCTCCAACGGTAAAGCCTCCATCGTTCTCTCTGCTGATGGCAAAATCACCTTCAACGGTACTCGCTACGACTTCATGTAAACCTTAAGACTACTATCTTTCTCTCTCCTCTCTCCTACTATACGACTATATAAAACATTTGTTCTATAGGAATATGTTCCCATATGTCGTATAGTAGAATTATAGGAGAGTGATGAACAGAGTGAATGAAATGATTAGAAACGTCTGTGTTATGATTGATTATGAAAATGTACACTACAATTTAAGAAATGACTACACCAATGTTTTTGAGAAGGATTTTTTTAATCGTTTAAGAAAGTATTTACAAGGTAAATCTATGAATGTAATTGACATTATAGCATATTGTAATTTCGATTTGCCTGATATGTATAACTCACGCCATCAATCAAAACTACATGAGTTTGGTATTGAAACAAGGCACACATCTAACACTGGAAAAAATTGTGCAGATATTCAAATAGCAGTTGATACAATGGAAATGATTTTTCAAAACAATCTAATTGATGGCGTAGTCTTAATATCAGACGATAAAGATATGACTCCTTTAATAAAAGCGATCAAAAAGCAAAAGGGGTTTGTTCATCTTATTACTTCTCAGAATAGTAGTGATTTAATACTACATACACCAACATCTCATTCATTTTTTGAGGATTTGTACGAAATAGAAGCGAAAAATGACTCTCATCTTACTGAAAATATATATCACAATCTTAATGCCCATATAAAAAAAGAGTATGTAGATAAACAGAAAACACCTCCACTATTGTCTTTACAGAGATTCACGGAAAACAGCTTGTCGTGGTACAACATCTTTGAATACGAATTTGTGCGCCTTCTAAATAAACTTGAATTAGAAGGAAAGATAATAATTCATAAATATCGCCTAAAAAATAATGAAGGCGTTGAATATGGAAAAGAATTTGAAGGAATAATTACTGATGAATATTTATACTTGTTTAATTCCAACAATCCCATTAATCGAATAAGTAATTGCATTAACGATGAATTTATAAAAAATGTTTATAAAAAATACATCAGAAATATTTGACAAATACTGATCCAAGGAATATAATTGTTATAAATAAGACTATGCTTTACCTAAAACTAATTTTTAAAAAGACTATGTTTTATCCAATACTATGCTTTACCCAAAGACTAATCAAGGGAACTCACAATATTGTGAGTTCTTTTGTGTTTAATCAAAAGATATTTTGGATTAGCTGAGCAATCAGTTTAATCACGAATTATCTCTTAACTAGTAAGGCTGTTTCCTATAAACTTCCACTCCCTCCTATCCGATATATATTGTAAGTATGTGTAAAATCATATGCTAATCGAATAATTGGAGGATATACAATGAAAAAGCGAATTCCAACGTTCCTTGCTGGTGCAATATTTGGTGTTGCAGTAGCAGTTAGTGGCGTAGCAGGAGCAAGTACATATTTAAAAGCAACATTGACACCTACAAAGATCATAGTTGATGGAGAACAAGCGAAATTGAGCGACAGCCCAATCAATGTGAACGGTAAAGCTTATCTTCCTCTTAGAGATACAGCTTCAGCAATGGGCTATAATGTAGCAAGTGCTAGTGGCGGTAAAATTGAGCTAGTGAAAAGCAATGGAACAACACCTGCTCCCTCCTCTGCCCCATCAGCTACAACAAGCACAAAAATTGAGCCAGCAACAACAGCGGTTAAGCAAGGAGGTAAAACCTTTAGCGTGGATCAATACACAAAAGGAGATAAACTGGATAGCGAGAAGATTGCAGCAGCGATTGCTTCTGGTGAGCTGACGATTAACAGTCAGGATGAAAATGGAGATTCAATTTTGCACTGGGTAATTCGTAAGAATGATTATGCGACATACCTTGTGATTAAGAAGAATGCGTTGAACGTGAACATTTTGAATAATATGGGGAATTCCCCGCTTCACGAAGCAATCCTAAATAAAAACAACTTTTATTTAGGGGAACTGACTGGAATCACTTACAAAGCAAATGCTAAAATCAAAAATAAGGACGGGCAAAGACCAATTGATCTATTAGACAAAAAAAGCTCAAATTATATTGTACTTGAAGCCTATATGATGTAATTAAAATAAATAAGTAGACAAAAAAGAGCCTATTAGAGGCTCTTTTGTTATTTATTTATATTCTAAATTGTTTTTGTCTGTAAATATGAAGCTAATAATTATATGTACTCTAACTTAGTCTATTCGTTCTGCGGATCTTCGCTGTCTGGAACATATTCTATAATGTCCGTCAACGTGCAATTAAATACTTTACATAACTTATCTAACCATTCGACATCTATTCGTTTTATCGTTTCATTGTATAACATTCCAACGGTTCCTTCACGAATACCAGTTAATTTAGCCAACTCTTTACGAGTCATTTTATGTTTTCCTAATTGTTCTGAAATTTTAATCTTGATCATTAAATATCCTCCTCAGGTTTCTAGTTCCATATTAACACAGAGTTTAGTCAGCAAGATAGAAAATTGCTTTAGTGCGGTTTACAAATTACACTAGGCGTAATATAATATCATTATTCGATATTATTGAAGTTCGGATGGAGGCGTTGAAAATTGCTAAAAAATTAAGTGCTGATACTGTAGCACAAAGAATAAAAGACATAACAAATTCCGAATACAGTTTAGTTAGTGAATACACCGGAGCTTTTGATAAAATTTCTGTTTTACATCATAAGTGTGGAAATGTTCAACAGGTAAGGTTAGGGCATTTTATTGACGGTAGACGTTGCCCTATATGTAAAAAATCGAACAGAAAAACAAATGAAACTTTCAAAAAGGAAGTGTATGAACTAACAGGAAGACACTATGTCTTTCTTGAAAAGTATGTGACGAATGAACATAAATTAAAAGTAAAACATATGGATTGTGGTCACATTTATGAAGTGAAACCAGCAAACTTTTTGTCTGGTAAGAGATGCCCTAAGTGCGCTAAAAATATACCTCTTACTACAGACACTTTTAAAGAGCAGATATTCGATAAAGTGGGAAATGAATATGAATTAATGGATGATATTATTAATAGTCAAACGAAAGTCAAAATCAAACATAACACATGTGGAAACATAATCCATATGGCACCTACGGTGTTTAACTCTGGAACACGGTGTAGTCACTGCCATGGTGGTGTTAAATATCACACAACAGACACATTTAAAAAGTATGTCAGAGATAAGACTCACGGTGAATATGATGTTCTGGGGGACTACAAAAATGCTAGAACAAATATAAAGTTTATCCATAATGAATGCCATAAGGAGTACGTTACAGAACCTCAGAATTTTATAGCAGGGAAACGTTGTCCTCATTGCTTTGGTAAAATAAAAAAGACTACCGATGAATTTAAAAAAGAAGTATTTGCATTAGTTGAAAATGAGTATTCCGTACTAGGAGAATACCTAAATAATAATATTAAAATAAAAATGAGACATAACACTTGCTTACATGAATATTTAGTATCTCCTGCTAGCTTCCTTGGCACTAAAAATAGAAATGGGAGCCGATGTCCTAATTGTTTCAAGAATGAAAAGAAAACCACAGAAGAATTTAGAGAAGAGTTATTGAATACTGTTGGGGATGACTATCAAGTTATAGGGGAATATCTCGGTGCAAATACTAAAATCGATGTACTTCATATTCCATGCGGAAGAACTTATAGACCTACTCCTTCTAACTTAATTAGAGGCGATAGTAGATGTCCATGTATCAATGAAAAAAAAGGAGAAGCAAGAATAGTAGACTATCTTTCTTCTAGTACACTTAATTTCATTAGGCAATATTCAAATCCTAATTGTAAGCACAAAATTGCTCTTCGCTTTGATTTTGCCATATTTGACGGTTACAATGAACCTATTTGTCTAATAGAATTCGACGGTAAGCAACACTACGAACCCATTGAATATTTTGGTGGCATAAAAACGTTCAAGCTCCAACAAAAGAAAGACAAGATCAAAGACAACTATTGCGAGTCACATAACATCCCATTGATACGAATCAAGTATACCGAATTTGACAACATCGAATCAATACTAAACGAAAAGCTCACCCAACTAAATATCTTACCTGTCCCTGTCTCCCCTGCTCTATCTTAATCCAAATTGAAGGAGAAGATACATATGTCTATCGTAAATGTTGTTGCTGTACAAACTCGGAAAGTTCCCTATCATCCTAACTTAACACTAGAGCAGCTCTGTTACTTTCTCGATATCTCACCTAAAGCAACTATCATCATCGACAAAATGAAATTTATGCTTAACACAGTCGAACGACTCAACGAGTTTCTTGAACGTAAAACGCTCAATATAAGTGAACTGTCCCTTCTCACTTTAATGAGGAAAGAACGTATTGACGCTTATAGCTACACCGACAGAGCAACATTTACTTATGACTATTATCGAGACAAACTAGCAGCATTGGAGAAATTGTTTCAAGAGCCTATGGAGTCTTTCAAACTCAACCGTTTCAAGACGGATGATCCAGAACTTATTTATGACACATATGTATCAAGGGGAAAATATTCGACTTCTCTAGAGGTTGCTTTGTTTATTTAGTCCTATCCCCATCTCTCTCATAATACTATAGACCCATTACCCAAGACATGGTAAACTATTGGTATAATTTGAGAGGTGGGACTATTTTAAATGAAATTATGCGTTAATTGCAATAGTTCGCTAGAGGATGAAAGTTTATATTGTAACAAATGTGGAGCCAAACAAGAATCAAGTGGCGCTTCTGAAGATACTAGTGAGAATGTGATAAATGAGTTGATTCAATCTGATTCGCCAAAAAGTAAATTGTTAACTCCAAGAACAATATTATATGGAGTTGCTTTGATACTTTTCTTGGCAATCTCAGTGATAACAGTTTATTTCAATACTCCTGAACAAAAAGCTAAAGCAACAGTAGATAATTATCTGAAAGCTTTACAACATGGAGAGTATGTGGGTGGATTTAAAAGCGAGAGTTTTGATGACTATATAAATGTAATAGATTTTAAGTATGTTAATACACAGGATAGTTATGAGTATGAAGGAAATGAAGTCACAACATATGACAGAGAATATTATGACAAGTATTTGAAGGAAGTATACCCTACTTTTGATGAATTTCTAGAGCAAGAGAAAGAGATTCACCTTGATAACAAACACTTTACTGTTCTTGAGAACGATAGCAGTAAAATAGTAGTAAGAGATGACCGGCTTGGGAGATCTTTTAGCTTTCTATATGACATGCAAGTAACAAATGGGTTGGGTACTCCTGTCTATAAAAAAGTCACATTTGATGTGGATAATTTCTCTGGTGAATATAAGATTTCTTATTATTTTGACAAGTAATGACATGCAGTTAATTGTTAGTTCTATCGTATCGTAAAGATATATTATACTATCTCTAACAACGGAAAGGCTTAGATGGGCGGTCGGCTAGTCTCCTGCAAAGGAGGTGATGCTTGTGGAGGTATATCAAACATTGACGCTTATGATTTCATTTGCGACTTTGGTTGTGCTAATACTTTCTTTCCACAATAAGAAATAGACCGCCCTAAGCAAAGGTAAACGGTCTATTTCTACGCCTTTGTTAACACAGCCACCGCCCTTATAAGCGGCTGTTGTTTTAGAGTGGAGATGATGTCGCATCTCTACTCTTTTTTAGTATATGCTTCTTGACTATATTTTATCACACGAAAATTGAGTTGCCAATGCCAAAGAAAGTACTGAGCAAAAGTTACACATTTTTCGTGCTGTATGATCCAAAGAAATGAGGTGTGTAGGTGAGGAGTAATGTTCGATGTAATGAGCAACCTCTAAGTAGACATCAATTAGCAAATCCATATGCTGATTCACAAATGCTAGACAGGTTAAAGAAGAATGTATCTATTGATTTGCGTAACAATCACACTATTAAATATGTCGGAAATGGATACGCTATAATTGAGCCTAATGATGCCAGTAAAAAGTTCTCTATTTACAATGTATTAAAATCTCTAAAAAAAGGTCAACAAAAATATCGAAAAACTTTAGATGAATTGAGTGTGAATTAGATAGGCTTATTTCAACTTGAAATATCCCTCAATAACTCATCATTTTTAGACGAGAATAGTCCGTAAAATCCCAATTTTATAGTGTTTCTCCCCTATTAAAAGCCTTATACACAAAGGCTTTTTTATTATGCCCAATTTAAATATGGAGGTGATCAATATTACAATACGCGAATCTCTCTACTTTTCTTATGCTGGCATCCAATCTGATTTCTATGGAATCGTAAACGTGAATATGTCGTCTGGGATGCAAGAAGAAATATTCGCTGCTTCACGATCCATAAATGAAGTATCTATCAAGGGTAGAGATAAACCCTATTTCCAACAAACAAAAAAAGAACCACTTAAGTTTAATGTGTCGTTCGCTTTTGAGGATACTTGGGATGATGTAAAAATTAGAGGAGTTGCTAAGTGGCTAACTGAACAATCTTATTATCAACCTCTCTTCTTCTCAGATGATCCAGAAAAAATATATTATGCTCTTTGTGTGGACGATATAAATCTGGTTCATAATTGTGTGCGACAAGGATATGTCACTCTTACTTTTAGATGCGATGCTCCCTACGCTTACTCTTCTATTTATAATCCACCAGTTTACAATTGGCGCTATCAACCTTTTGATGTACAGGTGAACGATACTACTGGCGAGAAAAATAAAGTAATAATCGAAAACGGTAAGCTCACCTTGAATCCTAATAAGACAATGTGGACTGAATTTCGTGGGAAGAAGTGGTATGAAATTTCAAACTAATTAAGAAAGGAGAGTGTCTATGTCAACAACGACAACAAAACTAGGTCTTAAAAAGCCCAACTTTGCAACAGATGATATCGAGAATACTTTAAACGAATTAGCTGACAACTTTCAAAAATTAGATGATGATAGCGATGATTATGTTGATTCCCTTCCTTTATCTGGGGCATATCCAATTGCAAAGCGATTCTACAAGAAAACGCCTAAATCTGGCGACTATATCGGATGGGTAAACACCCGTTCAGGGACAAGTGCTCCAACATGGCAAAAACTCAAACAATATACCAATGGCGATTTAATTGTTCCTACTGTAGATAACGGACATATTTATAAATGTATTCAAACAGGATATTCAGGCTTAACTGAACCAGTCTTTCCAGTGTCAGTAGAAATAGAATTTGGCGATGTTCGAGGCAGTAATACTTGGCAAGCAACTACTCAATATAAAAAAGATGATATCGTTCTTCCTGTCATTGACAATGGTCGATTTTATGTATGTCTCCAAGCTGGTGAATCAGGTGACGTTGAGCCTACATGGGGATTAGCAGATGGTCAAACAATCTATGACAAGAATGCTTCATGGGTTAGTTATAAGATGCTGAAGTGGAAAGAAGCTGGAGTGGCATCTAACTTTAGACCCTATGGGAAGATTGAATAACTATGGCTACTTGGAATTCGCTCACAAATAAAAATGGCATTTATACATATCCTACCGTCACTATTCCAATTGTTACAGACGGTGCATTAAGCAAAATATCGTGGAATCAGACACAGCCTGAAGGATCAACTATTGTTGTTCAGTCTCGCAAATCAGATGATGGATACAATTGGTCTGAATGGCGTAACTGCGTTAACGGTGGAGAAATACCAGAAATAAATGAAGACACTCCTCTCTACAATACCAAATTAAGTATTCGTGCAATCATTCAAACGACAGATTACAGTATTCACCCCTTCTTTGATCCTAATATAACCCTACATTTTCAACCAGTACTTGTGTTTCACAACAAAGGTGACCTCCCCTGCCAACCTGAAATATGGATCACAAAAGTTGGTAGCGGTGATTTTACCATGACTAATACATCTCATCATAACGAACAGTTCAAGTTTACTGGGCTTGTCGATGGGGAAACAGTGTATGTAAACAATGAACGCCAAGATATTGAAACCACACTTGCTGTTACGTATAGATACAAAGATTTCAACGACAACTATTTAAACCTGCCTGTTGGGAAAAATGTATTCAAAGTCGATGGAGACGCAGATATTAAATGGAGATATCAATATAAACGCATTTAGGAGTGTGATATATGGCTGGAGTAGCATTGAATGGTTCAACAACAAAATTATCTACCAAAAATGATTATGTAAAATTCTCCTATGAATGGAGTGAAAGACACAGCGATGGTGATGGCGGTAAAGAAACAAGGTGGTATACAGGTCATGGTTCAACCGATGCAGATGTCGAAGGCGTAGTTTCCTCTGACAATAAAATTTTTATAAATAATGTACCCATAGCTACTGTTGGTGATAAAACATCTGAACATTGGGTTGCCAACCCTACTCCATCAGCTCCCAGAGGTAGCATTAAATCAGTTTCTCCCGGTAAAAGCGGCTCTGGTGAAGGTGAAGTTTCAGGAGGTAGCGCTAAGGTTTTCTATAATGGTAAAGCTGTTGCAATGATTGGTTCACCTGTGAAAACTATGCTGGACACAGATACCACTATCGAAACTGGAAATGAAAAGATAAATATATCAAGTTAGGAGGTGAAATATTGCCAGAACTACATACATATTTAGAGTTAAATGACCCCGTAATAATGATTACACGCAAAGGGACACCCGAAGATCCGTATAAATCTCGTGCTGATTCACTTGTAGTATTGAATGGTTTAATAACTTTGCTTGAACTCCCTTCTTCTGCTCACGGTGTATCAATTGCAGGTATGACTGAAATTAGTCAACAAGTATTTGAAAATCGACCCTATCTAAACGAAAATGAGTTTCTTGTCCAATATCAAACTGGAGCTATCCAAGTCCATCCCTCCCTAGAAGGTACAACTAAACTTTGTCGCTATATGGGTAAAGGCTTAGTCATGCAACCTGCATCACGTATCTATGCAATGGTACAACGTCATCCCGACATCGTAAAAACCCTGCAAGATATAGTAGATGAAGCATATCAACGGCTAAACGACACTCAATTGGCAATTGGAAGACTCGAAGAAATTATTAGACAATCTCATGTTGCTACAACTACAGCAGAAAAAGCAGCAGACAATGCCAATCAGGCAGCAGATTTAGCTAACAATGCAGCTAACAATGCGATAGATGCATATAAAACAACAAAACTTGCTTTCAAACCTTATGTTAGAGATATGCAGGAACTGACTGCTACCTACCCTCACCCCGAACTTGGTTGGACAGTTCAAACTACAAAAGATGGCATCCGATATCGCTATGATGGTAATCGCTGGATTCCAATTGACCTGTTTGGAGACAACCTTCAGCCAGTTAGTAAGGATAAAGATGGGTTAATGACGGTAGCGTTGCTTGAAAAAGTAAATGATATTCCATTAGAAGTACAAGATCGAGTTATTGTGTTATGCAAGGATTCTTATGTATTTGTAGAACCATTTGGATTAGCAGCCTTTCCTTTCAACGGTGAGATCGTAGAAATCAAGGCTTACTTAGGTACATATGGAGATACAGAAACAGAACTAGACATAGAAAAAACACGAGATTTAAATACTTGGACTAGTATCTTGAATAAAAAGATTCACTTTGAAGCACTAAAGCATTTCGATGATAAATCAGTAGAAATCAAAACAAAGACCGTTAACGCAGGAGATCTTTTTAGAGTTAACACAATTAAGAATGGAATTAATATTCAAAATTTAACAGTAACAATAACAGTTAGAACTTAGGAGTGATACATAATGGCTCAACAACCCGTGATTACGTGGTTTAACTCTACACATGCAACCGAAATTGTAACTCAAGATTTTGGTGTAATAGATGCAGATACAAAATCCTCACCCATCACCGTTAATATTTGGAATAATCGATACGATGCAGCAAAAGGAACGGGCAAAACAGATGTAGCTAAAATGGAAGATTGCACAATTACCACTAGAGACATGACAGGTGGCACAGGCGATACCGTAGGAAATGTAGTAGAAGTAGTCAAAAACAATTGGTTCCACGCTCAAGTGGACTCTCTAAATGAAACCGATCTTGACCAAGATAGTTCAAAGATTGGTAAAATAGCATCTAAGCCCATTGGAACAACGGGTAGCACAACAAAAAATTGGGATGGTTCCGTTTATGATACACCATTTAAACCGGGAGCAAAAGAGATTCTTGGTGTAGCCAATAACGGTACACCGTTAGATGCAGCAGGTAATTATGCTACAGTGACATTGCAATGCGCGGTACCATTAGATGCTTCAAGCGGTAAACAAAACTTTAAGTTACGGGTTAATTAAGTAGCCCCCTATATCAGTAATGATGTGGTGAAAACCCTTTAAATTGCTGGAAAATTCTAAAGCTTCTTATACTACAACGCAGTTGGTAACGACAAACGTGAATGTGGTCGAAAGACAGAAAAAAATAAGAAGATGACCTATGCTGAAATAAAAGCCGGAATATCGGTGCTAAGGGTTGAATTCAATGAATAATCAAGCAGGGAAATTCCTTATAAAGGAAGACCTTCAACGACTATAATAAGGGTGTCCTAATGGGATAATGGTATAGTCTACTCCGACTCTTAATTGAGTGTTAAAGTATCTCGAAAGAGACGGTATTCAGGTTCTTATCGTTACGTATAAGCAAATTTTGATGTTTATGACAGGGGATAACCCCTGTCATTTTATTTTCTAGGAGGTACAAGATGATTTTAGGTAACATGCAATATAGATACTCTCCTCTCCCTCATCAGAGTTATATTTGGGTAGCGGATTATTGGGATAATACTTTTTTATCTGAATATGACACACAGATTAATCAATACAATAATTTTTACTCTATAAATAAAGAAAAGCTACTTGCCTTTGGATATATTGGTGAAGGGTCACAAGTATATTTTGATGTTGCTAACGGCATATTCAACGTTAATAGTGATCGTTTTATGATTTCATACGCAACAGAAGAAAATGAATATCAGTTAACAGGACGAACCTTCCTGTATAACGACATCATTCAATACAAAGATGCTTCATCCAATGCCAGCCTATTAACCAGAGAAGAACATGGGAAATTCGATAGTAGAATTGAACAATATAACATTGGATACAAAAAAGAAATGTTGTTGTTAGATGCAAATATTAATTTCCAATGCATTTGCTCTATGCCATTAAGAGGTATAACGTATTTCCAAATCAAGATTACTTCCAATAAAGATCTTGATGGCAAACTAATCATTCGTTGCAATGGGATTGTTTCTGAAGAGATACGTGCTCCACTTAAAGCTAACATGAGTGGCAATATCCATTGGGAGCTGAGATAAATGACTATAAGTGAGATTGGAATCCCAATAGATTTATCCAAAGGTAAATATGAAAACACTGTTTATAAAGACGGCAAGCTTCAACTAGTAGAACTACAGAAAAGTAACACAGGTAAGATAGTTTATGCTTCAAGTGGTTCTTGGCAATCAGATATGATTTACATTGCCGATAAGATCAAAGCCTTTGAAAAGATTGTAAAAAATACAATTATTAATGGTACAACTTCAACATTTAAAATTTATACGCAATCTTCAATTGATGGTATCGAATGGTCTCCTTATGCAGAAGTTGGTACCGATGGTTCTATCCAATCACCTACAAATACATATGCACGTATCAAGATTGAGCTGTTCAGTTCTCCTACTGAGAATCTTAACTTCACCGTCGATGAGTTTAACGATGATCGCTATACCAATGATTATCTAAATACATCCAATGATTACTTAGAGATGAAACGTAATTACACGCTAGATTATGTCAAGGACTCGGCTTGGACTGAAGATGGACAACTATATAGAACAACAATTGATAAATCTACATGGAAGAAAGTCGACTCTCTGTCAAGTGTCCAAAGTTAGGAGGACTTTACGTAATGCAAAAACATTTAATTAATGACAACGGAACATATAAAACCTATTTAAATGGAGCATGGCAAACAGTTACTACATCCTCCCCTACTAAAGATAATTTTATGACAAAGGGTATGGATGATCTAAGTATCTTAAATCGGACTGTTAAAACAATTTCTCAACCTATGAGCGACAATGGAACACTCGTATCAGGTAAGGTATTTAAATCTACAATTGACCTGAAGAAGTATTTCGACATTACAAGCATCATTATAAAATAACGATTTTATACAGAAAGTGGTGATAAAAAATGCCTAGTTTTGGTGGATTTATTGATTCATTTACTAAAGTTTTATATGTAGATGGAATAACAGGTTTGGATACAAATACTGGATCTGCTACTTCTCCATTTAAGACAATAAGTAAAGCAGTCGCTTCTGTTACTGCTGATAAAACGTTAATCTATATTGTTAAAGAAGGAACATATACAGAGCCAAGACTTACATCAGTGCTTAATGCTAATTACGAGATCACTATAGCGACAATTACACTTAGAGATAAGGCTAAACGCGTCATCCTCAGTTTGACAAATGTCACTGCTGGTGGGTTCATTATGAATAAGACTAACACATTTATCGGGCTTATCATACAGAGACCTTCACCGGGTAATGATGGCAGAACATATGAGTATTTCTTTGATGGTTCAGTCATTAATCTCTCGTTCAGAAATTGCGTATGGGATAACAAGCCTCACTCTCCTACGACGTACCCTATTTTTGCTGGTAATTCTGCTGGTGCAACAGTAAAAAAATTGGAATATATTAATTGTTCTTTTCTACCTACTTTTTCTAGTAAAGATACTGCTGTTAGGGATTTTATTAATTGTGTAATAGCCATTAATTTTACGTCTGATGATGGAAACATAGTCACAACTTTTGATGATGATTATAATCCAACTACTCAAACAACTACGAATGGCGTATACAACGGCGATTATGCATGGGGAAGTCTTAAGTATATTAAAGTAATACTCAAAACAAATAATAAGATCATTTCGACTATCCCAAAAAAAATTTCAGACTCAACAATCATATCCAAAATGACAAACAATGCTGCACCGTCTGGATTGGCTTTTTCAAAAGGTGCGATGGGGGTCAATGAAGCTTATTTAGCCTTCAACCAAATTGACGAAAATGAAGGCTACTGTTCTACAAGTAGTTCGGGCGGTGTTGGATTCTTAGGATATAAATTTACGTCTCCTAAAATTATAAGCCAATATGCAGTTCGAAATGGAACACTGAGTAGCTACTATAAGCGTTTACCTAGAGACTGGACATTTGAAGGTTCCAATGATAGCACAAATGGATTTGATGGGAAGTGGGAAGTATTAGACAGACAATCTAAACAAATTTGGAGTACTCCCACAACTGATAAGGTATTTGAAATTGATAATATTAAGGCGTTTATGTCTTATAGAATCAACTGGACAGCAAACAATGGAGCTACAGACTACACAAGTATTGGGGAACTAAAGATGTTTGAACTATTGAACATCTCCAGCTTAATTGAAATTCCAGATAGCAATGAATCGTCATTTCAAAAATACGGAATGAACTTTGACAGTGCACTAAACTTAAGCAACCGTTTAAATAAACTTATTGATGTACGGTCATCAAACGTTAGTTTTGGTGCTGGCAAAACATTTACACATGTCATTGACATGAATCGGTACAGAGTAAATAGTATAACGCTTAAATAACGAAGGAGCGATTTTATGGGGCATCTTTCAAGCACCAATGCAGTACCAGCCATGACTTCAGCAGCAACGCCTTCAGGTGTGGCTAGTGCTAGTTCAACATACAATCCTAGCACAAATGATGCTTGGAGGGCATTTGATAGAACAGGTAGTTACTGGGCAACTAATAACACAATTGCAGGATGGATTAAGTATAAATTCTCCAGCCCGATTGTTGTACAAAATTACAATATAACATCACATTCTACAGAGTATCAGGGTTCTCCAAAAAACTGGACGTTTGAAGGTTCCAATGATGATACGAATTGGACTGTTCTTGACACACAATCTAACCAAACAGGTTGGACAGCAAGTCAAACGAAAAAGTATGTGACTGACAATAAACAGTCTTATCAGTGTTACAGACTTAACATAAATGGTATTAGCGGAAACCATGCTAGGATTACCATGACGGGTTGGGAGATGTACGAGTACATATATGATGATAAATTTCTATTATCTATTGATAATCAATATATTGCTTATGCACCTATGGTAATAAGTGATACAACTTTAATACCTAAAATGACAAGCAATAATACTCCTAGTGGTATAGTTGAAGCTAGTAGTACGTGGGGGACTAATTATCCATATAGAGTGTTTGATGGTGTTAGCGGTGGAAATGGAACATGGTTGACTTCATATGCCTCCCTGCCTGCATGGATAAGTTATGAATTTTCAAGTTTAACTGAAATCAAAAGCTATGCAATTAAGCCTGCCAGTGTGTCTCGCGCACCCAAGAAATGGACTATTGAGGGACATACAGGCAGTCAATGGGTGCTTCTAGATCAAAGAGAAAGTGTAACGGACTGGGTTAGCGGAACGAAGAAAATTTTCACTATCTCTAAATCGGGGAACTATAAAAAGTACAGACTAAATACAGAGCAGATAAATGGCGATATAAGCTATTTGGAAATTGATGAAATTGAAATGTATGGAGTTATTTCTTATTCAACAGTTAAATCTTTATCTTTAATTCAGGAAGATGATTTTATTAGACATGGGCTAGATAAATCTGCTCAAATTGATTTATCTGACACTGTAAAACACAAAGGATATGTAAGTAAGAACTCAACTATTGTAGGCTCTGGTAAAGTGTTTCGACATTCTGTGGACACAACTAAAACACTAATTAAGGGTGCGACCATTACATAAGGGTATAAAATCGAAAGGAGGTAAATAAGTGTACTTAAAAAATGTAATACCATCTATGACATCTAATACTGCTCCAAGTGGAGTAGTAAGTGCGACTTCTGTTGATAGTACATTCACTGACGCATGGATGGCGTTTGATGGGAATACAGATACTATTTGGAAAACTGGCAGAGGGATTAACAAAGCAGTAATTCAATACACTTTCGCCAAAGCTCAGAATATAAAAAAGTATACTATAGTAGCTGGTGGTGAAGATGGAACTTGCGCTCCAAAGAATTGGACGTTCGAAGGTTCGAATGACGGGGGAAATTGGACTGTATTAGATACTCAGACAGATCAAACCAATTGGGCAGGTGGAGTGTGGGGTACTACACAAAAAAGGGAATACAATTTTCAAAATGATAATTGGTATAGTAACTATAGGTTGAATATTACTCAAAACAACGGCATGTATTATTATTTATACATTTACGAAATTGAGATGTTGGCACCAGAATATGAAAAAAAGTATTTGATTTATAATAATAATAAATACAAGGTCTTTGATGGTAGTAATTTTGTTGACGCTAATATAGCAGGGCAAAAGCCAACAGAAGAAGAGTTTCTCAATTCAGGTATGAACGATATTTCAGGTATTCCTGAATCAGCTTGGCAACAACTTCAAGACGATGTTGAATTGTGCTATTACACAGATGATCCTTATAAGCTAGAAGCTCAATTCACTATTGAGACTACCCCATTTACTCTTGCTGAGGAATGGCAAGATAAAGAGATCAATATTATTGAATACACGGATAACCCACAACAGACTGAATCGTCCATCTCGCTAGAAACTGAACCTTTCATTCTTTATGACGAGCTTGGCGACAATGTAGATGTTCTCTATTACACCGATGAATTAACTAAGACAACAGCCTCTTTAGAGTATAATGCTAATTATTCCCCAGTAGACGATATCCATAACAACTTTGAAGTTGTCACTTGGACAGATGAATCAAATAATCCATTTAATCTCTCGCTGGGTGCTTTACCTGTCGGTCAGTTCATCAAACAATCTAACGACTTCACTCTACCCGGTTCCCTTCAGGCGATTACGATACTCAAGAGTGCTAGTGATAATGCAAAGTTTTTGCTGTCATTTGATTCTGGTTTGACATGGAAGGCGTATCGTTATGGTAAGTGGATAGAAGTAATTGTTGATGATTTGAACATAATTAAAAAGCAAGCAATGTCGTATAAAGAAATCTCAAAGCTAGTTGAAAGTGATTTTAAGAATCAGGGTGACAAAGTTAGATTTGGATATTACATAGAAGACAAACTCCAAGAGTCCCTAAACCCAACAAAAATTGATGCCACTCAACTGGCTATCAAAGCAAATGTTGACGACACCAAATTTCAGAATTTATCTTTTTATGTTCTCAATACTGAAGCTACTATCCAAATTTCGTTTAACAGCGGTAAGATTCTTGGACAAGTTAATGACGAAGATAAAGGTAAAGTACAGTATCGTGTATTACTGAACGATCTCCCCTACTTCCCGAATGATGGTTCATTTACTCGCCTTGCTCCATCTCCAGTTGATATCAATCTCAACATATCCGAACGAGATATGTTCTTTGATAAAGACAATAAATTACGTGTGGAATTTAAGGATTATTGGGGCAATACAGATTACTGGCAAACAACCTTTGCAGGAACATACACAGGGTTAATGTTTATGGATGAGTCTGGAGAGTATCTATCCGATACATTTGGAGGAATCCTAAAGTATTTGGATTTTGGTATGATCTTTGCAGGTCAAACTACATTGGATCAAAAAGTTGTAATCAAGAATCAACTTGGATACCCTATTGATAATTTGTTGCTTGAGGTAAATAAAGAGAAATTGCCTGAAGGTGTAACAATAGAATTATCACGTACTCAGTCTCCATTTTTAGCAACAGATTATATTACATATGGGCTTACCAAACCTTTAGAAACACAGGAATTCTATGTGAGGATTGTAGCGGATATAGAAGCCAAGCCAGTACCAAATGGTATATTCGAACTTAAGATTAACTCAAACAAAGTGGTAGTATAATCGCAATACAATGCGGTGTTAGGAAGTGACTATTTGGATACATATAATGATTTAGGCGGTGAAATATTTATAAAATCGCCCTCCAATCGTATGGAGGGTAAATTTGTACTCTATCGACAAGAAATAAATGAAGTAAATTCTGAAATGTTGGTTGCTTATCGTAGAGAAACAACTGTAGATACAACGATTACTATACGTGTTCAGAGATCAGCAGACGTTAGCAGTCAATTAGATATCAAATATAGAAGTAATGCTGAAATCAATTCAGTATTAGAATCAACCTCTGTCAACTATTTGTCTGGTACATTAGAGGTTAGACCTCATAATCGATTATTGGGCAAGTTTGAATTAATGGAAGCTCCTAGAGTCACCAAGGACTTAAAGCCAATCGAGGATGCTACAACACGTAGTCGTTTAGACTTGCAAACGGTCAACTATGGCGACACGCAATCCATGATGATCGGACAGTCGGACACAGAACAGTTCGAGTCATTTGTAAACTTTGGTGATTTGAAAGTTGTTGTACCAGATCTAAATAAACTCGAAGATGCAAAGTTACGATTATATTATAGTGGAAGTTTTACGGATGACACGGATATTAAAGTGTATCAGCCGAATACGCTTTGGCGTGAGTATGGTATTACATATGCCAATAAGCCTTATGGAACTGAGCTATTATTAGACTCTTACACCATCAATAGAACGAATAAGTACATTGAATTCGATGTGTTTGACTTGGTTAAACGTTGGCAGGATGAATCGCTAATCAATTATGGACTTATTATTAAATCGAAAAGTTCACACCCAACTTATTTTAATACAAGAGAATCGCTTAAGGCCCCTGTTCTTCAGCTTAAATATATTACGTCACAGAACTATAGTTTTGGACGAGGAGATCTAAATTCTACTCTATTCGTTTATGGTGCTGGTAGAAAAGAAGTAACAGGTAGTCTTACGATTAAAAGTAATTTTGGATTTAGTTATCTTCCTGCTTCTTTATATGTCCACAAGTACAAAGATTTTATGCAGCATGATACCGACTCAACATTAGCAATCTCCAGACCAGACATAAACAGTACATTAAAAGTTGTGTATCGCAAGAATAGCGACATACCTGCATCTATTAGTGTTGCTAACTTTGGAACATCTGCACCCGACTCATCAGTAATGATATCCAGACCTGATTTGGGAGCAAGGGTAACGGTAGATCCTAAGATGAGCCTTGAAAGTGAGCTAACAGTAGCAAACAGGCGAGAATCTACAATTGATAGCTTCATTACTGTATCACGACCAGAAACGATTGCAAGCTTAACTGTATCTAAGTATAAGCGTATAAATAGTGATGTTGAATCCACTGTAATGATTCAAGGCGTGAGATTTTCAGATATAGATAGCAGCTTAGTTGTAAACAAGCCTGATTTGAATAGTAGCGTTGTAATTAGAGCTGTTGGAGATAATGACTTAGATTCATTTGTTCAAGTACCTTTTTTTGATTATCGAGATGCCAATGTAATTGTTTCACGTCCAGACTTAGGATCATGGATTGAGGTTAAGAATTTCTACGATGTTGAGGGTTCTCTGTATGTAAAGAACCGCGAATATTTAGATGCAACAATCGATATTCGCCAGAAGAGTGATTTGGATTCCATAGTAGATATCAAAAATGTTTACAATGTTGAGTCTAAAGTAATGATTAGTAGACCAGACTTAGGCGGCTTCCTATATCCAAGATTAGCGAGTGAAATTGATTTAAATGCTGTTGCTCAGATTAGAAAAAGAGATGTAAGCGACTTAAGCAGCTTCATTATTGTTAAGGGGCGTTCATCTGGTGTGTATTGGTACATTTTATAAAAGAGACATTTTACGAAGACTCTTCTCAATGGAGAGTCTTTTATATTACAAGAATTGAGGAAAGATGTGTGTATGATAAATTATTGAGTTTAATGTTTGCCTTCTTGGGTAGCGCGTTTGGTTATTTTTTTGGTGGATGGAACGCTTGGCTGGAATTTTTGACGTTACTGATCTTGGCTGATTATGTTACTGGACTTATAGCAAGTATCGTTGAAGCTAAAAAAGGGCTTCCCAATGCTGGACTTAGCAGCAAAAGAGGATTTATAGGACTTGCAAAAAAAGCTTTTATGTTAATCATCATTGTTATTGCTCATAGAGCAGACATTGTTTTAGACATGTCAATATTTATGATGGGTACCATTTGGTTTTACATAAGCAATGAGCTGATTAGTATTACTGAAAATGCAGGACGAATCGGCTTCCTTGTTCCTCCTCAAATCAAACAAATCATTGCAGTATTGAAGAATAGACAATCGAAAAATAACGCTGACAATAAAGGAGAGTGATTTAAAGTGATTCAACAAGGCAACTTCTTACTTATGGAGCGAAATGAGTTCCGTGAATGGCTAAGCAAACAAGTCGTTACTCGCACTATTCAATTTTTACAAGTTCATCACACTGCTTCACCTAATTACTCCACAAGAAAAATGGTAAATGGAATTGCCCAACAAGATACATTTAAATGTTTAGAGGGAATGAGGAACTATCACCTATCCCAAGGTTGGGCTGCTACTGGACAGAATATTACGACTCTAGAAAACGGACAAATTGCAATTAGTCTTGATAGACCTCTAAATAGAATTCCTGCTGGGATTAGAGGTTTTAATAATAAATGTATCTGTGTCGAGAATGTGGGCAACTTTGATTCTGGTGGAGACAAAATCACAGATGAACAAAAGAAGACCATTATTCACCTCTACGCCTGTTTAGCTGAGAGATTTAACCTTCCTATTAATACAGATCATATTGTCTATCATAGTTGGTTTACTAGGACTGGTATACGCCTTAGTGATTTCACTCCCGGCAAATCAAGTAAGGCATGTCCGGGTACGAATTTCTGGGGAGATGGGAATACAGTAGCAACAGCTAAAAAGAACTTTCTACCTCAGATACAGGAAGAACTGAATAGATTGAAAGTTCAAAATAAAAATATTAGCAAGGGAGATCAACCTATGACAATCCAAGAACAAGCAGATTTTCAAGCATTGCAAGAACAAGTGAAACAATTGACCTCCAAGTTGTCTATGGATAAGATTCCAGATTGGGCAATGGAAGCATGTGTAGCAGCAAAGAATGCTGGTGCTGTAGATACAACTTCAGGCGGTAGCTATGATTTTTACCGTTTAATTACTGTGCTGTACCGCAAAGGCTTCTTTAAATAATACTTAAATATAATTAAAAAGGGTGAAATTTAATGAATGATATATATGTAATTGGTGGAACAGTGTTGTTTGTACTAATTGGTGTATTGGTTATTGCTTGGTTTAAAAAAAGAGGTGTTAATCTGAGTGATACGGATAGTATTCTTGGGAGTGTCGATGTAGGCAATTTGATTTTAGAGGTTCTTCCAATTGCTGAACAGCATAAAGGCAAAGCTAATTTTGTTTTAGATGTGGCAAGTGAAGTAATTGAATATGTACATAATTATTCCAATGATACTTTGACATTTGAACAAAAGGAAAAGGTAGTCGTTGAAACAGTTGATGGATTGTTGAATAGGCTGGAAGTTACACCAACCGATAAAGAATTGAAGTTAATCGAAATTCTAGTCCATAAAGGTATCCGATTATTGGATACATCAGTAGCAGCAACACCAGTAAAACAGTAAAATCAAAGGGGAACTCTCAAGATTAATGAGGGTTCCCCTTTTTTTATCACTAAACCTCTACAACGTGATTAAGTGTAATTAATTTAACACTAATCAAATAGTTAGCAATAAACCTAAATGTTCCAACTATATTGCTATGCTCCTCCATGTGTTGCAAAGACTTGAAATCCTCCATTATGACTGTCCAGATAAATAGGTACAGCTAAGGTAAACAAAAAACTACTCGCAACGATCAGCATTACCACTTTTTTCAACAT